AAGTTAAAAAAGATCTTGAAGAATTAAAAGATGAATTAACTGAAACTGAAATCAGTGACATTGAAAAAGTTATTGCAGATATTGAAGAAATTGTTAAAGGTGAAGATATCGATGCAATTAAAGCCGAAGTTGAAAAATTAATACCTTTTATGACAACTCTGTATCAAAAGAAAAATAAAACAGAAGAAAGTGAAACATCAACATCTTCTTCAGAAGACAATGTAGTAGATGCAGAATTTACAGAAGCAGTTTAACTTAAGCAAATAAAGGAAATAATATGACAGCAAAAAACGTTACATTTGGTGAAGCCGGTCGCAGTAAATTAGTTAACGGTATTAATATTTTAGCAAATGCGGTAAAGGTAACACTTGGACCAAAAGGTCGCAATGTTGTTATTCAAAAACAATATGGTGCACCATCTATTACAAAAGATGGTGTTTCAGTTGCTAAAGAAATTGAACTTGAAGATCCATTAGAAAATATGGGTGCTCAAATGGTTAAACAAGTTGCTTCTAAAACTGCAGATGATGCAGGTGATGGAACAACTACTGCTACTGTTCTTGCACAAGGTATTGTTAAAGAAGGTATGAAATATGTTACTGCTGGTATGAATCCTATGGATTTAAAACGTGGTATTGATCAAGCAGTAAAAGCCGCAGTTGATGCACTTAGTAGTATTTCTAAACCATGTACAACTAGTAAAGAAATTGCACAAGTTGGTAGCATCTCTGCTAATGCTGATGAAACAATTGGTCAGTTAATTGCTGATGCAATGGATCGGGTTGGCAAAGATGGTGTTATTACAGTTGAAGATGGAAAAGGGTTAGAAGATGAACTTTCAGTTGTAGAAGGTATGCAATTTGATCGTGGTTATTTAAGTCCATATTTTATTACAAGTAAAGATAAACAAATCTGTGAATTAGATGAACCGTTAATTCTTATAGTTGATAAGAAAATTACTAATATACGTGATTTACTTCCAATTTTAGAAGCGGCAGCAAAAGCAGGTAAACCATTGTTTATTATTGCTGATGATGTTGAAGGTGAAGCACTTGCTACTTTAGTAGTTAACGTAGTACGTGGTATTGTAAAAGTTGCGGCTGTTAAAGCTCCTGGCTTTGGTGATCGTAAAAAAGCAATGTTAGAAGATATTGCGATTTTAACTGGTGCAACTGTTATTTCTGAAGATGTTGGTTTAACTCTTGAAAAAACAACAGGTGATCAATTAGGTATGGCAGCTCGTGTTGAAATTAGTAAAGACAACACAATTATTATCGATGGAAGTGGTGAAAAAACTGCGATTGATGAACGTGTTCAGACTTTACGAGTTCAATTTGAAGAAGCAACTAGCTCTTACGATAAAGAAAAAATAAACGAACGTCTTGCTAAATTAGCAGGTGGTGTTGCTGTTATTAAAGTTGGTGCAAGTACAGAAGTTGCAATGAAAGAAAAGAAAGATCGTATTGACGATGCTTTACATGCAACTAGAGCCGCAGTTGAAGATGGTATTGTTGCTGGCGGTGGTGTTGCACTTATCCGCGCAAGAAATGCAATTAAAGATCTTAAAGGTGCTAATGCTGATCAAGATGCTGGTATTCAAATTGTTTTACGAGCAATGGAAGATCCAATTCGTCAAATTGTTACCAATGCAGGCGATTCAGCTGATGTAATTGTAAGCAACATTTTAAATTTTAGTGAAAGTTATGGTTACAATGCCGCAACAGGCAAATACGGTGACATGATTGAAATGGGGGTTTTAGATCCAACTAAAGTTACTAAAACAGCTCTTATCAATGCTGCATCGATTGCAGGTCTATTGCTTACAACAGATTGTGCAATTACTGAAATTAAAACTGAAAAAGAAAACTTTAATCCACAACAAATGGGAATGGGTTATTGACAGTAGGTTAAAAACCTAGTATAATATTTGAAAGGTAGTGCTCAATTGAGGCTACCTTTCAATCTTGCTTATTAAGGAGAAAAATAATGGCACAACTTGTTAGATTTGATACAGCAGCCTTGAATAAGGCGCTTGTTGGTTACGATCAACTGTTTTTAGATTTTGAAGGACGTTTTGCTAGTCAAGTGCAAAACAACTATCCTCCGCATAATATTCTTAAATATGATGATGAACGTTATGAAATTCAAGTAGCAGTTGCAGGATTTCGTAAAGATGAAATTGAAGTAACAACAGAAAATAATATATTAATTGTTAAAGGTGTAAGATTTGAAGAACCTATAAATGCAGAATATATTCATAAAGGTTTAGCTGCTCGTGATTTTGAAAGGTATTTTAAACTTGAAGGATATCTTGAAGTTTATAATGCAGAAATAAAAGATGGATTGTTAATAATTAAATTAATTAGAAATGTTCCTGAAGAAAAGAAACCTAAAACAATTAAAATTAAGTAATCATTAAAAAGGAATCACTATGTCAGATACGATAACAAAAACACGAGAAAAAACTAAAACTGTAATCCTAGAACCTGGAAAATACAAAGTTTTACTTATAAACGATGACAAAACTACTTATGAATTTGTTATGTCATTATTGATGACGGTGTTTCGACATAGTGAAGTTTCAGCTGCCGATATTACATTAAAAGTACATAACGAAGGTAGTGGTGTTGCTGGAATTTATAGTCATGAAATTGCTGAACAAAAAGGTGTTGAAGGAACAACACTTGCTCGTAAATTTGGATACCCATTAGTAATTAAAGTTGAACCAGAATAAGGATAAAAATGAGTTTAAAAGATTTAACAAAAGATAAACATACAGAAGCAGAACATACAGCATTTATGAAAGCTGTTTTTAAAAATGCAATGCCATTAAGTGTATGGGCAGATTTTACATATCAAAAATCAAATCTATATGCAAGTATTGAAACAGTTGCACGTGACGCAGGGATTACATTAGATTTTTTAGAAATCGAACGTGCATTAAAATTGTATCATGATGCAAAAACAATGACAAACGGTAACTATCCTAAATTAAGAGCTGTCACAATTGAGTATAGTCGTTATTTGTTAGATTTAGTTGGTCAGACAGATAAAATCTTAGCACACTTATATGTATGGCATATGGGTGATTTACATGGTGGGCAAATGATTAAGAAAGTAATTGATGCTCCTCATACTAATTTAGACTTTGAAAACATTGAAGAACTTAAAACAAAGATTCGTTTAAAATTAAATGACAATCTTGCTGAAGAAGCAAACGTTGCTTTTGATTGGGCAATTCGTATTATGAAAAGCTATGACGAAGAATTTTCAACAAATGAATGAAGTTTGGTCTAAAGTAATTTCATGTTCAGATGCAATTATTGAAAGGTTAAGCCATACAGGTGTTGAATCAACGGGCATCAATGATGCTCGTTTTCCTTGGAAAGATCGATTATACAGCAGTCATATATATCGAAGGGCACACTTAAATATTGTCGATGCACGTGATTCACATAAATTGTGGATGATGCATTGTACAATATTTCCTCATTTACATGATTCTAGTCCTATTTTTGGATTAGACATTATTGCTGGACCAACTCGTATCAGTGGTGCATTTCATGATTTCTCTAAAACAGGAAATCCTAACCATTCTATGATGCATTGGTTTGATCAACGTGTTGTAGATCTAAATTGGAAGAAAGAACGAGAATTGCCAGACTGGGCAAAACAAATCTTTAGTCCTGCAATGGTTGCAATAGGAGCTGTTGATAATTTAGATGAGATTGATCAACTTATTGAAGTTGTATTAACAAACTTAGATTATTATTTAGAAAATGTTGGTTCAACTCAAGATGACTTATTTGGATATATAGATGAGCAAAATCGGTATTGCTATTATCAAAAACAGAATCCACATAATCCTCGTGTAATGCAAAGTTTAGGATTAAGTGAAGAAGATGCTAAATCTTTTGTTGAGGAAATAATGTTTCCAGAAATAAGATAAATAGTTTTTATGAAAATACGTGAAGTTTTAAGTGAAGCAAAAGGAACATTTGGAAGAAAATCTGGTGATATCTATAAAGATGAAACAGGTAAAGAATATAGTTTTGTAAAATTAGAAACATTTCCAACTCAAGGAAAATTTAAATCTCTTGAAGAATTTCAAAATGCAGTTGAACAGGTTACACAAGAATATAAAGATTTAATTTGGGTTGATAAATCGCCAAGAAGTTTTGGTTCATTTGCGGTTGTTACATTGTCAGCTCAAAATGGAGAATTAAAACATTTTGCAAAAATATTTTCTGAAATTTCAGGAAACATGTTTAATAAATGGAGTAATAGTGGATTACCAGGATTAACTTATCAAGGAAAAGGATCAAAAAAATCAGAAGCAGGATTTAAACCTCAACAGTTATTCCCTCAATCTGCTTCTTCATTTAACTCAGGTGAAGAGTTAGTCCAATCATTAATTTCTTCACCTTCACTTAATAATCATATTAAAGAAGGAATACAACAATTATCAAGTGGACAACTTCCGATATTTAAAGATGAAAAAGAAAATTTTGAAGCAATAAGAGATTTCTTAGGTGAAACACTTCAAGTAATAGCAATTACAAATAGTCCGCAATTAGTTACTGGTCAATTAGAAGTTGCAAGATCGAAGATAATGGGAAATATTCAATGGAAAGACTGTTCAATTGAATTTCCAAGAAATCAAAATTATGGATTAGTTGATAGTTTAATAACTGCACCATCAGGAGAACAAATTGGAATAAGTTCAAAAGGTGGTTCAGGTGCAAATGCAAGTATTAAAAATATCTATGATTCGTTAACAAAATTATCCAAAGAACTTAAAGCAGAACTAACTATAAAATATCCTCTTACTACACAAGTTATTTCAGTTATTGCAACAAATTCAGCACTTAATGGACCAATTGAGTTAGGAAAAATTCTTAATTTAATAGATGATAACAACGGTTTAGAAATTAAGAAACATATTGCATCACACGAAAAAAACATTGACAATATTTCACCTTGGGCAAAAGAATTTATAAAATTATATAAAATGAAAGAACCACAAGGATGGAATTACGGTTATTGGTTATTAGCAAATCTTGCAAAAGAATGTGCAAAAAATGTAAATCAAGATCCTTTGTTTAGTGAAGGTTGTTTAGCATTTTTAAATAATACAAGTATTGTTCAAGTGTATACAAATGCTTCAATTTCTGAAAATGATGTAAAATTACAAAACTTTAAAGCAATTTATCCACCAAAATTTTCAGGAAGAATTTTACTCGATGGTGCAAAAATGTATAATGCAAGAGGAATTATCGGGCGTTTTGGGTTTGGTCCTGATAAAAAACACATCTAATTAAACACCTATAGAACTTAGTCATTCTCCTTTGTAAATATACAACAAAGGAGCATTTTAATGACTAAAGTATTTGGGTTTTTTTTATTTCTTGCATCTTCACTTTCATTTGCAAATGAACTTCAGTTTCAATTTAATAGTCCTTCATTTAGTGGGATTGGTTATAGTTCTCATATTTTAACTATCCAACAATTAGAAAATCAAGCAGTTTCTCAAAATCAAGCAGCCGCACAATCATTAGCAGCACAAGCAGCCGCAGCTTCTGCAAATACTCCACAAGCACAATTTGTTTCAAATTTACAATCAAGAATTTATTCACAACTTGCTCAACAAATTACAAATAGTTTATTTGGCGATAATGGTTCATCAAGTTGTACAACTTCTACTACATGTCCAAGTGGTGAAGTAGATGTTGGCGGAAATACAATTTCTTGGAAATTAGGTGTAACAGGTACACCAGATGCAGGAATAATTATTATTCATATTCAAAGTGATTCTACAGGTCAATATACAAATATGAAAATCCCAGTTGGAACTTTTTATTTTTAATTATGAAAATACTTATATTATTAGTTTTATTATTACAAGGTTGTGCAACAGGTAGTGCATTGAATAATTTAATAACCGGAAATCAATTTGATGATCCTGTTAACGAAAGTACTAGCAAATATCTTAATAAACAAGAAAATCATTTAAAACCTCCTGCTAATGGCCCAGTTCCTGTTGCAGTTTATGGATTCTTAGATAAAACAGGACAACGAAAATCAGTAACCGGTATTGCTAGTCTTAGTTCTGCTGTTACACAAGGTGGTGAAGGTTATTTAATTAAAGCACTTCAAGATGTAGGTGACTCGAGATGGTTTAGAGTTGTTGAACGTGTTGGTCTTGAAAATTTAGTTAAAGAAAGACAAATGATAAGACAAATGCGTGAACAGTTTCAAGGTAAAGATGCAGTTGCTTTACCACCTATGACATTTGCTGGTATTATTGTCGAAGGATCAATAGTTGGATATGATTCAAATACGATTACAGGTGGTGCTGGCGTAAGAATTTTTGGTATTGGTGCTGATACACAATATCAAAGTGATACAGTTACAATTTGTTTAAGAACTGTTTCTGTTAATAATGGTGAAGTTTTAACAAGTGTGACTATAACAAAAACTGTATTGAGCTATATTGATAGAGTTGGTCTTTTGAAATTTATTGATGCTGGAACAATGGCAATTGAAGCAGAAGTTGGAGGATCAATAAATGAAAGTATTAATAGAGCAACTAATAAAGCAATACAAGCCGCAGTTTTAGAAACAATTAAAGAAGGTGTCCGTAAAGGGTTATGGTCATTTAAAGACTAAGGAGCGAAATAAAAAATGAAAAAAATAATGTTAACTTTGTTGTTTATATCACAATCTGTATTTGCAGGAGATATATTAACAACAGGTCCAAATAATGTATATATTGAACAAATAGGTACATCAAATACAATTACAATTGAACAGGTTGGTGGAACTAATAGTGTTGGCGGAATAACTGGAACAACTTCAGTTGATGCAGCTGGTGTAACAACTTTAACTCCGGCAGCCGCTAGTACATTAAACTATGCAATGATTATTGGTAGCAATAATATTTTTGCAATTACTCAACATGGAAATAACGATTGGGCACAATATAGTATTTTTGGAAATAACAATACTTATAATAGCACAGTTACTGGAAGCAATAACCAAACTCAATTAACAATCGGTGATCAGTTAAATTCAAACAATTTACACAATATAATTAATGAAACATTTTCTGGTGACAGCAACATGTCTTTTCATCACATTATTGGAAATTATATTACAAGTAACTTAACAGTAGCTGGAAATCTTAACCAAGTTACGCAAAATTTAAATGGTGTTACCGGTACTGCAAGTTTTTCTGATTCAAGTAACATTAATGTTTCTGGTAATAGCAATATTTTAAATACACAACAAACTGATGTCGGTATTCATTCAGTAACTGAAACCGTTGTTGGAAGTAATAATGCAATTTATACTCAACAACAAGGTGCAAATAATACTAATGTTGATATTAACACACAAGGAAGTTATAACACAGTTACTATTAGAACAAGTTCTTCTTCAATAGTATCTCCACAATCTGCTATCGCAAGATAATGTTTTGGGTTGTTTTATTCTTAGTATCTATTAATGTATATGCTGATATTGGTTCAGTTGTAGATACTAAGGGTAACTCCTGCCAAATAGAACGTAACAAACAAAAACTTTCAGGTGAAAAAGGTTCAAAAATTGAAAGTATGGACATTTATTCAACAGCCGGCTGTGTTGCAAATATTACCTTTAAAGATGATACTAAAGTAAAGATTAATGAAAATAGTAGACTTCTTATTGATGATTTTGTTTTTGATCCTAAACAATCAGATGCCAGTAAACTTGCACTTAAGATAGGAATAGGAACTGTTCGGTATGCTTCCGGACAAATTGCTAAGAATAATCCACAACAAGTAGGAATAAAAACTCCAACTGCTACAATTGCTGTTAGAGGCACAGATTTCTCAATGACTGTTGATGAAACTGGTCAATCATTAATAATGCTAGTACCAAGTTGCAAAGATGAAAAAGATGTTAAAAAATATGAATTACAAGAAAACACTTGCAAAGTTGGTCAAATTGATGTTACAACACTTAGTGGTACTGTTTCACTTGATAAAGCTTTTGAAGCAACCTTTGTGCAAAGTGCAACAAATAATCCCACTCCACCTATTGTTGTTAATATTGTTGAAACAAAAATCAGTAATAATTTAATAATAGTAAAGCCACCTGAAGTTCAAAATGCAATTAAAGAAGCTAAGAAAACGCAAAAAGATAAAGAAAATCAATCAATGGAAGATGAAGTTACCCGAAGGTTAGCTACTCAAATTTCTAAAAATTCTGAAAGTTCTGATGCAAGAATATTACAATTAATGGAAGAAGCAAGAAATTCTAGGTGTAATCCAACAACCGGTATTTGTGTATCTTGGGAACATCCTAGTACAGAAACACAACAAAGTAAAGGTAAAGGTACTGCTTTTAGAATATTAGGTACAGAGGATTATGCTGAAGTTAAGACACTTGGATACTCTTCAAATACTTCTGTTACAATAATTCAAAATTTTTCAACAGCAACAATGTTAATCGGAGATGGTTCGCCGGGCGGAAACAAAATTACTATTTTACAAAATCCTGGAGTTATTAAACCATGAAATTCTTAATTTTATTTTTTATACTTTGTTCAAATCTTTATGCTGACGGTATGGCTGGTTTGAATTATACAGTTTATGCAGCAGGCGGTGCTACTCCAACAATGACAACTAATAGAACTGTTCTTGCTACAGGTGTTACAACTTCACTCGATTATAATTGGGGTTCTGGTGTTGTTATGAATAGTGGAAGATCAGATGGTGTTATCATTCATTTTACCGGTAATGTATTATGGCCTGGTGTAAATGGTAGTGGAAACAAATCTATAACATTTTATGATAGAAGTGACGATGGCTTCTATATGACAATCAATAATACGTTAGTAATTAATAATTGGAAAGAACAAGGGCCTGCAAATTATAATAGTTCCGGAACTTTAAGTTTAACAGCTGGTCAAGTTTATGCAATAGATATTTGGTATTATGAAAATGGAGGAGGAGCAGTTGTTCAACTTAATTGGAATATTGGAAATGGAATAGTTGTTATACCAACTGCAAATTTAGGAACATTGCCAACATTCTTTGCCCCTGTTTTATGTTGTGGAGGTTCATCTGCAAGTTTTGTTGCAAATGCAATTGATGTTGCTAATCTGCAAACATTTATTAATAGATCAACTGCGGATAGTGAAGTATATATTAAACAAATTGGCACATCAAATACAATTACTGTTAATCAAACCGGAACTAAAAATAATTACGCAAAGTATATAGGAAATGGTTCTAATAATAATGTAAGTATCAACGAATCTGCAACAAATTCAGCTGCATCTAATTATTCAACATTAAATATCGTAGGTAATAATAATTCAACATCTATTATTCAACAAAATTCTGGAACAGGAAGTAAACAAGTATCTTCTAATATTATCGGTGATAATAGTTCATTAATAATAAACCAATCTGGAACAGGTAGTCAGTATATTGAAACGACGTTAAATGGAAATAGTAAACATGTTGATATAAGTCAAGTTGGAGCTGGAAATCATATGGCAAATGTTACTTTATCTGGAACACCAGTTGATTTAAGTTTAACACAAAGTGGTAATTTACAACAATCATTTTCGATCGATTTTAATAGTACAGCAGTTGGTGGTAGTCCTAAAATCACAGTCCAACAAGGACCTTGACACTAAATATTTGATGCTTAAGATTTTAATAGTATCAGTAATTTTTTTAACAGGATGTGCAACACAACACATTGCTGAACCTTTAAATGAATTTAAAATAATTCAACCACTTCCACAAAAACTTCCGTGTGATTATAAAATTGCCGGAAAATGCAAACAATCAACCGCAACAGAAATTTCTGGTGCAACAACATTAGGACATTTGAATGAAGAACCCAAAATTAATCCTTAGACAAATTTTAACAAGTCCATGGACCGCATTAATTACTTTGGCATTAATATTAAGTATTAGAATATCTGACCCTTCATTTGTAGAATCAGTTAGATTAAGGTATTTTGATACATTAATTACAAGTAAAGAACAAACTGAAAACAATATTGTTACAGTCAACATTGATGAAGAATCATTAACAAAATATGGACAATGGCCTTTCCCTCGCGGAGAATATGCTAAAATTATCGATGACTTATATTCAAAAAATGCAAGTTTAGTTGTTTGGAATATTCTTATGCCAGATACTGATCGTAGCAAGCAAGATGAAAAACTTGCAAAAGCATTTTCAAAATTTCCAGTTGTTTTAGGAAATGTTCCTTCACAACAAACAAAAAATCAACCAGTTGCACCTGGTAGTGTTGTTATTGGATCTGAATTTCAAAATCGTATTGTACAATATCCTGGACTTATTGCAAATATTCAAACATTAGAACTAAATGCAGCAGGTATTGGGACAACTAATACACTTCCTGAAATTGATGGAGTTAATAGACGTATTCCGCTTATTGTTTCTGTTAATGACCACATTTATCCGAGTTTGTCAATAGAAACTGTTCGTGTTGCTGTAGACGAATCAACAGTTCAAGTAAAGTTAAATGAATTAGGTGTTGAAAAACTTAGAATACCAGCGATTGGTCCGATTGATACAGATAACCTAGGACGTATTTGGATTGACTGGAGTCAACAACATCAATCATATAGTTTAGAACATTTACCAGATAGTCTTGAAGGTTCGATTGTTATTGTCGGAACAAGTGCAGCTGGTTTAGGCAATCCAGTTCCGACAAGTATCGGAAGTGTTTGGCCTCAAGATATGCAAGCAACTGTTATTGGTACAATGCTTAATAAAGTAAATATTCAACGTCCTTATTGGGCCGATGCTGCTGAAGAAGGAATATTACTTGTTGCTAGCTTACTTCTTTTATTTTTAACAAGATGGATTTATGTCGGATTAGCAAGTACAATCATTCTTACAGTTGGTGCAGTTGTGGGAAGTAAATTTGCATTTACTGAATATTTGTATTTGTTAGATGCAACTGTATTAGTTGGTGGAATTGTTCTTGTTGCGTTACATGCATATGGTGTTAAATTTGTAAGTGAATTTCTACAAAAACAACAAATTAAGAAACAATTTGGTAGTTATGTTAATCCTACAATTGTTGAAAAGTTACAAAAAGATCCTAGCTTAATTAAACTAGGAGGAGAACGTAAAGAACTTTCAATTGTAATGACAGACCTTAGAGGTTTTACAACACTAGGAGAATCGTTTGGTGATGACGTTGAAGGACTGACTCAAATAATGAACGATTATATGACAGCATTAAGTGTACCTGTTTTAAAAAATGATGGAACACTTATTAAATTTATTGGTGATGCAAGTTTACATGTGCATGGAGCTCCTTTAAACGATCCTGATCATGCAATAACCGCTGTTAAAACTGCACAACAAATGATTAAAGCAATTGATGAATTTAACGTTGAACTAACAGCAAAAGGTCGTCCGCCAGTTGGTATGGGTGCAGGTGTTAATACAGGTGAAACACTAATCGGAAACATTGGTTCAAAAGATAAGTTTGGATATGATGTATTAGGTGATAGTGTAAGTACTGCTGCACGGTTAGAAGGTCAAACTAAATCTTATGGTGTTTTGTTAATTATAGGTCCTAAAACAAATGAACTTGTTAAAGATAAAATATTTACATTAGAACTTGATAATATTGCTGTTAAAGGTAAGACAATTGGATTAAGAATATATACTCCATTATTAACAGAAGATGTTGATTTAGAATCTTATGAAGAAAGCAGAAAATTTCATAATGAAATGTTAGACGCTTATCGTAACCAACAGTTTGATGAAGCAATCAAAATGTCAAGACTCCTTATGAAACATTTTGATGGTCAAATGGAACATAGCTACGAGCTATGGATCGAAAGATGCGAACAAATGAAGAAAACAAACCTACCTATGATTTGGGATGGAATTTTTAGAGCCACATCAAAATAATTAACTTTCACTAGCGGCAGCAGATTTTGTGTCGTCGCTAGTTTCTGTTTTATTAATTCTAGAATTAATTTCTTTTTCAGCTTCGACTCGTTCGTATTCAATAGTTTTACCACGTAAATGTAATACAGTATTAACTTTTTGATTTAATCTAATAAGATCATTATCTAACATACGAATACGATCAATTAGTGCAATTAATACAGTATTTGCGTCACTTATAACCGGTTTTACTTCTTTTGTAGCCCATTCCCATACATATTTGATAATAAAACCCATACCTACTGCCATTACTATAGGAAAGCCGTATTTGTTTACTAATTCTACAATATCCATTCTATATCCTTGATAAATTCACGTGCTTTCATTTATTGATCCGTTCCCTTTTCTTTGTTACTTGTTTCTGTATGATTAAGAGTTAAAATTTTCTTTGCAATCTCACTTCCGCCTACAACGGCCATGTAAACTAAAAGCAATTCCCAACTATTTGCATCATGTGCTGTTGTTAGTACAATATAAGTTGATACACCGTATGCGATATGTGTCCATAACTTTGAACTACTTGGTTTTCCTGTATGCGAATCGATAAATAAAAATTTCATATCGTTATCCTCTTACATAAGAAAGAGGTAATTCAATATGCCATCTTTCATATCCAATTTCTATTCCAAATACAATTCCAACAATTAATCCAAATATAACAGCAATAAAAAGTTCAGGTGTGGACCAAACCCATTTTTTATAATTAGTCTCTTCGCGCATCATTCTTCCCGTCAGCACGAGCAATACGATCAACGTCAGGTTTTAAACCAAGAGCATTTGATACGATTGTATCTATTCTTACAACATCATGATTCATCGTTTTAACACGGTTATCTAATGCGGTAATGATTCCAGCCATGCCTTTGATTGATCCTAATACACCTTGTAACAGTAGTTTGATAGTTAGATACACAAAGTATCCACCTGCTAATGCTGCTGCTACAGGCATGCCAAGATCGCCTATAATTTTAAAGATATCACCCATTGTCTACTCCAGAAAAAGTTTATTGTATTTACTGGGTAGATAACGATTAATATCTATGCACTTAATTGTATTATTTTTCTTACCAGATAAAGTTTTGTTTATAATAGTCTACTATTTTTGCAAGTTCGATGTTAAAGTTTGCTTCAGTTTTCCATCCTAACGCTTTGAGTTTGCTATCATCAATTGCATAACGAACATCTTGCCCTAATCGATTAAGTGGTGTGATATAATTTTCAACATCTGTTCTTCCATTATATAATTCTAATATCTTTTTTACAACTGTTAAATTATCAATTTCATAATTTCCGGAAATATTATAAATCTCATTAACTTTCCCTGAATTAATAATAGTAATAACAGCATTAGCAGTATCTTCAGCATGTAACCAAGTACGCACAGGAGTACCATTATTATGTAACTCTATATTCTTACCTACAGTTAGATACTTAACTGACTTTGGAATAAGTTTTTCAACATATTGTCCAATGCCGTAGTTATTAGTAGGACGTACAATAACGTACGGTAAGTCAAATGTACGAGCCCAAGCAAGTACTAACATATCTGCCGCGGCCTTTGTAGCAGAGTACGGATTACTAGGTTTAAGCAAATCTGTTTCAGTATGGAAGCCACTAATAATATCACCGTATACTTCATCTGTTGAAAAATGTAGCAACACTGGCATTTTAATCTTAGGTTTTTGATTAATCAATTTTAGTATGTGATGAATACCGTCAATGTTCGAATGTACAAAATGATCCGAACGTTCAATTGAGTTATCAACGTGTGTCTCTGCGGCTGTGTTAATAAAGTAATCGCAATCGTATAACATTTCTAAATCGTTAATGTCGCTTTGAATAAATTTAAAGTTAGTATATTCTTTAAACTTAGATAAGAATTGAATGTTACTAGCATAAGTTAATTTGTCTACACCGATTACATACCACCCAAGTTCCAAACATTGACGAGTTACGTGTGTTCCTATAAATCCTAAACAACCTGTTACATATACGATTTTTTTCATATTACTCCTTTGTAAATAAAATTTTGTAAACTATCTAGATTATCCACAATCCACTTAGGATGTGTTTCCTCTGTAATTTCTACTTTCTGTAATGCATAATCATGAAACAGTCTTGCTACTGCTTCTTCTTTAGTTGTATGATCAAACTTTGTTTTCATTCCAGAATATACGTCTCTAGAATGTGCCCAACTACGTTGTTTCTCTAGTACAAGTTCTCCATCAGTTGGATCTAAGAAAGTAAAGTGCCATCCTGCGTTAAGTACAGCAGGGTGTGTACTAATACTTGCTTGACGAATAGTTGAAGGCATAATCAACTTAAAGTTGCTGTATTCAGTTAATGTTCCGACCATATGTTGCGTCCAATGCTTGTGCAATAAATTCATTTTATAAGCATAGATATAAACTTGCAAAAAGAAAATAGGACGAAGACCGCGATTATCTCTAAAATTCTTATCAGCAAATGCCGGCAAGCAACTTTCAAAAGCAGACTTTCTTAAAAGTTCATCTAGACACGAAATATAAACAATGTCGTCATCCTGTGCACCTATTTCTGCCAATACCTGTGTTATGTAGTTGTGCTGAAAATGATCTCTTTTCCAGTCCATAGGATTTGGCGTATGCTGATATGCTTCTAAAGTATGCTGATCGAGTAAATGAGGATACTTAGGCATTTCTGTAGCAAAACTTTCAATACATCTGTATTCAATTTTACTAGCATAGGGTTTAAACCTCTCGTGATCAAACTTAGGTTGTTTTGGTAATCCTGTGTGCGTTTCTGCAGCTTCAACTACAATAAACTTGTCAACAAAATCCCAATGAGATTTAAGTCTAATCTCATATAGATCATTTTCATTTAAAAACATACAGCAATCATATACTGCCATTCAACCCTCTGTAAAATATTGTTTGATACTTTCTTTGATGCCAACTAAGGGCAATCCAACGACAGCTAATTTCTCTCCACTTCCGGTATAGTTTATATTGCTAACACTTTGGATATTTACTGTTGTAGTAACTCCGTGTGCCTGACGGAACATTTCAAGTAGCTCACTAACTGTATTCTTTTTTTGATAAACACAGTTAATGTCCTTCATTGGCTCATTGTTACTATTTAAGTAATGTGAAACTACCTGGAGGAAATCTTGGAGACCAAAGTAATCTACTTGTCTATCGATTATGTCAATAGTTTTTTGTTGTGTAAATCTACTGAATAATCTACGAGGTAATTCCTTAACTCCAAAGCAACTAAACAATCTAAGATTGTAGAAGCCTTCTTTACCTAAACATAGTCTAGCAATTACATTCTTACTGTATCCGTAACTGTCTTTTGGATTAACTTCTAAGATGCGTTCTTCGGGAGTATTGTCTAAGGAATCTTCTCTGCCAAATTCACTGCCGCTGGCAATATTAATAAACCGATTGAATAAATGACTGTTATTATAAAAGTTTAAAAACACATTCAAGTTGTTTTGAATGTCTTCATAGCACCGATCTTCAGCACGGTCATTGCTAGTCATTGTAGCACAGTTGATTACTACATCGGGGCGATTAGTAGTAAGCCATTCAGTGACTTGAAGAAAATTAGTAAGATCTACGTCTTTTCTAGTGACAGATATTTTTTCGCAGTTTTTTAAATTACGAACAAGATATCCGCCAATAAAACCACTTCCACCTAAGACTGCTACTCGCATTATACCAACGTTAAGTTAGATCCTGCTACATTTTCTTTTGCGGCAGCAAGTTCTTGTGCTACTTCAAAGATTAAACTTTCTTGTCCGGCAACTGCTTTACGCTTTCCTAGTTCCATAAAAATGTCTCTAGGGTCTACATTGTAATCTTTTGCCGCAGTCGCAACGTGTTTAGCAAAGCCAGAAAATACTCCACTTAATCCACTAATAATAGACATTGGGCTACTAAACGGCGGAACGGGATTAAACTCTTTGCCAGCAAGATCAGCCGCATCAAGCAACTTGTACAAGTCGATACCTGTATGATAACCTAAACGATGTAGCACAGCAATCAATACTTCTAATTGTGTATTACCTGCGCCGGCACCAAACCCACGGATACTGGCATCAAGGATAGAAGCACCGGCACGGATAGCGGCAACGCTATTAGCAGTACCCATACCTAAATTGTTGTGGCCATGAAACCCAACTGGAATGTCAAGTCCTTCAACGAGTGCTGTAATACGTGCAGTAACGTCCTCTAGGAAGTATGTTCCTGACGAATCCATAATCACTAATGCTTGAGCACCGTAGTTCTGCATCTTGCGAGCTTCTTCTACAAGTTTGTCAATACTGGCCATGTGACTCATCATTAGAATACCATATGCTGTTTTATTTGCTTTACGAACATACTCAATATGACGTTGGCAAATGTCTGCTTCAGTGACATGTGATGCTACTCGAAATACATCAACCCCTAAATCAATTGCTTTGATTAGATCTCGCTTGATTGTAGCAAAGCCTGGAATAACGTGCATTGACAAGTTTGCGTTCTTTAAGTTTTCACGAGCAATAGTAATAATTCTTTCATCGCTTACTAATGCTTCGCCAACTAGCATAGAACTTGCGCCAAGCCCGTTTCCGTGTCCTATTTCTATGTTTGGCACTCCCGCGGCATCTGCTGCAATACAATACTTACGAATGTTGTCTTCGGTTAGTTGATGACGAACTGCGTGATTGCCGTCTCGTAAAGTAGGATCGTGAATAACAATGTGTTTGTTCATATTAATGTTTCCTTGCTTGAGCCATTAGCTCTAATACTTTAATTGCTGCACAGTTAATAATATCTAAATTACCTGCATACTGTGGCAAGAAGTCTCCTGCGCCAAGAACTTTAACAGTTACAATAACTGTATCGTCTTTAACGATAGGTGGAACTAATAGTTGATATCCGGGAACATATTTGCGAATTGTTTCAACCATGTCGTTTACTGATTCTGTAATACGTGCCAAGTCTGGATTTTTAATCTTGGCGTAGATAGTTGTGTCCATATCAATCGGAGGACTTGCTGGATTAAGGATTAAGATTGCCTTACTACGTTTGGCACCACTGAACTTACGTAATGCTTCTTCTGTGGTGTTTACATACTCATCTAAGTTTTGTCTAGTAGCAGGTCCAGCACTTAATGAAGCAATACTAGATGCGACTTCAACATATTCAATATTTTTGTGAACACGGGCTAGAGCCGCCGCAATAGGAACAGTAGTTTGGCCGCCGCAGGTAATCATATTGACATTAACAACATTATCATTTCCCCATGTGCCTGTAGCAAGTGCTGGTACACAAGTTTCCCCTAGTTTAGCAGGAGTCATGTCGATGACTGGTTTGCCTAATTCTTTTAGTACCCGCCAATGTTCGACGTGTGCTTGTGCAGATGTGCAGTCAACAACAATATCGCAAATACTAGGATTATTAATAATTGCTTGAATGCCTTGATCTGTAATAGGTACGTTTAGTGACTTAGCACGGAGCATACCTTTCGAGTCTAATGTACGTCCGGCAAATAAAGTACAAACAAGATTTTCAGATCTTGTAATCTTAATTAAAAGATCTGTACCAATATTGCCTGTACCTATAATTGCTATTTTAACTTTATCGTGAGTAGTCATATTACTCTTTTGATTTTTCGTGAACACCGATGATCATTGCTTTTTCTAACGCATCGCGTGGAATTAGCGGACCAAGGTCTTCTAATGGACTGGATACTTGAGTACCGTCTTCTTTAATTATCCAACCTAACTTTGGAGTAAATGGTTGCTTAGGATGCATGAATACTTCGCAAATAACGGGACCATTATGTGCTTGCACTTTGGCAATAATTTCATCGCAGTTGTCCCACGATCTGATTTGATAAGCTGGAATGTCAAATGCTACTGCTAACTTACTGTAGTCTGGACATGTTACTCCAGTTGATTTGTCTACACCTGTACGACTATCTTTAAACAATGCGTTCTGTGTGTGTTTGATCATTAAGTATCCATCGTTATTAAAGATGAAAAGTTTAATAGGCAACTTGTGATGTACCATTGTCTGTAATTCTTGTAAGTTCATCATCATGCCACCATCGCAGTTTAAACACATAACTTCGCCACGGTCAGTAGCAAAGCTCGCACCAATTGCGCCAGGAAGTCCATAACCCATTTCGCCTAAACCTGTACTTGTCATTAAGCGTTGGCCTGGTTTAAATTTTAATACTTGATGTCCACTTAACAGCGCAGTACCCATATCAGTTACAACAATCTGATCAGATTTAAAATGTTTATTGAGACGTTCCATGAATAAATACGAGTTAATAAATCCATCTTTATCTTCGTGTTCTTTATCAACCCAAGGATAGTCTTTACGATATACATTACATTGGTCGATCCATTCTTTTTTGCTAGTCATATCAACTGTGGCTATTTTTGCTAATAACATGTCAATAAACACTCCAGCATCGCATACAATACTTTCACGTGTGCGTGGCTTATTTTTAGCCGCTTCAATAGCATCAATGTCCACAACGTCAATAGCCGCATCTCGAGCAAGTTCTGACAAGTTGTAACCAATCTGCGGAATTGCTAGTCGTGTGCCAATTGCTAAAACGTAACTGCTGTTCTGTAGTACAAAATTTGCACATCTCTGTCCATAAACGCCAGCACGACCATATACTAATGGATGATCGCTGTCAACCATGTCAATCCCTGCCCAACTTACAATTGCAGGAGATCCTAATTTTTCCAACAGCTCTGGAATACGATGTTTCGCACCTGCAAGACGAATGCCATGTCCTAACCAAAGCACAGGACGAGGATTACTTATTAGACTTTGAACTACACGATCAATCTGACTTTCTAGTTCTAAGGTCTCGTAGCTCTTGGCAGGCACAGTAGCAAACTCATCGCACATCGCAGGATCTACTATGCTACTTTGTATGTCCATAGGAATTTCGACCCACACTGGTCCTGGACGTTGATCTAAAGAAATATAAGATGCTTTTTGTAATTCGTATTTTGTTTGCAATGGATCGACAACTCGAGTAGCATACTTGGTAACTTTTTTAACCATGTCGACGCTATCATAACCTTGTACTCCCCACATACGATAAGGACTGTGTGGTTGTGTGTGTTTTGAGTTTTCATTTCCTGAAATAATCAATCCAGGAATGCTGTCTGCCCAAGCAGAAACTACGCCAGTTACTCCATTAGTTGATCCAGCACCTGTTGTTAGTAAACAAGCGGCAAGTTTTCCTGTAGTACGATAGTAAGTTTGCATAGCCATTGTTGCGGCTTGCTCATGATGAACACAGACAATTTCTGTAAAACCTCGTTTAGCAATGGCCTCAAAAATATGAACATCACCAGCACCAATAATGCCAAATGCGTGTTCGATACCTAGGTTCTCTAGGCATTCTGCGATAAGGTCTGCGACTTTAACTTTATTTGTCATGTAAATCCTTTATAGATATAAACTCATGAATCTGTCAACCTTCTCTCCAATATAAGCAATTTGCTCCGGAGTAATAACTGGACTACACCCATGGAAGTACGTATTCACCATTGTGTGGGTAGCAACTGGGTAATTATCACGTGCATCCGCAGGATTCATTAAATGTGAATACGCAGGTTGCAACATAATGTTACCAGCAAAATACGGACGAGTTTGAATTAGATTTTCTTCTAGATAATCAACAATGTCCATACGTGTAAATGGTGCGCCTTTACGAATTGTTAACGGAAACGCAAACCAACTTACATCTGCTTTGTCTTGAGCACGTGGCAAGTGGAAAAACTCTTCGTACTTTTCATAAATTGCAAATAGCAATTCGTAGTTGCGTTGACGTAGTGTATGGATCTCTGGTAACTTCTTAATTTGCTCTAAGCCCATTGCGGCTTGCATTTCAATTGGCTTTAGATTGTAGCCAATTTCATCGTAGACATATTTGTGATCAAACACAACATCTGGCATTTCTGGAATCCAGTTGCTAAATCGACTCTTGCAAGTTCCGCACTTTAGTTTATTAGCTTCTGGACCTACGCAATAGCATCCACGACCCCATTCACGAATTGAACGAACAATGACTTCTGTTTGAGGATCGTTCATAGCAACAAATCCGCCTTCGCCCATTGTCATGTGATGTGCAGGATAGAAACTACACGATGCCATTTCACCAAATGAGCCTAACGGCTTGCCGTCATAAGTTGTGCCTAAGCCATCACAGCAGTCTTCAAGCAATACAAGATTGTGCTTGTTGACTAATTCCATAACCTTGTCCATGTTAGGCGGATTGCCTAGCACGTGAGCAAATGTTATAATCTTAATGTCTGGATCTGCCGAAAGCAATCGCTCTGCATGATCTAGATCAATGTTAAGTGTGTCAATTTCGATATCGCAGAACACTGGAGTAAACCCATTCTGAATAGTTGGATTAAGTGTTGTAGGAAAGCCTGCAATAGGCATTAATACTTTAGTACCTTCCGGAAAGTTATGTCCACGCTTGGATTTCATTGCTGTCATCATAAGCAGGTTAGCAGAGCTACCTGAGTTAGTTAGAACACCACGTGACTTGCCAAACTCTTTAGGAAACTGGTGTTCAAAGCGTAGGCTCTTTTTGCCCATTACTAACCAGCCGTTAAGTAATATCTCAGCAGCCGCTACATATTCATCTGATGTAAAATGAGGTCCTGCGTAGTTAACAAAGTCCTTGCCAGCTACCCAAGTCTTATCAGCGTGTTTAGCGTCGATGTATTGTTTGATATCTTCTAATATTTTTTTCATCATTCGATTATATACTCTTTATAAAAATTATACAACTGTATTCGCATTTCTACAGAAATAGCTGGCCAGTGGATTAACCAATCTCCTAATTGCCAATTGCCGTCCCACCCGAATCGATCGTTGTTGTGATCCGAATAATGGTCTCCGTAGAGCTTGTAGTTATAACTATTCATGTAACGTTGTGGAACTAACTTTACAATGTCTTTATACTGATCGCAAATTTCAGTATCCTCTGTCCAAGGTTCAGCCGTTGGAGGAATTCCTAGTGCTACTGACATAGCACGTTGTTCTCCATCCCAATGCTTAGAACATTCTTCTTCAATGTCTAGTAAATGATGGATGTAGCCTCTGCCTTCCGGTGTGTTGCGAACAAGGAAACTGTCTGCGTTAATGCCGTTAATGTCAACGGCAACAATAAAATGATATTGCGTGTCAATACGATCTTGAATACGTGTACCAAAGTTAGTAATCATTGTATCAGTGCCCGTCCACCAAAACCATTCTACTTCTGGATGAGTTTCTAACAACTCTTTAACATAGTGAATCTTTTGGTAACCAATTCCTACATTAAGTACAAAGTCTGCGGCATCAGATCGACAGAACGTTTTGTATCCGTGTAACTCTGCGTAAGGAACTTTATTTTGTTCCCAGGTTAAATTTGCTAATTCTTGATAGTTAGCATCGTGTAGTTCGACTAGTGCGTACATAAATTCCTAGAAATAATTACCGTTAATACGGGGGAACCAGGTATCACCATATCCACCGTGCGGAGTTTTTGTTGATTCATAATCCTTGCGTACTTCACACCAATATGTTTTACCTAAACCTATTGCTATGCTAAGTGCGACTGATTGGTTACCCATAAACTGCTCACATCCTTGTATAACTTGAGCAAGTTCTAATAGATCTTTAGTTTTGTAGTGTTCGATCTTACAGAATATTTTTTCAAAATCTGCATGTTCTTCTTCATTACCTACAAATACAGCATAGTTAGCTAAGCCGTTGTCAACCCAGCGGAACCATTCTTCACTTGGTTCACCATACAAATACCGTCCTGTTCTGTTCACAACGAAAGGCTTGCCTGGTATAACGATAGGTGTTACAGGAGTAAGCCATGGTTCTAATAAGAGTTGTTTTTTAATTTCTAAAGAATGAATATCTAACCCTTGAGTTAGCGCATAACATTCAGTTTGATTACCTTTCCATCCGTCGATTAAATGAAATTTCCAATGATCACTTAAATCATAATCAAATGTTTCATCTTTCCAAATTGCAACTTCATTTAAATATTGTTGTGCTTTTAACAACGGTTCGATGATTTCATAATCACGTTGTGTATATCGTCCACTTCCGAGACCTGCATCTTTCCACCCTAAAACTTCTTGTACAAATTTGTCTAAGGCATCTAACTTAATATACATATTGCCTCCGCCTAGCATCTTTACTAAACATAAGGAATAAATAGTATCACCAAATGTTCCAATGGTGTAAAAATTGTTTGTTTTCAAATCTTTCTCCTTTTAAAATAAAACATATTGTATGATATTTACATTAAAAGAGCAAGTGAAATCTTATTATTGATTAGAGAAATATTGAAGTAACAACAAAAGAAATTCCAGCTATTTCTAATCCTTATAAATAAAGTATTATATAAATATTTAATGATTATGAATTTACCAAAATTAATTTCAAGACCATCGTGTGTACTAACAGGTAAACCGGACATTCAACTAGTACATTCGTTTAAACAATTCCCAATCTACATGGGATGTGTTAACAAAGAAGATTCAAATAATGATATGTTCTGTGACATGGATTGGGGGGTATCTACGAGTTCAGGAAGTTTGCAATTAATGAACTTACTTGATCCTTCCTTGTTGTACAAAGAACATCACAACCCTGGTACAATAGGCAAGATTTGGCAACAACATCATAAAAAGTTTCATGACTTCATTAACAAAAGCCCATTTCAAAATGTTTTAGAAATAGGCGGAGCCAGCGGATCTTTAATAAACCTTTTTCTTCCTAAATTGCAAAATTTTAATTGGACCATCATAGAACCATCAACTCAAAAATGTACTAATGATCCTAGAGTCAAATTTATTCAAGAATTTTTTGAGGACTATAATTTTGATCAAAAGTTTGATGCAGTAGTCCACTCTCATTTATTTGAACATATCTATAACCCAATGACATTTTTAGATAAAGTGTATAACATATTAGAAGATGGTGGTAATCACTATATTACGATGCCCAATCTTCGACATTGGGTAGAACAAGGGTACCTTAATGCGTTGATGCTCGAGCATACCCTTTATATCGACGAAACTGTAATAGAATATATGTTAAACACCGCAGGATTTGAAATTGTTGATAAAATAATTGAACCTCATTCTATATTTGTTCACTGCAAAAAAGTTAATAAAGTTACTGTTCCGGTGCCTGACCTTGGCTATATTAAAGAAATGTTTACAAAGTTCACTGATAACTTGAATGCATCTATCAATACTATCAAAACTGCTATCGGTGATCATCAGGTATACTTGTTTGGTGGACATGTATTTTCTCAATATTTGTTAAATGCAGGGCTACCTGAATCACAGATAGTAAGCATTTTAGACAACGATCCTAAAAAACATAACATGCGGTTATACGGAACAAACTTGATAGTAACCTTGCCTTCTTGCTTAATTGATCTTGATCAACCTATTGTAGTACTGCGAGGCGGTCCTTATACTAATGAAATAAAAGAATCTCTTCTTAAAATTAATCCTACAACAATCTTTGTCTAAAATGAATATAATAATCCCAATGGCCGGGTTAGGCTCCAGATTTTTAACCAAGGGATTTCATCTCCCAAAACCGTTAATAGATGTCAATGGCACTCCGATGATTATCAAAGCAATAACTAGTCTCGGTATACAAGACGCAAAATACTTGTTTATTATAAAACATGATGCGTTTGCTGAAGAAATTAAAGAAGAGATTTTAAAATTTGTCGATAGCAAATTTATAGAAATTGACTATATTACCGAAGGTCCCGCTTGCTCTGCGCTACTGTTTGAAAGTATAATTAACAACGACCAAGAGCTTGTTATTGCAAACTGTGATCAAATTATGGAATGGAATAGTGATTCGTTTTTAATGAATGTGCGTCAGTACGACGGTGCTGTAGTTACATATCACGAAACCACCAACAAGAACAGTTACGCTAGACTTGACGATCACGGATTTGTAACAGAAATAAAAGAAAAACAAGTAATCAGTAATGTATCGTTGAACGGAATACATTATTGGAAAAAGGGTAGTTTTTTTATAGATAGCGCAAAGGACATGATTGCAGAAGATGACCGTGCTCCAAACGGTGAGTTTTATGTTGGACCTTCATATAATTATATGATTAGAAAAGGACTTAAAGTGGGCATTTATCATATACCGAACCAAATGCATCACCCTGTAGGCGTACCTGACGATTTAGAAAAATATATACAACATGAAAACAGCAAAACTTAAATATTACAAAAGGAAAGTTTAATATGCAATATACAGAAATTTTTGATTGGATTGTAAAGTTTGTGTCGTTACAAGTATGAAGTTTAACCGACATAGAAGTGAAACTGATTTAACCAAGTATCTTATTGCTACTTATCAGATGACAAGCAATTGCAACGTGAGGTCTTATTAAATGAAAATAGCAGTAGTATTTACTGGCCATGCAAGAGGTTACAAGAAAATATATGAAAACTTTAAAAAACATCTATTAGATGTGCATGATGTAGATTTATATATCAGTACATGGTCCGTCGATAATCCTGGAAGAGCAGCAGGACACGCATGGGCTGAAACACCACCAATCGATCTATCTCCAATGATCGAAATGTATAAGCCTAAAAAAATATTCATAGAAGATCATAACAAGTATTACGCAAACAGATTTTCTCCGATTGACATTCACTCGTCGCTCCGCCCTGATGATGTATTCAAAGTAGACCCACACGCTATTAACGAAGGCTCCCTATGGGTAGAAAGAATGCGAGATATGTGGCATATTATTAAACAAGGGTTTGATTTAATTGATAATCCAACCGATTATGATATTTTAATTCGATTAAGATTTGATATAATTCTTAATTCTTTTGTAATACAAGATACAATAGGTACAAATAATTTAGTGGCAATGTTTGTCAAAGATTTAGAAGTTCATGATCTGTTAATGTATGGTCTGCCTGCTTCTATGATGGCATACTCTAAACTTTTTGATTACATTGAGCTAATGTATGTTAACAACAATGTGAATATTTCTCATTCGGATTTAATGTTAGGTACGTATCTAAAAAAATACTGCAATATAACTACAATTGGAGATCCTAGTATTAGTGTAAGTCATGCTCCTTGGAACTAATAATAAAATGATTTTAATAGCATATCGTGGACTGATCCAATGGTCCTTGATAATTAGCATCGTGTAGTTCTACTAATGCGTACATACGTTCTTAGAAATAATTACCGTTGAAACAAATGCAAAGCAAGAATTATAAATGTAAAATTTGTAATCGGGGTTGACAAGACTATAAATAGATTATAATATATACACATGTTGTTAGAACTGCTTAAAAAATATTTTTAAATTTTTTAAAATAAAGGTTGACAACAGGGATAAATAAACGTATAATTTACACAACTGCTAGAAATAGCAATAAACATTTTTAAACGAGAAAACAATGCAAACTAACTTTAGACAACATTTTAATTTATTAGCGAAACAAGGCGGCTCGATGTCTCCTGTATGGCAAACGATTAATTGTCTAACAAGTGATCGTGCACCGGAGAGCTATCATAGCTTAGGGTTTTTGAGGATTACTGTGTAAAAGTATAAAATACAACACAGCAAAATTTAAAAACCCTGGAACTTAAAAAACTCCGGGGTTTTTTGTTTTTAGCATGAAAGAAAAGTGAAAAATTTTAATATGGGAAAATTAGTAAGAAACAAAATATATAAAAGTAATCTTCAACGTCTTAAAGAAGATGTATATAAAAAACCAAAATTAACGAAACATAAAACTAATAAAAAGCTAATAGAAAATTTAAAACAATCTATTGTTAATGAACAAAAAATAGAAATTAAAGAAATATCATTACATGATCATTTAAACAGAATAAGACAGACAATTTTAAATGAGAATGTAATAAGTGGAAAACAAACAACTATTACAGAAGGATTTATTTATTTAATAGTAAATCCGGTTTGGAATGGATGGATTAAAGCAGGAATGACTGTTGATTTTGAAGAAAGATTAACTTCATACAATATATATGATCCGATAGGAATGTATTCATATATTGATATAAAATGGACCAATGATAGGAAGCAAGCAGAAAAACAATTATTAGATTTTTTGAATATTCATTCAAAAAAACGAAAAGGTGAATGGTTTAAAATAGAACATACCAAAGCACAAATATTAATGACACTAACAGTGTAAGAGATCACTGTATAATAAAAACTGGACCGCGATGAATCAGTCGAGTACTCTTCAGACTGCCGAGTGCGATAAAGGGATTGCAATATTAAAATACATTATAGTCGATGGAAGGAATCGATACAAGACGTCTGTCCTTGTGTATGTGTTTTAATATTAAAGCATACTTAATGCTATATAATAGCTAGGCCAGCAGAGTCTCGGTAATAAAATTCTGTTAAGTGTGTTTTAATATACGTTCTCCACCCCGGCAAAAGGTTAAAATGCATAGCAGGAGAACGTTATAAATGTAGAATTGGGTGTTTATACCGTTAAGGAGACGGTTCCGGCTGTAACCCGGACGCTTTATCGCTCTGATGGATCGTTACCATCAACACCCACCAATTTTTGCTCCTTAAGCATTGATGGCGATGCGCATGACTTGTAATCATGATAACTCGGTTCGATTCCGGGCAGGAGCTCCAAACAAAAAGGTTGTTAAAACCTAAAATTGTAGTATAATAGAACTTGTTACTTAGTAACAATACGGCATCGTAAAGTGTCGTGGGATGGTAAAAGCTGGATACATGTCTTTAACGTGAAATCAATTATGTGTTAATATGAGCCCAATTAAATATCAAGTACACTTGAGGCATGTATTAACAATGAGATTGAAAGTAATTAAGAGTGGGGCTATTGGAGTTGATCACCAAAAACCTTGCAAGAAGAATGTTGAAACGCCAGCAACTTTACACCATTTTTAAATTATGAAGTAGTTTGTTGATACCAAAGTGAGACCAACCTGGTGATAAGGTATATATGAGGCAGAAGCCCATAATGTATATACAAACTCCGTAGCGGCGTAAAGGCGAATTACTTCATTTTATATTTTTATGTCCCTATAGTTTACGCTGTTTAGAACACTACCCTTTCACGGTAGTAGACCCGGATAGTCGCCGGGTAGGGACGCCAATTTTTGTAGTGAAGCCACAGTCGTAACTGTCCGGACAGGAGAAGACAAAATACTTAAATGTGCAGATGGGTTCGCACTGCTACATAATATTTTAACTCTCATTAGCTCAGTTTGGTAGAGCGATCCGTTTGGGGCGGATAGGTCGGAGGTTCAAATCCTTTATGAGAGACCAATTTATAAGTAGGTAGTTTAAGTAGGCAAAACTTTGGACTCCAAACCCAACATTTCCGGATCGTGGCCGGACCTACTTGCCAATTTAAATGGCTCGTTCGTATAAAGGTTATTACGGGGGATTGTCTATCCCTTTATAAGAGTTCGAATCTCTTACGAGTCGCCAATTTTAGGAATAACATGAAATTTATTATTGAAGGTTATAAAGAAAAAAATGATATTCGTAAAAAATTATTAACCATGGGACTTACTCCAAATACAGTAATTGAAGTTATTCGAAAAGCACCTTTAGGTGATCCATTAGAAATTAAAGTTCGTGGTTATAGTTTAACAATTAGACAATCTGAATTTGATTTATTAAAGTTACAACTTATGTGTTGTGGTTGTTCTAATAAAAAACAAAGATGTGGTTAACTGATCACTAAAGTTTAAAATATTCCTAAGTAGCTCAGTTGGTAGAGCGTCAAGTTGCCAACCTGAATGTCGGGGGATCGTGACCCTCCTTAGGAGCCAATTTATTGGGGATTTAGTTAAATGGTATAACAACGCCCTTGCACGGCGTTATCAAGAGTTCGATTCTCTTAATCTCCACCAATTTGTAATGCCTCCTTATCCCAACTTGGTAGAGGAAACGGGTTTAGATTCCGTAAAGTCTCAGTTCGAATCTGAGAGGAGGTACCAATAACTTGCTTTAAATGGAAAGGCCGTTCGTTTACACCGAGCAGACAGAGGTTCGATTCCTTTCTAAAGCACCAAAATTTTAATAGGAAAATAAAATGAAACGAAAACAAAAGAAAGAAACTGACAAATTATGGGAGTATAGTGTTTAACGGTTTAGCACAGCGGTCTTTTAAATCGCCAGGTGTAGGTTCAAATCCTACTACTCCTACCATATATTAAAACACATTAAAAAATAACATAACTTATCAAGTGTGTTTTAATATATGGTAATATAGCATAATAGTAGTGCAACGTTTTCATACGGCGTTAGATGTTAGTGCAATTCTAACTATTACCACCAATTTATGCTTTTGTAGTTAAATGGTTATAACCATCGGCTGATAACCGATAATTACAAGTTCGATTCTTGTCAAAAGCACCAATAATGGTTGTAAATACTAATGAAAGATATTATAATAAATTAAAAATTAAAAGAAAATAAAAGTTCTTACTAAAAAAGATTTAAATTTAATTGGGATTAAATCGAGAGGCTCAGATATCACTCTTTGAAAGTGAGTAGGATGGATCGTTACCATCAATCCCGGCCAATTTAAAACTAGTAAAATCAATTTAACAATAAAGAGGAAATATTATGGCAAATGAAAGTAAAGCAAACAGACCAAGATCTACTCCATTACTAACAAGAAATGGAAAAACAAAGTTAAAGCCATTAAATTTAAAACAATTAAATGAATTACTTGCGAGGTCAGGTAGACCAAAAGATAAAGCTAAAGTTCAACGAAGAATTAGACTTGTTGAAAGTAGATTAGCTTAAAGTATATGCGGGTGTAGCTCAGTGGTAGAGCGTCAAGTTGCCAACCTGAATGTCGAGGGTTCAAACCCCTTCACCCGCTCCAAAAAATGGAAGGTTATCTAACCGGGGATGTTAGCCTAGTCTTGAAAACTAGTGGAGCCTGTAAGGGCCAGGGGATCGATACCGCCAACCTTCCGCCAAACAAATGACATAGAAATATGTCCAATGGTTGTAAGTTACAATGGGTGGTTATAGGAACTTTCAAGTATTTCAATGATAAGCGACAGTTTACGCAACTGTAGCATAAATACATTCATAGGAGAACATTATGAATGTAAATGAAAAAGGGGCCGTAGGTCTGATTGAAGTAATCAGAGACCTAGCCAAAAAAGGATATGAGTGCTTCACTCCTATCCATGACTATAGTAAAGTAGATTTGATAGTGATGGACAAGTTAGCAAACACCTTCAAGATACAGATTAAGTATAGGACTACTGTACGAGATAAGATTGAAGTAGGGTTTCATTCAGTAGTTAATGGTAAGAAGATTCCGATGGACTTATCTTCTATTGACGGCTGGGCAGTATACTGTCCTGAAATAGACAAAGTAATTTATGTTCATACAAGTGAAATAAACGCAGAATTATGTGGTTTTAGTTTTAGACTAGAACCTGGAAAAACAACATTCAATACTAGTGACGGAAGAACTAGATTGAAATTGTTTAACGAATATGGAGACGTGGCCGAGTGGCCTAAGGCAGCAGGTTGCTAACCTGTCGTGTCAAGTAATTGGCACCGTGAGTTCGAATCTCACCGTCTCCGCCAAACATATAAGTCTAGGTTCGAATCCTATACCTTTCGCCAAATATGCACAGGTGCCAGAGTGATCAAATGGAGCGGTCCGCAAAATCGTAAAGTCGCGGGTTTGAATCCCGCCCTGTGCTCCAGTATTGTCTAATTTATAAATATTATTATCCCACATTAGGAGTAATGTATTATGAAAGCAATACCATTAATTATATTAGCAATATTGTTGTTTCTGTATATTAACATAGAAATAGCTTCATTAAATCCATGTTCGAACTTTTCACGTGATCCAAGTTCATGTAATTCAGATCATGACTTTGAAGAATAAACTTTAAATAGAAGTTGACAAATAGTTTAAAGAGTTTATAATACGGTTGTAGTCTAACGGATAAGGCAACACTCTTCTAAAGTGTTCTATGTGAGTTCAAATCTCACCAACCGTGCCAATAATGCCCTTGTAGTTTAATGGAAAGAATACCTGGCTACGAACTAGATGATGGGAGTTCGATTCTCTCCGAGGGTGCCATTTTTTAACAACAAAAGGAAATAAAATAAATGAAATACTTAATAATCTTAGCAACATTGCTTGTAATGTCTGGTTGTGCTTCAACTGGTGATTTAGAAGCATTACAAACTCGTGTTGATACCTTTGAAGCAGGTCATAAAACTTTAGTAGCTGATCATGAAGCAATTAAAGCCGATCATGAAGCAATTAAAGCTGATATTAGTGCGATTAAAACTGAACATTCGCGTTATACAGTTAAATTAGATAATCTTTTTAAAAAAATTCAATTAAAATAATCAATTGATTTTTCTACGCTACTTTTCAGTAGCGTAGTTAAAAAAGATATGTTAGGTGTGGACGTGATGGAATTGGTAGACATCTCATACTGTGAATATGAATTTTGCGGGTTCAAGTCCCGTCGTTCACCCCTAACTTATTTTAATCAATAAATTTTAATATGAAAACATATATAACTTCAGATTTACATTTTGGACACAAACGAATTAAAAAATTCTGTCCGGAAGCAAGGGCACGTTTTAACACAAATATTGATATCATGAATCAAGAAATGATTGCAGAATGGAATGCAATTGTTGATTCAACTGATTTAGTATATATTTTAGGTGATATTGCATTTTTACCTTCTGATCAAACTGTTGACATTTTAAATCAATTAAATGGTACTAAAATTTTAATTGAAGGCAACCATGATCGTAAGTTATTAAAAGATCCTAATTTCTGTGCATGTTTTTCTGAAATACACAAATACTTTGTTACAGAGTATGACGGAAAATATGTTGTGATGTTTCATTATCCTATTGCAGAATTTGATCAAATGCACAGAGGTGCAGTTCATTTTCATGGACATTTACATGGTTCAGAAAGTGGATTAGAACATTATCGTGTTAGAGATATGGGAATGGATGCAACTGGACAAATTGTAACTTTAATGGAAACTGCAATTTCAAGTGCATTAACTGGAAAAATTAAAGAACATCATTGATTGACAGGTTGATAAAACCGTGTTATAATTTATTTTTATTTAAGAGCTAAACAAAATGAATAACTTAGAACAATTTATAATTGATAATTCGTCCTTGGTTAAAAAACGAGAATGCAAAAATTATCCAGAATTATTTGTTTTGAAATATAGCAAGAAAGTATTTTATGATAACTTATGGAATGATCATTTAGAAGAATGTCGTGGTACTATTGTAGATGAAAATTTTAATTTAATATCATATCCGTTTACTAAAATTTACAATTATGGTATTGAATCTAAAGCACCAGTTTTAGACTTAGATACTATTGTAGATGCATATCGTAAAGTAAATGGTTTTATGGTTGCTGTAACATGGTATGATGGTGATATTTTAGTATCAACTACTGGATCTACTGATTCTGATTATGTAACAATGGCTCGTGAATTAATCGAACCAAATTTAGAAAAATATCGTAATACTTGCAAACGTTTGCCAGAATATACTTTTATGTTTGAATGTGTTCACAGAAATGATCCACATATTATTCCTGAAACAGAAGGAATGTATTTGTTAGGATGTAGAATTAAACTTTTTGGATCAAAAATTGAAAGACCAAATTACAGCGATGCAAATATTGATTTTGGAAGTTTTGACGTTGATAGTATTACATGTACTATACGTGAATTGTTAGATTTAGTTAAAACTGTAAAGCATGAAGGTTTTGTATTTTATACTCACGATGGCATAAGTTCTAAAATCAAAAGTCCATACTACTTAATTTCAAAATGGTTGGCACGTAATCCAAAAACTGATAAATTATTAACAGATGAGTTTAAAAAGAAAATTGATGAAGAATATTATCCGTTACTTAACGCAATACGTGAAAACATTGAAGAATATACTTTAATGAATGAACAAGAAAGATTATCTTGGATTCAAAATTATTTTGAAAAAGGTTAGTATGACTGAATTAGAAATAGCAACTGAGAAAGTAAGATTAATATACAAAGCAATTGATTCAGTTAAAGATTGTGCTAAACAAGCTCAACAAATTAGTCACGATAAACATATTGAAGAACATTATACTACTGCACTTTATCATTTAGATATTTGTCGTACTAGAACAGAAATATTATTAACTAGAATTAAATTGATTGGAAAGTAATATGTCATATGAAGAACAAGAAAAGTTAAATCAAGAAGCACTAGAATCTCCCAAAGCTGGTGATTATTGGCAAGAAATGTTTTGTCCGTATTTTATTGTTGTTAGAGTTAACGGTGACGAAATAACAGTAATTGATCAAAAATTAAAAGTTGATGAAAACTATTGGACTTGGGATTTATCTGCACATAAGATTGTAAGTCGTAGTTGGGTTAAATCACAAGTAAATTATAATCAAGGTAAATCCGATAAATTTGTTGCTGATGTAGTTCGTAATGATAAACATCGACAGTTTGCTGAAGAATGGCGAGTTCATGAAGTAACACGGTTAAGAAAAGAGTGGGAAGAATTATCAGGTTGGACTTTACTTAAGGAAGAAGCTTAATGCCAAAAGTTTATATATTAGTAGGTATTCCCGGAAGTGGAAAATCAACATGGGTGGAAGGACAACAGTGGGCAAAGAAGTGTGCTTATATATCTACAGATAAACATATTACAGAATATGCAAAATCTCAAGGAAAAACATATTCGGAAGTATTTGACGAATATATGCCCGAAGCAATTAATTTAATGACTGCAGAAGTTGTTAAAGCACGTAAAGCAGGAAAAGATATAATTTGGGATCAAACTAGCACAACTGTAAAAAGTCGTGCTAGAAAATTTAAAATGTTGCCTGATTATTATGCGATTGCAGTTGTATTTAAAACACCAGATCGAGAAGAATTAAATATTAGATTAAAAAGTCGTCCTGATAAGATTATTCCTCAACGTGTTATTATTCAAATGATAGAAGATTGGCAAAATCCAACAACTGAAGAAGGATTTAAAGAAATTTGGTTTGGTTCATGATCGAACATTACGATAAATTTAAAAGATTAATTAAAGTAGGTGATTGTATTGCATTTGCAAATCACAATACAATAGAATGTGGAATAGTTAAAAAACTTACCGCTAAAATGGTAAGATTTAGTTTAATTGGACGAACTTCATTACATTATAGATATCCAAATGATATGATAGTAATAGATGGTCCTGAAATTACAATGTATATACTTAAACAAAAAACATGACAAGATTAGATAAAGTAGCAGTAATAATTTTTGGGTTAGTAGCAATAACTTTGTTTATTGGAATTGGTGTAGAACAATACATGTTATATTCATGTAAACAAACAGCCATTAAACAACATTTTTCAATAATTGCAATACAGGAAATCTGTAAATGAAAAAATATTTAATTATAGCGGCAATCTTATGTATTCTTTTAATATTACCGTTTTGTGCAGTTACTGGTTTCCCACAATAAAAAGGTTGACATAAAATTTTAAAGACTATATAATATACACTTAAATAGTTAGAAAATAAATTTTGCGGATGTAACTCAGTGGTAGAGTTTTTGACTTCCAATCAAGATGTCGTGGGTTCAAATCCCATCGTCCGCTCCAAACAATTGCGGGGTATATCAGAGGCAGATGGCCGGGCTCATAACCCGGAGGTCGTTGGTTCGAGTCCAACCCACCGCTACCAAAAACCCGCTTACACTTTAGCGTATAAAAAGTGAGGCAAGACTAGGCCAGATTAGTCGGGTGCATGTGATCTACCTTTTAGACCTTTTATAAAGGAAACTATAGAAATCATAGGACGGAATTAGAACCGTCCAAAGAAAAATACTAACGGACAGGGCAACACCTCAGTTTAGGGCTCGTGTGGTGCGTGTAGCTAAACCCTTTAAGGTTTTGAAAACTAGTTTAATCTAGTTTTCCAGTAAAGTAACAGAGATGAAAGATAGCTCCAATATAAGATCTTAACAATCTTATGCCATGGCTAATCGTAACTTAGTGCTCTGGGATTAAATGCAGTGAAATGCGATGTCTATTGTCCCCAGTAATAATAAGTTCTCTGTTTTTTGTTTGTTGAATGCGGCTAATTAAAATAGCCCTGTTGTTTTTTGCATATTGTCCTGCTATCAACTTTCTGTTATTTTTACTGTTTTTATTTTTTTGTTTAGGAGACACACATATGAAAATTACATTACGAAAAGCAAATGCTTTACAGCAAAACATACAAGACGCAATTCGTCAAATTGATGTTGTAGTTAAAGTAGATCTTAACGAATTTGAAGATCCAGAAACGCTTTTAATACGAGCAAATGAACAACTCATTAAAAATGATAAACGCAGATTTGAGTTAACACAAGCATTGTATGATATCCGTACTTTAATTGGGCAAGCAAACGATCAAGTTGGAATTAATGTTCGCTTATCAAAAGCAGCTTTTATTGATAAAAGAATTTCACAACTTTCTAATTTAATTCTACCTGTAGCTTTACAAGAAAGTCAAGTTGTTATTACAGGTAAACTTCAAAAGTTAAAAGATCAAGATAATCGAAGTTATGGATTTGGTAGTAATTCAGTTACAACTGGTGTTTTAACTCAAGATCAAATTGATAATTTTAAATCTCATCAACTGTCTTTAAAAAAGGATAAACAAAAATTAAATGATGAAATTCTTGAACTTAATGTTCGAACTGAAATTTCATTAAGTAATGAAATTGAAGAAATTTTATTAGTTGAAAATTTATTATAATTCAAAATAATTCTTACAGTCATGTAAATATGTAAATAGATATGTGACTGTAAGCAAATCAGGCAAAGCTCTTAACTCAAATGGTTAAGGAACAGGCAACGTTATAAACAACGCCTTTGTAGGTTCAACTCCTACCAGTCATACCAAAAATTCCCCTTATAATTATTTTTAAAATCAATTGACATAGTAATAGATTTATGGTATAATACATTATGAATACAGATTTTTCTAATACACAAACAGTTGTCATTGTAGAACCAAATTTTGCAATTGAGACCGTTTTAGACGATAAATTAGACTATACAGGTGCAAAACTGTTATCACATAGTCAAAAAAAGCTCATTTCAACATTAAAGGAAAAAAATGAAAAACAAAGGTAAACTTCAAATTCCAATTCGTACTACACCACCTCAACCAAAATTAAACATTCCACAACAACCGCAAAGTCAACCAGTTCCTGCTCCTGCAACTGGTAAAACACCAAGTGTTATGATTTTAGTTCCAGCAATGGAAATGGTAAATGCAGAATTTGCACAACATCTAGCTATGGCGTGTGCGAATTTAGTTGCAAATGGTATTAAAATTAACTGCGCATTTAACATTGGTTCTGTTATAACTATTGCAAGACGAAATTTAACTGATATTTTTATGAACAGTGATTTTGATTATGCATGGTGGATTGATTCAGATATGAAATTTCCAATTGATACTCCGATGAGATTATTACAAAGAGGAGTTCCATTAGTTGGTGCAAATTATCGTAGACGTCGTTTTCCAAATCCAGGATTTACTGGAATGAAGGGACAACCTGGAAATTTTACAGAATTGGTAACTGATGATAATAGTCCAGCAATGGAAGATGTTGATGTTTTACCACATGGTTGTGTAATGGTACACCGTTCAGTTTATGAGAAAACTCCTCAACCGCATTACTTACAAGATTTTGTTAAAGATTTAAACCTTGAAATTGGTGAAGATATTTACTTTTGTCGTAAAGCAAGAGATTCGGGATTTCAAGTTTGGTGTGATCACGAATTAAGTAGAGAAATATCACACATTGGTATTTTTCATTTTAATTACAATCTTTCTGTTCCTCAGTAATTTAAACAAGGTATCGTAATGAATTTTGAATCAGTAGAAGTACGCAAAGTTAAAAATGGTGTTGTAGTTGCATTACGCACCGAAGATGAAGATTCAGAGTATGTTTTTGATACAAATCGTAAAGCTTTACGATTTGTTAAAGACTTACTTGATGGAAAACATAAAGTTGAAGATTTTGAATAATTAATCTTTTTGTTTATTTTACTGATTTAATTTTAGGATTTAAAAATGGCAGATGTAATAACTTATAACGATACATGTAAGATACGAATGAGTCAAAAATCAAGAGAATCGGATGCAGTAGTAACTGGTTTTAAAGAACATGATTACTTACATGTTATTGTTAATAAGTCTGTTAAAATTAGTTTAAAATGGAATGGCTCAGCATATGAAGGTCGTTCAGCAGGTATGGACTTTGAAAGTGATGGTCCAACAATATCAAAAATAGTAACAGGATCGAGAAGATGACAAAGAAGAAAATTGAAATAAAAGTTGAATTCATTCCTGGATGTTTTGATGACTTTGAAGGTACTCCGGAAGAATTAGAAAATTTAATTGCTGAAATTAATCGTATGGCTCAAAGCGGTGAACTTCAAAAAAAAGCTCGTCCTATTGACATGAGAGATCCAGATCAGTTTGATATTGAAGTAATGACTCGTTTGATCAATCATGAACTTCAAGAAACTCAAAAGAAATTTGAGTAATGCATAGTTTAACAGAGCTTAAAAAACTCTTAGAACAAAAGTTTGAAATAATAAAATTTGATGGCATGTATATGTATACAATACATGGAAAATGGAGCATGACATTAGATGAATATCGATTAAATGGTTTTGTTATTTCACGTGAAGATATTAAAAAATTACTATAAATTTAATTAGAGGAATAATGGCTTATCACATCAATTATTGGTCATGCTCAACGTTTGCAGACTGTCTTAGAGGTACAAAAAAACTTAGTTATGGAACTTCTGAAGAATGGGAAAAATGGAGAATCTCTGCAAAAATTTCACATCCATTTAGATATTGGATTTCTGAAACAGGATTAGACAAATTACAAGATTTTGTAACATGGCCTGTAAGAACAATTTATGGTATTAAATATTATATTATAAATCGTTGGTTTATACAAACTCATAATCTAACTGCAAGTTCAAAACATTTACCACGTGGTAAATGGCGTGATGTCGGTGATCGTTTTCTTCCTTGTTTGTTTAACGAATTAGTTGATTTTGTTGAAATTGAATTAGCTTCACATGAAATTGCATGGAATAAAAAGTTTAATAAAAAATATAAAGTTTCTTTTTGGTCAAACAGATGTAAACAGGCAGGATTAGATAGTTTAGAATGGCAACGTAAACTTGTTTGGGATGAAGATAAAGAAACGGGAAAACTTTCACCACAAGCTGTTGATGCACAAGAAATATTTGATCTTTATACATGGTGGACTGAAAATTATCCACGTCGACCTGATCCTATGGAAGAAAGTGGGTGGAGTGATTACTGTGATAAGATGAGAAAAAAATACGGTGAGAATCTTTCATGGTTTAATAAAAATACACCTGAAGAAAAAATTATCTCAGATAATGCAACCAAACTTATGCATATTATAGAAGATGATTACAGACAAGAAGATGAAGATATGTTAATTCGATTGATTCGTATTAGAGAAAGACTTTGGACATAACTAGGAAAATAACATGTTAATAAAATTATCAAAAGTAAATGATTCTTTTACCATTAATCGATACGATAATGGTTGGATGGTTGAAATCGGCGGGCGAGATAAAAGTGGTGAATGGGCAACTACTAAACTATTGTGTAACACAGAAAACGACTTAATTGAAATAATTAAAGAATACAACCAAACACCTATTGATTCGTAAATTATGACAGAAATAAGTAAAAGTGAAAAAATAAACACCTTCCTTAAAGAATCATTTATTAAACGTGCAGAAGAAGCAGGACAACAACCTGCTAGTGAATATATCGAAATGTGGGATGATTGGGATTCACTTCTAAATGAAAAAGAAAATGATCCTAAATGGAAAGAAAATAACTTAGAACATGATCTGCGAAGCACAAATTGGATTTTAGAAAAAGTTCGTGCTAGTGAAGGTTATGCTCAAAATCTTTATGCGGCAATGTGTAATATGCGTTTTTGCAAATTATCAAAAGACAATACATTTAATATCCTAAAAGATGAATTATGGTCTTGCAGTTGGAGAAGTTCAGGCGGTATTATTGCTAATATGCGTCAAGAAGGCGATTATATTGATTGGTATTGTAGCGGAATGGGCGAAAAAACAGAAGGTGATATGTCAGTTTCAGAAGGAATTATAACTGACGAAATTAAGGAAGATCTTTTAAAACTTGGATGGATGCCAGTTCCTTGGCCGGAAGATAATTTAATTTAAGGTTGACAAAACCATCAAGTGACTGTATAATAACTACATACACTAAAAGAAAGGAGTTAATATGGCAGTTTTAAAAGCAAAAGCAAAAAAATCCCCTGCAAAACGCATCACAAGTCAAACTATCCGTGAAAACAGAACAAAAGATAACAGTCCAAAATGGGATGATATAGAAAATCTTTCTGAATTTGACTTTAACAAAAAGTTTCGAGATGCAATGGACTGGTATCGTTTAGACTGTCCTGATAAATCATTAAAACCAAAAGTTATCGAATGGATGGAAAAAGTTGAATACGAAAAATCAACAATTCAAACATTTAAAGAAACAAAAGACAACCGTTGCAGTCAAACAATTGGTGCTGTTGCGGCATGTTTATTAAAAGGTATGCCAGCACAACGTCAAGGATTTAATCAAGGACGAAATTCAGAAGATTGGCTGAAAGAAAAAATTGAAGAAATTATCAAAGACGGAAAAAATGATATTAATGATTCTGAAGAAGAAACTACAAAAAAGAAAATTGATGCTCCGGTTGTAACAATTCAAGATCGTGTACGTGAATCAGCATGTCAAATGACTGAAGACATTGAAAATGTTATCGATCAATGGATCATTGATAAAGAAAAGTTTGATCCAAAAGCATTTAAGATTGCAGGTTTATTACGTGGCAAAAGTGTTAAAGCTGCTCATGCACGTATTATTAAAGGGTTTTATGAAACTTCACTTGCGGAATTTACAGAAGTTTTAACTAAAGAATGTGAAGAACAACTTGCTGAAGCATATAATCATGTGAGTAAGAAAAATCTCAAAAAGATGCATGATTTTTTAATTAGTTTAATGGCAGCTTGTGACCAAATTATTGACGAAGCAAAATTAACTAAAAAGAAAAAAGTTGTTCCTGCAGATAAACTTGTTGCTAAACTTAAATTTAAAGTAACAGATGATAAGTTAAATGTTGCTTCAGTACCTCCTGTACAACTTATCGGTGCTCAGGCTTGTGTAGTTTATAACACAAAAACACGAAAGATCGGGTTTTATTACTCGTCAAATATTTCAGGACTTACTGTTAAAGGTTCAAGTATTTCAAACTTTACAGAAATGTCAAAACAAAAGACATTACGTAAACCAGAAATACAATTACGCGATTTTAAAGAACAAAATACACAGAAAAAAGCTGAAACATGGATTAAGAATATTAAATCAACTGAAATTTTACTTACTGGTCGATTAAACGAAGATACTATGATATTAAAGGTGTTTAAATGAGTTTAAAACAACGATGGATTAACTTTAATAACTGGTTAGATCCAAGATGTGGTGTTCATATTTTGTGGTTAATGCCTGTGTTTTACATAATTGTAGTTTTTGAGTTTTTTGAAGAAATTGTTTTTAGATTTGTAAAACGTAAAACACAAGATAATATTGAATGGTAAAAATGAATAAACAGATTAAAGAGCTTGCAAGACAAGCAGGAATGAAACCACAAGCCGATCTTAATAATAAATTTGGATTAGATGAAAATTTAAACCCATTTAATGCTCAAGGGTTTATGTTAGAAGAATTTGCAAATTTAATAGTTCGAGAATGTATCGGAACAATATCTAAAAGATATTCTGGACCAATTCCAGATGAAGTTAGACAAGCATTACATAACTTACAAGCTCAGTTTGGAGTAAATTAATGAAATTATGGTATTTTATAAAATGGTGTTTTGTTAATGTCGCATATTCAATACTAAAGTTTAAATTTTGGCAATGGGCAAATATTGTTTCTGGGTTTTGGTTTGGTTGGGCAATTTTTGGGGATAAAGAAGATACTAAACATTGGTTAATAGCTATGTTGGTATTTTGGGGGTGTGCGGCAATCTTTACCGGAATAAGATATTTTTGGCGTAAATTTAACGAAGAACAACAATCGATTATTAACACTTTGAAAAAGTAAATGAAAAAAACATATTACGAAAAAATTGGAAGAAAATATGTTCCTATCAGTGAATATGACAGCGATTTTATGAATAGTTTTCCAGATGGATCTCATCTTGTTATAGTTAGACCCGGATGTACTTCACGCAAATATAAAATCGATCCTGACTATGCTTCTTTAGTTGCTGCCGGAGTTGTTGCAGAGGATGCTATTTGTAAAGCACTTATTAATGGAAGTAGTATCCGAAGAAAGAATTCAAATACTCCACTTACTGATGAACAGAAAGAAGCTTGGGAAAGATTAATTGACCTATTTGGAGATGAAGCAAAATCATTAGAATGGCCAAGTGCAAAAGATATTGCTGAAACAGCAATTTTTTCAATGATTAAAGAATCTGAAAAATTGTACGCAAATCCTATTGTTAAAAAAGCATACGACCATTTTTTATTAATGTGTAAACTAACTAAAGAAGAATCACTTGATTAAATATCGCACAATTATAATAATGTTATTTACTTACTTGATAAGTGTATATTTTGGATTTTATTATTTTTTTCAAACGCATCATTTGGATTTAATGTCGATTGTATTTGGCATTGTTTCTATGTTATACTTACTTTCAGTTGTACTTTTTTAATAGGAAAATAAAGTGTTTTGGAACAAAGACAAAGATAAAGAAAAAGTTAAAAAAGAAGATAATGTTATTCCTTTTAAACCTAAACTTGTTAAATTACCTAAACCTACTGATAATTTTAAAGAAGATATTAAACAAGATCCTCCAGTTTACCAAATTGGTAAAACAGAAGATGGACGAACATCATTTGTGATTGGTAATCCTTATTATAATGCAACACTTTACTTAACAGATTATGGTGTTAGAAGTCTTATACGGTTATTAGAAGCATCAATTGATCCTAATGAGGATGATGAATGATAACAGCTAAAGATCTCGAAGAAATGGAACAAGATCTTATTGAAATTGATCGTGATAATTTAATTGAACTTTTTCAACTTAGAGATGAACTTAATCAAATTAACGAAGGAACACGTATTGTTTTACCAAAAAGTAGTGATCATGCTAAGTTTATGCTACTTGTTGCAATGAATTATCTAGGACTTAGCACATCAAATGAACCAGTTACTTATCATTAAAAGAGGAAATTATGTCATTAAAAGTTAGTAATAAAAATAGAAAGAAAAAAGTTAAGTATGATACTATTTTAAATCCTGTTCAATCAAACGTAACCTTTGACTTTAGTGAAAAACCAAAATATCCGCCACTTCTTTCTTTTCAAGTTATTTTACCATTAATTGGTTTTTTATTCGTTTTAAGTTTGTTTTTTGTTTAAATATGAGTGGACGTGGGATAATTGCAACAGAACCAGAGCAGTTTTGTGAAGTTTGTGGTATTCTTGCAGAATGTCGTCCGTATGGGCCAAACGATGAACAAATTTGCTTTGACTGTGCAATGAAAGACGAAGAAACAACTCATCGTAAAATGGTCAAATATATTTTTGGAGATAACGATGATTGAAAGTATTATAGGGTTAATGTTTGTTTTTTTTGTACCTACAATGGTAATGTTGTTTTTTGTTTATGAAAATTACATTGTTTATAAACATAATAAGCATTATAAAGAAATTGATGAAAAACGTAAAAAAGAACGAGATGAATGGTTTGATCACATTCAAGATCATGTTGAACAAAGAATTATCAATTTTGAACGTTTGAAAGAAATGTCAACTCACACTTCGGTAACAAAATAGTTGCACTATTCCTTATATAGTGTTATAATATTAATTTTACAACAATTGAAACAATATGAAAATAGGTTTATCATATTCACGATGCGTTAGAGACATTGTTTTAGGTGTAGTTGATATTAAAGATGTTTTGGTTATTATAGGCCGCACTAATTTTAATCCAAAAATTTTAGAAGAATGGGAAGATATTTGGACTTATTATACCTCAAGACATATCGAATGGGGTGATCTTTTAATTTATAAAGACGATGTTAGACAAGTTAGTATTGCATTGTGGGAACAAGGTAAATTTCACCAACCTCGTAAATATGGTTCACATTCTCATCGCCGACCTGAAATTTGGCTAGAAACGGTATTGCCAAATAGTGAACTGGAAAATAATACAGCCGCTAAGAAAGCATGGGATGATTTTCAAATAATTGCTGGACTTACCAGTGTAACCCTCGATAAGGAGTACCAATGATTAGTTTAAAAGAATGGATGGAACTTGTTGACTTTCGTATTACTGACGGTAGTGACTTTTGTTGGCATTGTTTTGGCGATGATGCTTATACATTAGATAGCTGGAATGGTGATAATGAAACAGGACATAGTTTAAGCATCTGTTTTGATACCAAAACACAAGAAGTTTATCAAGTTGATATCAATGATTATAAAAATCAACGTGCATATCGTTTAATAAATCCAAAATATGTTTCAAAATATCAACAAGAAGCTACTAATCGTAATATCCGAGTGAATGGAGCTTGGGATGATATTGACTATGTTGATCTTGAAATCGATGCTGATTTAATTGAAAAAGGTAAAGCAGTTATTGCTGGAAAAGAGTATGATACAAATGTGCAAATTCAAATTGAATTTACAGATGAAGAGTTATTAACATATATGAAAATGGCACATTCAATGAACATTACTTTTAATAATTTTGTTGAAAATGCATTACAACACGCAATAAAAGAAGGAAAAATTTAATGCTAGTACCTATGGTGGTTGAAAAAACAAGTGGTGGAGAACGTGCTTATGACATATATTCAAGATTACTTAAAGAACGAATTGTATTTTTAAATGGACCGGTTGATGATAACTCTGCAAATTTAATTGTAGCACAATTATTATTTTTAGAATCAGAAGATTCTGACAAGGATATTAACTTTTATATAAACAGTCCTGGCGGTGTTATTACATCTGGTATGAGCATTTATGATGTAATGCAGTTTGTTAAATGTGATGTTGCAACTTATGTTATGGGACAGGCTTGTAGTATGGGGAGTTTCTTAGCACAAGCAGGTACTCCAGGAAAACGCTTTATGCTTCCATATGCACGTCATATGATTCATCAACCTAGTGGCGGTGCTGGTGGTAAACAAAGCGATATTGAGATTCAATATAAAGAAATTACTAAAATGAAAACAATGCTTACTGAATTGTATGTTCATCACAACACCGCAGGCAAAACATATGAAGACTTTGCCCGAGATATGGATCGTGATACTTTTATGAGTGCTCAAGAGGCACTTGAATATGGTTTAGTTGATATTATAGTTGATAAACGCCCAACAGAACTATTGTAGTATAGCTTAATTTGTACCTTTGAGGTGATAATTACATATGTTGTTGCTTAATCAACATCTCAAAGGTTCCAATGAATTCGAATAAATTAAAAATACATATTGAAAAATTAAATGAGATAAGCAATCAAAGGAAAGGATGGTTATTCTTTAGTTTTTTTGTATCTATTTCAATAATAGGAATTATTTTTGGTTGGAATTTAATTCACGAAAATCAATTTTTTTGGATTCTTACTTGTTTAGGTTTATTAATTTCAATGATTTGGTGGTATTGGACTATAAAGGTACTTCGTCATTTACTTGAACACAAGAAAATGGAATCTGAGATCTTAGGAGAAATAATTGAAGAAATCCGTAAGATTAAAGATGATGTTAGAAAACCTCCTTATATAAAACTTGACTAAATGAATAATCCCTGCTATACTATTCGTTTAGTATTTCTTTTTTAAATTTATAGGTAAACAAAATGACTTGGATCATTGACAAAACTTTTGAATTTTGTTATGGACACAGAGTTCATACACAGACGCTTAATGGTGAATATGCTGACGATTTAAAATGTGCATGTCGTCATCTTCACGGGCACGAAGGAAAAATGCAGGTGTTTTTATCTGCACCTATTTTAGACAATACAGGAATGGTTACTGACTTTAGACATTTAGAATGGCTAAAGCAATGGATTAACAAATATATTGATCATCAATTCGTAATTGACAAAAATGATCCGTTATATCCTCAATTAATTGGTAATAGAAATTTAATTCCTGTACTTGTACCAGGTACTGAGCATGTTGCAGGTTATCACTTAGATTTGAGCGATCTGCAAGAAAAGACTCCTGAATACGAATATTTTGAAGGATTTTTAATTGTTGATTTTGTTCCAACAAGTGAACAATTATCAAAATGGATGGCTGAACTTGTGCAAGTAAAAATGTCTAAGTTAGGCGTAACTGTTCAACGAATTGAATGGTGGGAAACTCCAAAATCAAGAGCTGTTTATTACAGAAATGGTTTATAAATTACAAATTGTAGTTGTAAATTTTTACCAGTAGTGTTATAATATCTTATGAAAACATATACTTCAACGTTAGAAACAGATCCTAATACAGGTGAATTAATGTTGCCTATTCCATCTGAACTTTTAGAAAATTTAGGATGGAATGAAGGTGATACAATAATTTTTTCTTTTTTAGATAACGAAACTATAACACTACGTAAAAAAACTAATGAATAATATTAAACGCCTCGGATTTGCATGTAAATGGATTGATGGACCAAGTCAAATTAACGGAATAAAACAAACTGATACTGCAAAAAAATACAATACCGGTACTACAACTGTTGCATGGCTTAAACGTCAATCTAAAGATGTTGCAGAACAAAAGCTTTGGGATTTAATAACTGATAATGTTGAAGCAACTCGTAAATTAATTGAAAAAGTTGGTAAATTAGATGATCATCTCCGTATGGTTCGCATTAGTAGCGACATTCTTCCTGTTTACACTCATAATGATTGGTCTTATTTTTATCGTAAGACAGATGTGTTGGCATTACTTCAACAAAAATTCAACACTGTTGGAGATATTGCTCGCAATAGTAACGTCCGTTTGTCTTTTCACCCTGGTCAATTTTGTGTATTGGCAAGTGATCGCCCTGAAGTAGTTGAACGTTCGATTGAAGAATTTGAATATCATGTTGATATGGCCCGCTGGATGGGATATGGAAAAACTTTTCAAGATATGAAAATAAATGTGCATATTGCCGGAAAAGCTGGTCCTCAAGGTTTTCTTAATACTTTAAAAAGACTATCTCCAGAAGCAAGAAATACAATTACTATCGAAAATGAAGAAATGAAACACGGTTTAGATGATTGCCTAAGCATCGCTGATCATATACCAGTTGTACTTGATATTCATCATCATTGGATAAGAGAAGGAGAATATATTTCTCCAGAAGATGATCGTGTTAAACGTGTTATAGAAAGTTGGCGTGGTGTTAGACCTACATGCCATTTTAGTGTTTCACGTGAAGACATTCTTGTTGGGCATGATCCTTATACTGCACCAAATCATTCGCAACTGTTGTTAGACGGATATAAAAAAGGAAAACTTAGAGCACATTCAAATTTTTACTGGAATAAACCAGTTAATAAATGGGCACTAAGTTTTCTTAAAACACATGATATTATGTGTGAGTCAAAAGCAAAAAATCTTGCTAGTTTTGCTCTTGCTGAACAAGCAAAAGTTCTTACTTTGCTTTAGGTTTTCTTCCGCGAGTTTTTTTAACAACAGGTTCAGCTGTTTCTTTTAAAACTTCTAATTTAACAGCTTCTTTTTTAACACTTGGTTTTCTACCACGTGGTTTACTTGAAGGTTTTTCAGTTTGAACAGCTTCTTCAATTGTTTCAATAATTGCAGGCTCTACAATTGAAATAACTTCTTTAATAATTGTTTCAACAACAGGGATAACATCATCAACCTTAGGAGTTTCTACCACAGGCTTAGATGATTTAATTCTAAATAATTTCTTTAAAAACTTAATCATGATTTTTTCCTTTTAAAAGTATGCAGACTATTTAAGCCAATAAATACTACGAGATACAAAAAAAGAATTGATTTATTTAAACAAATGTAGTATACTTTATATATGATAAAACTTAAAAAAATAACAGCAGTATCAGAAATACAACCATTAATTAAAAATATTAATTTAGAAATTAATCCTGGAGAAATACATGCTGTTATGGGGGCAAAACACAGTGGAAAATCTGCATTGGCCCATATTATTGCAGGACATCCGAGTATTCAACTTACTGAAGGAATAATTCGGTGGAACAATAAGAAATTTCCATCTGAAGCTGAACAAAGAGCTAAATTAGGAATTTTTGTAAGTTTTCAATATCCGCCTGAATTTGAATCAATTACAAATTTTGATTTAATAAAAGAGTGTTTAGGAACACAAGAAAAAGATATTGCTGAACTTTTTTTTAAATATAATGAATACTGTGAATTATTAGATCTTTCTCCGTATCATGGAGATTGTACTCCAAGTTTAGGCTCGATGAATATGAGCCAGGCAAAACGCAATGAACTTTTATATATGTTTTTGTCAAATCCAAAACTAATTATTTTAGATGAAATTGATACAGGTTTATCAGAAGAAGAAGTTGTATTAGTTGGTTCATTATTAAAAGATTTCTTAACCACTAAAAAAGGTTGTCTTGTTATTACACATAATAAAACATTATTATCAATTCTAAACCCAACACATGTACACGTAATGGTAGATGGAGAAATAAAACTGTCGGGCGAAACAGAACTTTACACAAGGATCATTGAAGATGGGTATTCAGAGTTTTCTTAAAGCACAAAAAGGTGATCCTGATTGGGCATTTACACCAGAAGAGTATTTTGACAAAGAATTTAAAATTATTGATGCGAGTTTAATTGAATTAGGTCAAGGAAAAACAGATAGTGTTATTCTTCGTCAAACTCCAACAGAAAAAGAAATGTTGGCTAAACATCTACATATAGATGTTCGTGAGAATGCTATTTTAGATTTAGCAATTATAAATGAAGCGACTGATAAACTTCGACAGGTTTTTATATATGATATCCGTGTAAGAGACGGTGCCCATATAAATATGGGTGTGTTTATCAAAGGCGGTAAGTTAAATAAGCATATTATTCAAGTTACACTTGACGAAGGTGCTAATTTTAATGCATATGGTCATGCAATAAACACTGTCGGTGGGGATTGCGAAATTGTTACAAAAGTTGATCATCAAGGTGCTTATAGTATAAGCAATCAATTCTTTACATGCGAAGCTGGAAAAAATAGTCAAACAGTATTTCAAGGTATGGCAAATGTTTCTGCTGAATCAATTTATTCGCAAGTTGGTATTGAAAATATAAATTTAGTAACAAGCATTAGCGGTATTTGCTATAGTATGCCTGAAGTGTTTAATCAGGTCGGATCTGTAAGAGTAAACACCGGTTCGACTACTGAAATGTTAGATTTAGAAAGAATTTATTACTTGCAAACTAGAGGACTAACTGAATCCGCTGCTGAAGCATTATTAATTACAAATCACAGGGAACAGGTACTGGATATAATTCATAGTCCTGAGATTAAAGAAGAAATTGAACAAATTTTACTCGGTTAAAGTTTGCTAATATCATCATTACTAGAAGCAGGGCGATCCCATATTGTCCTGCGTTCTACGCCTTTACGTTGAGCAAAACGTTTTTGATCACATTTATTACAAACGTGAAAATAATTGTTACTTAGTCGATTTGGTGACATTTGTTCTTTTGCACGTTCGAATACCTCCCCACAATTATCACATCTTAATATTGCAATAGTTTTTACCCTTGTATACTCATGTACGTTTCCTAACTTACTTTGTCTCGAAAAACAAGTTAAAATATTTTTAATAGTTATTAGCATCAAGTATTTACATTAAGGTTACAAAATAATTTGGTAAATACTCCAAACAGCAGCCTGTTCAGGAGATACTATGGCAAATAAACAAAATATTAATATCGGAATTCAATCAAACGACGGAACTGGAGATAGTATCCGCGATGCTTTTAGAAAAACTAATGAAAACTTTGATGCATTATTTGATGCATTAGTAAGTCCTCAAGGATTTAGATTTTTCGGAACATTAGAAGACACACCACAATCAGCATTACCAAAGAAAATGCTTGTCACAGATGCACTTGGTCAACGTGTAACACAAGTTGCATTAACAAGTGGAACTGGAATTTCTATAGATTTTAATTATGGATCAAGTGAATGGGTTATTAATAATAGTGCAAGTTCGTTATTAACAGATCCAAACCCAACTTTAGGTGCAGATTTAATTGGTTCTTCAGGAACAAGTTCATGGAGAGCAAAAGAATTTGCAAATCCTATAGCAGATCAAGATTTAGTAACTAGAAAATTTCTATATGATAACTTTTTAAATCGAGATGGTGTAACAAAATATGGAAACGAATTAAACACTACAACTAATATTGCTGGAAGTGTTTTTAGAGAAAATGTTAGTATTATTCCAAATGGTATTTTTACAGCAACTGTAACTAATAATTCTGGAAAGTATATTACTGTTCGCAATGCAAATGGGTCAACTAGCACTATTGACTTGACTTTACAAGCAACAGAAAGCAGTCATATTACACGTAAAGATTATGTTGATTCTAAAATAAGTTTACAAGGGGTTGATACAATTGATCCTGCGACAGGCGAAATAAATTCCGGATTCGGTAAAATGACCGGTCCGTTAATACTTTCTCGTAATCCTGTAACACAAGATGATTACGATTTTAACGGTTTTATTGCAGCAACAAAACAATATGTTGATAAAAATGACTTTTATAGCGACAATAACTTGTTTATTACAAAAAAAGGTCGAGATTATCAACCAGATATTCCGCCAGATCGACGAGGAAGAAGTCCTGCTTATGCATTTGCAAGTCTTAACAAAGCTGCACAATATGCTGAAAAACTTCAAGCTGCTGCACAAATCGAAGTAGGTGATTATGCTAGGCTTATTACTCATACAAATGGAATTTCAGCTACTGTTATTGATTCCACTAAAAATCAGTATGGAAATAATATTTCACGTTTGCGTTTATCAGTTGGATCATATGGGTCGGATCAATTTGGAGCCGCAGCAATTGGAAAATTTACAATTTTTCCAGGACAATATGTTCAAGGGGTATCAAGTGGTGCAATTGCATTAATTGAAAACATTGAAAAAGGAACAAATAGCGGCGATCCTGAAATTTACAAAATTTCATACGTTGATTATGGTGATGATTTTAATACAAGTATCAAAACTTCAACTCCTGATTTTTCAAAACCAAATCAAATTAAAATGAGTTTTGCAAGTGAGCCTCAGCAAATTGCTCCTGTTCCAAAATTTTGGGTTGGATATAAATTTTATACAGATACTGGAATACCAAATGGTACAATTCTTAGTGTCGGGTACGATGTTGATAACAACGGAATATATCATAATTATTTTATAGTTGAATTTGAATCATTAAAACCTGGTAATGACATAACATTTACAGAAAAACAATGGCATGTTTATTCTGGAGATTTTTCACCTGGCGAAACTATTGTTTATAATACAAATGTAAGTGCATTACAAATAACTTTTGTAATCGAATCAGGCGAATATTTTGAACAATATCCAATAAAACTTAGTGCAAATACATCAATTCGTGGTGATGAATTTAGACGTGTTATTATTCGTCCTGCTCCTGGAGTATCATCAAGTAAATGGGCAAATATCTACTTCCGAAGAGATGCACAAGTTGATGGTTTACAAACAACTGAATTAGATTATAGCACTGATTATGCTCACGGTGGAACTTTAAATAATTCAAATGCACAACCGAGTGGGTTGTCAGGATTAATTTCTGTTTCTATTAATACCGGAAAAGTTCCGAGTGAAATCAAAGGTTATATGTTTGTCGGAAACGGCGGACAAGGTATAATTGAAACAGTTGCTTTAGATGGTAGTGGTTTTACAGTTAATGTCGGAACTACGTTAACTTCATCTTCTCCGATTCCTTATGGAAGCTGGCATGTTTATAAACCAATCACATTTGGATACCATTATTTAAGAAATCCTAAAAAACCAATGAACTTATTGGTAACTGAAAATAATCCAGGTGGACTGGAAAATGCAGCAACCTTATTAAAATTAAACCGAAATTTCATCAAAAGTGAAGTTATTCAATATTTAGATAATAACTATGTTATAGGACAAACATTTACATACAATACAAGTACATGTTCACGTGATGTTGGATTATTTGTTGATAGTTTTGCACATGATTTAATTTATGGTGGTTCAGAGAGATCAATATATGCCGGTGATATTTATAAAAATATTCCATTAGTACAAACAAGTGAATCAACACAAACCGCTGCCGCAGTAACTTATTTAGGAAGTATCGCACAACAAATTATTTTAAATACGACTGTAACCTCATTAACAAGTGCTGAACAAATTTTTGATATTTCGTTAGTTGCAGAACCGACTGCTGGTATAATTTTAGCAGATTTAGTACAAGCAACTACTAGAATTATTTCAAATGATCTTGATTTTAATCCTCCAAAAGAAAATAATGAGTTAGATGTTTTCTTAATGAATGATGCAAATGTTATCCGGTATGTAAGTTGTCAAAATCATGGCGGGTTCATGCAAGTGTTGGATCCTGAAGGACAGATTAAAAATAAATCACCTTACACACAAACTGCATCATCATTTTCACAAAGTATAAGTAAACACGCTTTCCGTGGTGGTATGTTAGTTGACGGGTTTTCTGGGAATGTCCAAGCAACTACTAATAATTGGAATATTACTAATCCGTTAGAATTAGATATCACTGGATTATTAAGAAGACCACAAGTACCAACATTTTTTACAAATAATGGTATTAGATATGAAGTTGATTTTTTTACTAATTTTACACAAGATGGTGTTAATGAAAATAATGTTCCGTTATATTCTGCAACATTGAACTTAAATCCGTTAAGTCCTGGTGGTATTTTAAACGAAATTTTATCTGAGGATCGTGCTTCAAATGGAAATTTTAAAGCAAACTTAACAAATATTCCAATAACACTAGATCAACCTCAAGGAATTGGTGGAATTCCTGCAACAGGTCATGCAATATCAGATGGAACTGGTCATATCACTGGAATTGTTATTGATTTTCCAGGAATAGGTTACACCACGACTCCAAATATCAGTGTTGGAGGGGCTTTTTTAAATAATTTAAACATTGTAGATGGTAAAATAACAAGTGCGTCGATTGTTTATGGCGGGTTAGGTTATACTAATATTACTTTAATAAAAATCATTGCAATAGGTGCATTCGGAGTTGAAACTGCACAAGGTCAAGTAACTCAAGTTGATGAAAACGGTTCAATTACTGCAATTTCGATCACAAATCAAGGAGCAAATTGGACTTCAAATACTATGTATAGAGTCGAATTTGGAAATTTATCGATTACTGTACCGCCTCCTCAAGCAGGTTTTATTGATGTTCCTCCAACTAATATCGAACTTGTAACTGCTGGTAACCGTTCAATGTTAGCAAACGATTTTACACAGGTAAATGACTTAGGATATGGAATTTTTGTAACAAATGGCGGTTTTATGGAAAACGTTTCTATGTTTACATATTATTGTTATCGTTCATACTTTTCGTTAAATGGTTCACAGGTTCGTTCAACTACAGGGTCATCTGCTTATGGTGAATGGGGATTAATTGCTGATGGTGTTGATCCAACTGAAGTTCCACTATCAATTACAACAGTATTTCCAATGATTCAAATTGCAACAGCATATGTTGCTAATCCATTGTTTCCTGCACAGGCAAATCAATCGTTCATTTATGTAACAATAGATCCTGATAACGGCGGATTTCCTCCTCTTAATGCAAGCACTATTGAACTAAATCACGGAGGCATTCGTCGACAATATTCAATCGGAACAGCAAGTCCTGCTGTTAATTCAAATAATGAAATAATTCCAAATAGATATTTGCTTTCATTTAATTCAGGAAGTGTTTCTGCAAGTTCAAACGGAATTGGATTACTTGTTGAAGTAAACAATGGTGATCCGGTTATTATTCGAACCGGAAGTTTGTTTAAAATTAAAGGGTTTGATCCTGCATCAATTTCAAGACCAATTACTTCATTAACTTGGAATGATGATCCAACAACTGTTTATCATATAACTGATTTTTCATCCGTTCAACCAGATGGTGCTGTATTTGGTTATTCATCGGAAGAATATAATTATATTTCTTTTCGTTCAGCAGAACAAGGTCTTACACAACCAGCAATGGTTTTAGATCAAAATGGTAGTAATTATACAACTGCAACTATTGTTATTGGAACAGCAACAAATGTTATTACTAATAATATTTTACAAACTGTATCTGGTACACAAGGAAACGGAACAATTGGAATACAAACTATCTCATTAAATAATATTTCAAATATTATTGTAGGTCATAAAGTATCAACAAGTACATATATTATCGATAATACATTTGTTACATATGTTAATACAACAACAAAACAAATCTGTATTAGTAATCCAACTGTTGGTGAAATTCTTAATGGAACAACATTAACGTTTAATGCAGTTTATCCAACGGCACATGCAAACATCTCAAGTGGCACTATTGCAAGCATTACTGTTGATAACGGTGGGGCTGGGTGGAAATCAAGTTCTACTACTATTACAATTTCAGGTGACGGAATTAACGCGCGCGTTGAATCGCCATTAAAAATTGCAGGTATTATAGGTTCAAAAGTTGTTAAAATTTCAACATTAAATTTAATTGATCAAAATAGAATACAACAAGGATTAATATTAAATCCTCAACGTTTATATCAATTTGCTCATGGAAACTCAATTTATAAGATAACTGGATATCGTGCACCTATTGACGAACATTCGTTGGCCGAAATTGATATCGATAAACCGTTAGTTGAAGCTATATCTTTAGGAACCTCGTTTAATGCAGGTCTTCCTGTTTATTCATATGGTGCATTAACAACAAGAATTTCAATTTTACGTGCATCAGGTCATGATTTTGTTGATATAGGTACAGGTGGTTATGCAACAACACGTATTCCAAATGACTTATATGGACCGCCAATTCAACAACCAAATTCGAGTCATGAAGTTCTTGAACAAAATCGAGGTCGTGTTTTTTATGTATCAACTGACCAAGATGGAAATTTCCGTGTTGGAACTGCATTTGCTGTTAACCAAGCACAAGGTTCTGTAACAATATCAGCACCAGTTGATCTTAGTAATTTAACTTCGATAGGATTACGTCGTGATTTAGGTCCGTCGATTAATGAATTTTCAATCGACAGTATGATGAATTCAGAAGCTGATTATAAAGTTCCAACTGAACAAGCAGTTGTTAACTATATAAATCGTCGGTTAGGTATCGATCGAAATGGAAATATTTACCCTGGATCACCATTAGGTCCTCAGTTCTTATCACTTGATGGCCAATTATCAATGAAGGCTGATTTAGATATGTCCGATGATATTAATGGACCTCATCGTATTATAAATTTAAAAAATCCAATAAATTCATCAGATGCATCAACTAAAGGTTATACTGATTCAAAATTATCAACCGATGGAACACGAGCACTTGATGCTAATGGAATAACAATTCAACCTGAATGGGGCAATATGAATGGTCCGTTGCAACTATTTGATGATCCTAAAACAAAAATTGCAACAGTTGCTAATCTTGCAGCACAGGGAGCAAATCATATTGAATTTACAGTTGAAACAGTACAAACTTCAGAAGTGCAAGCCGGTGATTTCTTTTCAAATCAAGTTATCGGTCAAGGAATTAAAACTGGCACTATTGTAACATCAATTAGTTCTTCAACATATGGATATGATTTTATTCTAAGTGATACACTTGATTCTGCAATTTCTTCTGGTACTCCGATTACTTTTGAACCGGTAAGACAAGCAGTTACAAAAGGTTATGTTGATTTCCATGACAAATATATTACTGCAACAACTTTAACAGTTAGTGGTCAATCGATATTACATGCATTAACTGCGACTGATGTTACTGCAACAACTTTAACAGTTAGTGGTCAATCGATATTACATGCATTAACTGCGACTGATGTTACTGCTACTACTTTAAAAGTTAGTGGTCAATCGATATTACATGCATTAACTGCGACTGATGTTACTGCTACTACTTTAAAAGTTAGTGGTCAATCAATATTAGCAACACTTAAACTTGATTCAACTGAAATTGCACTTGGTAAAAATGCTGGACTAACATCTCAAGGTACCAATGCAGTTGCAATCGGTGCAAGTGCTGGAAATGATACTCAAGGTACCAATGCAGTTGCAATCGGTGTATATGCTGGATATACTACTCAAAGTGATTATGCAGTTGCAATCGGTCAAAATGCTGGAGCAACAGATCAAGGTAGTAGTGCAGTTGCAATCGGTCAAAGTGCTGGACTAACAACTCAAAGTAATTATGCAGTTGCAATCGGTCAAAATGCTGGACTAACAACTCAAGGAGCAAACGCAGTTGCAATCGGTGCAAATGCTGGAGCAACAAATCAAACAGCAAATTCGATCATAATAAATGCAACTGGTGCTGCATTAAATTCATCAAATGCCGGAACATATATTGCTCCAATACGTGCAGATAGTTCAAATGCGGCAACTGATTGGGCTGTTCATTATAATCCAACAACTAGCGAATTAACTACTGCTACAGCAATGCATTTAACAGGTACTGCAAATGAAGTTACAGTTAGTGGTTCAACTGGTAGAGTTACTATCGGATTACCTGATTATGTTACTGTAACTAATTTAACGGTAAAAAATGAAATTAGAGGTGAAAAATATAGCTATCAACTTGCAAATGCAACTGATGGTGGTCAATATAATGCAATTGATCAAGGTTCTAATTTAGCGTATTACAACGCAATGTTTAGAAATGACGGTGACAATGTATATTTGTTAAGTTCATCTTCAGCAACTTCTCAACTTAATGCACTTAATGCAGGATGGAATTATTATAGACCATTTGCATGGAATCTTGAATCAGGAAATGTATCGATTGCAAATAATTCTAACGGAGTAGACACTAACGTTTTAATCGGTGGAGCTACAACTTTTTCTAAACAAGTTACTGCTAATACTACACTTACTGCTGCAATTTTAAGAACAACAGATACTGAAATTGCACTTGGTGATCAAGCTGGATATACTTCTCAAGGTACAAGTGCAGTTGCTATCGGAAATTCAGCTGGTACTAATTCTCAAGGTACAAGTGCAGTTGCAATCGGTTTAAGTGCTGGACTAACTTCTCAAGGTAGTAGTGCAGTTGCTATCGGAACTTCAGCTGGTACTACTTCTCAAGGTCAACAATCAGTTGCAATCGGTTATAATGCTGGATATACTACTCAAGGTATGCAAGCCGTTGCAATCGGAAATTCAGCTGGACAAAATACTCAAAGTAATTATGCAGTTGCAATCGGTCAAAATGCTGGAGCAACAGATCAAGGTCGTAGTGCAGTTGCTATCGGAAATTCAGCTGGACAAAATACTCAAAGTAATTATGCAGTTGCAATCGGTGTAGATGCTGGATATACTTCTCAAGGCCGTAGTGCAGTTGCTATCGGAACTTCAGCTGGTACTAATTCTCAAGGTACAAGTGCAGTTGCTATCGGTTTAAGTGCTGGACTAACTTCTCAAGGTCAACAATCAGTTGCAATCGGAGCAAGTGCAGGGTATAGCAATCAAGGAGATGACGCAGTAGCGATTGGTAATCAAGCTGGAGCAACAAATCAAACAGCAAATTCAATCATAATAAATGCAACTGGTGCTGAATTAAATTCATCAAATGCTGGAACATATATTGCTCCAATACGTGCAGATAGTTCATCTGCGGCAACTGATTGGGCTGTTCATTATAATCCAGATACAAGTGAATTAACTACTGCTACAGCAATGCATTTATCAGGTACTACAAATGAAGTTACAGTTAGTGGTTCAACTGGTAGCGTTACTATCGGATTACCAAACTATGTTTCAATTCAATATTTAAATGTAATAACAAAATCAACAGCAACAGATTTAACTGTTAATAATTCATTGCGTTCAGATTCAAGTGGTACAATAGTATATGGAACTTGGACATTAGCAACAGGTGCAACATTCCAAGCAACATATGCTGACTTAGCTGAATGGTATTCATCAGATGTTGAATATGAACCAGGAACTGTTCTTGTATTTGGTGGTTCTGCTGAAGTTACAACAACAACAGAACTTGATGATATAAGAGTTGCTGGACCAGTAACTTCACATCCTGCATATGTATTAAATCAAGGATTAACAGGAACAAGATCATGCATTGCATTAATTGGTCGTGTGCCGGTTAAAGTTAGTGGATTTGTTAAAAAAGGTGATTTATTAACAACTTCAAATACTCCAGGTTATGCTAAAAAAGCAACTTTTCCAATTTTAGGTTCGATAATTGGTAAAGCATTAGAGGATAAAACAGATCCAGGACAAGGTATAATCGAAGTAGCAGTAGGTAGACTGTAATGACAAAACCTATATGGCAAACAACATCAGGGTTCTTAGGAACCCTGTCTGAAAGAATAACAATGTCTATTAATTTAACTGCAACAAATGCTAGTTCATATTCAATAATTAGTGGACAATTACCAACTGGACTTTATCTTAACAACTCTACAGGTGTTATTTTAGGAACACCATGTTCTGTTCCAGTAGATATAGAATCAACTTTTGTTATAAGAGCAACAAATACACAAGGTGTAAGTGATAGAACTTTTAGTTTTGATGTAACCGGTCCAAGTAATCCAGTTTGGATTACTTCAAGTGGGCTACTGCCTGTTGGTCTAAATGGTGAGTTTTATTCAATTAATAAAGAATATGTTGATTATCAACTTAGAGCAGAAACTGATATTTTAAGTAAGGGTAATACTCTTAAATATTATATAGGTGATAATGAAGGAAATTTACCCCCAAATTTAAAATTATCAACTGATGGACGAATTACAGGATATATTAACGATAGTTTAAAAATAGATAAAACAGTTACATTAAATGGAGGTTATGATACAGAATATTATGATGCATTTCCATATGAACACAGCTCAATTAACCAATCATTAGCTAATTCTTCAACTTATATTAAATCTTATCAAATAAATTATGTTGCAAAAGAACGTCCGGCACGTGTGATCCTTACCGAGTCACACGACATAAAAGATAAAGATCAAATTTTTATTCAAAACATTAAAGGTATGACAACTCTTAATGGAAATTTTTATTATTGTAAAGTTATTGATATAAGAAGTATTAGTCTTTATACTAACGAAGCTCTTTCAACTCCTGTTGATGCTTTAGGATTTACTTCGTATATTTCAGATGGAAAAGTATATTGGGGAAGTACTCAACAACTTCAACCAGAGGTTATTAACCGAATTTATCAATTTTATGTAACAGTAACTGATGGAATTCAAAGTTCACGTAGATTATTTGACATTAAAGTACTCGATCACGAAAGTTTAAGAGTTGACACAACATATATGAGTGTTGATGATGCAGATCTTAATGCAAGTGCTGGTTATATATTGGCACCGATATGGCAAAGTAAATATGGTGAAAAACTTCCAAAAGTACAAAATCTCGGAACAGTTCGTGCAGGAAAACCTCAAATTTTTAGTATATATGACTACGATCCTTACCCGTTAGATGGTCCTGTACTGTATGATTGGAACACAGTTGGAGTAAATCCAGATATTAAATTGTATGTTGATAGTCAAATTAACCTTGCGCATTTACCAACAAAAAATTTAAAAGGTCAAAATGCTGTTTATTATAAAAATGCAGAAATTTTACCTGTTAAAGGGATGAAAATTCAATTTAATGAATTTATTCCTAATACAGATTCGACCATTTACACAATAACTGGTGTTATTAAATTAACTGAAACCACAGGTATCCTTAATATTGACCAACCATTATCTCAGCAATTGCCTGATTCGAGAATTTTTTATGTCGGAACGGTGAATCAACACCCTCCAGGTCTAACCTTAGATCCAATGAATGGTAATTTATATGGTCAATTAATGTATCAACCAGCATTTGCGTTAGGATATCGATTTACTGTTAAAGTTATAAAAATTGATCAAGCAACAGGAGATGATACTTTATATAATGCTGTCGGTAGTAACAATGCAAGGATTGTAGGTAAAGTTTATACAGAAACAAACAATTCATTTCCAAGTAATGTTCTTAATGCAGAAACTTATACCGGATCAATTGGAGATATTGTGTTAGTTAGTATGACTCCAGCAGTAAATGCTGATTTACTTCTCCCTTTAATGGACGGAACCGTACGAGCTTACGTTTTCACCGGCAATAGTTGGGTTTATCTTGGTGAAACAGTGGCATCAAATCAAATTTATCTGTTAAATGTGTTAGGTGATGTACAAAGTTCGATTCAATTTGTTAGTACAAGTTCATTAGGAACACTAATTCCAGGTGAAATTAGTGAAATTGCAATTAAGGCTATAAATCTAAATACAAATTATGCAATTGAATATGAAATAATACAAGGTCAATTACCACAAGGATTGATATTAAATCAAGATGGTACCATTCAAGGTAAAATTGTAAACACCGGACAAACTTATTTTGATTTTACTTCAACTTCACATTCATTTGGCTCGTTATCAATCGATGGAGGACAAACTTCAGTTGATAAAAATTTAAAATTTACTGTACGTGCAAGTGATGTATATAGATTAAGTTCAATTGATAAAGAATTCTTTATTACTGTAAACACTGACACACTAACCGATTACACAAGAATATATGTGAAACCATTTTTATCAAAAGAACAACGTTTTTCATATTCAACGTTTGTTACTGATCCGATAATTTTTGATCCTGTGTTAATATATAGACCAAACGATCCGGAATTTGGTATTCAAAAACAAATTAAAATGTTATTAGAAACCGGTATTGAACAAGTTGATATAAATTTATATGCCGAAGCAATGCAAGAATATTTTCATCGTAAAAGTTTTTATTTTGGTGAAGTTAAAAGTGTGTTGGCGCAAGATCAACACGGAAATGATATTTACGAAATAATTTATGTTGACATTATTGATAATCAAATGATTGGAAATATTGCATCTCCACTATATGCAACATCTGTTGAAAATATGCGATATGCAATTGAATCGATTCAAATAACTCCAAATTCAATCATTAGTGTAGATGAAAGATTATATCCAAAATATATGACAACAGTACAACAAGACACTGGTGTTCCGTTAGGGTTCATTAAAGCGGTTCCTCTTTGTTATACAATTCCTGGCGGGTCAATTAAGATACTTTCAAGAATAAAAAATGCATTAGATACTAACGCATTTGATTTTAAACAATATCATTTTGATACTGATCGTATTATTATTGAAAATGTTAAAGATACAGAAAAACCTGGGTGGTTAATGAATCCAACCGACCGCTAATAAATATAAGTTTAAGGACAGAAAAAATTATGGCAAGTAACGTAACTAACTATTCACAAAATATAGACACAAATTTTCCCGTTCAAGGTCAAGATAATCCTAGTCAAGGATTTCGAGATAATTTTGCACAAATAAGATTAGCACTTAATACCGCGGCAGAAGAAATTTCAACGGTACAAACACTTCATTCATCATCAAATTATACGTTACTTCCTGCAACAAATACAATACTCGGTGGTGTTATTCCTGATAATGCTACAACTTTTGTTGATTCAAATGGAAGGATACGTGCTCAAACATCTTATGTTTTACCTGTAGCAAGTCCTATAATTTTAGGTGGTGTTAAAATTGGCAGTAACATAACATATAGCTTAGATGGAACAATTAGTGTAGCAAATTTATCAACTGCTACAACAAATATTCTCGGTGGAGTTAAAATTGGTACAGGTATTTCGATTACTAGTGATGGAACTATTAGTGCAACAACTGCTTCACAATTTACATTAACAACTGCAACAGCAAGTCAATTAGGTGGGGTAAAGATTGGTACAGGTGTTTCTATTTCACAAGATGGAACTATTAGTGTAACAACTGCTTCACAATTTACATTAACAACTGCAACAGCAAGTCAATTAGGTGGGGTAAAGATTGGTACAGGTGTTTCTATTTCACAAGATGGAACTATTTCGGTCACAACAGGAAGTTTTGCTTTACAAACTGCAACATCGGTAATATTAGGTGGTGTTAAAATTGGTACAGGTATTTCAATTACTAGTGATGGAACTATTAGTGCAACAACTGCTTCACAATTTACATTAACAACTGCAACAATAAATTCACTCGGCGGAGTTAAAATTGGATCAGGTGTTTCTATTTCACAAGATGGAACTATTTCAGTCACAACAGGAAGTTTTACTTTACAAACTGCAACATCAGTAATATTAGGCGGAGTTAAAATTGGATCAGGTATTTCAATTACTGGTGATGGAACTATTAGTGCATCAGTTAGTAGTTCGTTACCATCTCGTGTACAAGTAATCGGAACATCATCATCTATTGCTAGCGGAGCAACTGGAAATTTAACAATTGTCGGATATAAAGGATATGTTTTATATAATGTAGGAGTTGTATCAGCAGTCGGCGGAGCTTGGGTAAGAATATATAGTGATACTGCTTCAAGAACAGCAGATAGCAGTCGTAGTATGTTAGTTGATCCAACTACAACTGGAATTATTGCTGAAATAGTTACTACTAGTAGTAGCACTACAGTACCAGTTACACCAGGTGTAATAGGATTTAATAATGAATCTCCCCCAACTTCAAATATCGAGTTAGCAATTACAAATAATAATGGTTCAGCTGGTACATTTGCAATAACATTAACTTTATTACCATTGGAATCTTAATATGTCAACTATCGCAGAATATATCGTTACATTAAAATCTTTTGATGACCTTGATCAATTTTATATTGATATGGAAACAGTTGGAGGAACAACTGAAATTCCAGAACGAGCTGTTTCAGTTTATCGTCGAAGACCGATTAGCCGAAACACGCATTATTGTTTAACGATCGACGAAGCAAATCGACTGATGCAAGATCCAAGAGTTGAAGGTGTGGAATTAGCAGAGTTATTATTAAACTCAATAACTCCATTATGGACACAGACTGGAAATTTTGAGAAATATGCACTAAGCAGCACGGGTAAAAACTGGGGATTGTATAGATGTATCAATGGACAACAAGTACCAAATTGGGGATGGGAAGGTGTTACCGCAATTAATAATAGTGTAACTTCGGGCCTGAGCGGTAAGAATGTTGATGTTTTAATTGTTGATGGTCATTTTGATCCAGCACATCCAGAATTTAGTGTTAACCCAGACGGCACTGGTGGATCTCGTGTGGTACAGTTAGATTGGTATACATTAAACTCAGTTGCTGCATCAGTTGATGATGATAATGCAACATTGTTATCAGGTACATATTTGTACACTCCTTATCATTACGGCATCGGAGAAGTAGCAGATGAAAATAATCACGGTTGCCATGTTGCCGGAATAACTGCAGGTAACTCAAACGGATGGGCAAGAAGTGCAACTATTTACAATATTAACCCATATCAAAATATTCAACGTACAATGTCAGTATTAACAATGTGGGATTATATTAGAGCATTTCATCGAACAAAATCTAAAAATCCTGCGACAGGAACACGTAATCCTACAATTTGTAATTGTAGTTATGGATCATCGATTACATTTCCAACTACAGGCCAATCTGGATCTATTACTAAAACAAATTATAGAGGAACAATCCTCGGAGATGGCACAACTCCGTTGAACGCTGGACAATTACATGCAAGCGGTATATACAGTGGAGTAGTGCCTTACTTTTCAACTTCGATAGCTGCAGATATCCAACAAGCAATTGATGATGGTATTATTGTAGTAGCAGCAGCAGGAAATGAATCTTCATTAATTGATACAGTTGGCGGGTTAGATTATAATAATACATTTGAAGCAACTTATTTCGGAATACCTAGTACATGGTATAGTAATAGAGGAACTACTCCGAGTGCAGCATCTAATGTAATATGCGTAGGATCAATAAATAATTCTGTAATCGAACAGAAAGCAAGTTATAGTAACACAGGTCCTCGAATTTCAATTTTTGCACCTGGAACTAAGATTACAAGTTCAATAAATAATTCTTATACGACTTGGGGGGCCATTAATGATAGAAGAAATAACACATATTTTATAACGTCAATTTCAGGTACTTCAATGGCATCTCCACAAGTGTGCGGGATATTAGCATGTGTTTTAGAATTATATCCAAGAATGACGCAAGCTGATGCATTAGCATACATTCAAAAATATGCAAAACAAGGACAGATAACATCGACTTCAGGTGGAGTAGGAGATGTAACTGATATTCTTAATGCAGGTAATCGATATTTGTATTTTAATCAAGAAAGAGGTTCAATAAACACAGTATTTCCAAAAGTTAATAATTTTTTAAGACCATCTTCTGGTCTTTTGTTTCCAAGAACTTCACGTAATATTAGATTCAAATAATAAATCACAATTAAATAATTTTATAAAATAGGTAAATTAAAATGACAAGTTCAATAACAAATTATAGTTCAACTATAGATGTGCAATTTCCAGTTCCTGGAGTAGATAATGATACTCAAGGTTTTAGAGATAATTTTGGTAATATTAAAAATGCATTAGATGCTGCTTCATCAGAAATATCTGATCTGCAAATCATTCAATCCGCATTAGTTTCATTAGTTTCAACTGAACCTTTATATTCATACGGACAACCTGGTGATTTACAAGGTCAGATTTATGCAACAACACAAACTGTTTACATTTGTACCCAATCATATGTAAATACTTCAACAAAAATTTGGGCAAAAATTAATTGTATTAATTGGTAACAATATATGTTTAATCCTTTGATAGAAGATTTTACGCATCTAAAAGATAATGAACTTGATGCTAAAATTACAGATTTAAATAAAAAATATAGTATTTCTTTAAGAACAGGAAATAGTGCCCTTGCAATGCAAATAGCCATCATCCTCGAATCATTGAAAGAAGAAATTCAAAGACGTCAATACGAAGCTTCTAAGAAACTCATGCAAAAACAAAATAAAGACCTTGATGGTCTAATCAATGTCGGTTGATCTTTCTTAAAAAATATGCTATACTTAGACAATGAAATCAACAGAATTTGGCGAAATTATTTTATCAGAACAGGATATAGTCCAAGGCCTATATTCTGGTAAAATTACAGATTTAAACAATCTAAATATTGACAATCTGAAATTAATTGAACAATTTAATTTTGCACGTAAACAAAATGCAGATGTATTTCAAGATTTAAAAAGTTTTCAAAATTTATATACTTCAGTTAAATTGTTTGATAAATCAAACCAATCAAATTGGTTCATGCCAGAAGATTATTGTACAAATTTAGTAGAATTTTTATACGATCAATGTACGACCAAAGAACAACAAACAAGAGTAGACCAAGAATTAACTTTGTTTATTCAACATAACATGTTTGATCTATTATTTTATCTTAAATACCTAGTTGACACAATGCGAGAACATAATGTTGTTTGGGGTGTTGGTCGAGGAAGTAGTGTTGCAAGTTATGTATTATACTTAATCGGAATACATAAAGTTGACAGCATTAAGTATGATTTAGACATACATGAATTTTTAAAATAAGGAGAAGTAAAATGAGTGAACGTAAAGTATATCGTAGTATGCAAGGTAAAGAAGTTGATATGGAAGCATTAGCACAACGCAACGAAACAATGCCAGCAGTTGGCAATGTTCGAATGAACGCTCGAGGTGATGAGTTAGGACCCGGCGGTATCATTGCTCGTAAACGTGAAGATATTGTAAACGACCACTATAATCAACAAAATCCTAACAAATAAGGAAAAAAATGAGTAAAATTTTCGGTAAATTACTACCATTAAAGAAAAATGTTTTTGTAAGTGATATTAACTTTGATGAAGAAATTACTTCAAGTGGAATAGTATTACTAAGTGATAACGGTAAAGGTCATGGTGTTAAACCTCGGTGGGCAAAAGTTTGGGCCATAGGTCCCGATCAAACTGATGTTAAAGTTGGCGAATGGGTCTTATTAGAGCACGGTCGATGGACACGCGAGGTTGATTATCAAAATGAAGATGGCACAATTACTAAACTTCATATGGCAGATCTCAACGGTATAATGCTAGTTGCAGACGAAAAACCAAGTGATATACAAATAGGTATAGCTGCAAAAGCTGGTTCAAATTTTAACTTTAACATTCCGGGATAATATGTCAGTTTTTAAAGATCAAGAAAAATTTATGGTTGCATGTGATCAATCTGTTGATAAATTCAACAATGATCAATTTACGATGTATGTAAAATTAATTGCTGAAGAGTCACAAGAACTTATTGATGCTATCACAGCAAGTGATAAAGTTGAAACATTAGATGCATTAATTGATATACTTGTTGTAACAATCGGTGCAATTCATTCAATGGGCGCAGATGCTGAAGGTGCATGGGATGAAGTAATGCGTACAAACTTTGCAAAAATTGATTTAGACACAGGCAAAGTAAACAAACGTGAAGATGGAAAGGTATTAAAGCCCGAAGGATGGAAAGCTCCTGAATTAGCACAATTTGTTGAAAAAATAAATCTTTAATAATATCGAAAAGGGTATTGACATGCCCTTTTCTTCCCAATATACTAGCACAAATTAACACACAAAGAGAGAAAAAATATGGCAAAAGCATTATGGGTTGAACAATACCGTCCAAATACCGTTGATGGGTATGTATTTCGAGATGACAATCAAAAGAAACAAATTTTATCTTGGATTAAAGATAGATCAATCCCGCACTTGATGTTAAGTGGAGCACCTGGTATCGGTAAAACAACTTTAGCAAAATTATTGCTTCATGAAATTGATATTCCTGATTTTGATGTTCTTGAAATGAACGCTTCGAGAGAACGTGGTATTAAAGAAGTTCAAGAACGAATTACAAACTTTATTAGTATGATTCCTTTTGGACCATTTAAAGTTGTATTATTAGATGAAGCAGATTACTTAACTCCAGATGCACAGGCTGCGTTAAGAGGAGTAATGGAGGAGTTTTCAGGTACTAGTCGTTTTATTTTAACATGTAATCATCCTAATAAAATTATTCCAGCAATTCATAGTCGTTGTCAACAAATGCATTTTACAAGCATTGATCAAACAGAATTTACTGCTCGTGTTGCAACAATTTTAGTTGAAGAAAATGTTGAGTTCGATCTCGATACTTTAGATACTTATGTAAAAGTTACATTTCCAGATTTACGTAAATGTATTAATTTTGTTCAACAAAATACACAAGATGGTCATTTGCTTGGAGCAAAACAATCAGATGCAGGACAAGCTGATTGGAAAATACAAATGGTTCAATTATTTAAAGATGGTAAGATCAAAGAAGCACGAAAACTTATATGTGGAAGTGCTCGTCCAGAAGAAATGGAAGACGTTTATCGCTGGATGTATGATAATTTAGATTTATTTGGACAAGATGATGATACTAAAGATTCTGCATTATTAATTATTAAACAAGGATTAGTTGATCATGCATTAATTGCTGATCCTGAAATAAATCTTGCCGCAGTTTGTGTCAAATTAGCTAGATTACAATAAAAACAAAAACCGCATACGTGATTTGCAGGTCGTTATGTATGCGGCTTTTTTTAAATTGTAAGGTACTACTTTTAGTCTAATTCCTTGTAGATTGATAAGATCTCTTTAACTACAGGGTGGCGCTCTATGTCTTTTGTTTCAAACTTTGCCATAGCAATCATACGGTTTTCACCTCCTTGGTCGTACAGACTGCAAAATTCTAGCAAACCATTCTCTTTTGGTCTGTCAGCTTGGTTTAAATCACCAGTGACAACCATTCTCGATCCTTCCCCAATACGTGTTAATAGCATTTTCATCTGACTAGGTGTTGCATTCTGCATTTCATCAGCAATGATAAAAGCATGTTTGAATGTACGACCGCGCATATATGCCAATGGGCTTATTTCTAAAATCCCATCTTCTAACAATCCTGCTACTTCTCTTGGGTGATAATACTCATGGAACACATCAAATATAGGTCTTGTCCAAGGCTCCATCTTTTGGTTTAATGTACCTGGTAAAAACCCATGTTCTTCATCAACAGAAACAGCTGGCCGGGTTACTACGATCTTTTCAATCACCCCCTCTTTTAATTGTTTAATGGCCCACTGAACCCCAAGCATCGTTTTACCAGTACCCGCAGGTCCGATAGCAAAAATAATGTGTTTCTTAGGATTTTTAAGATACTCGAGGTATTTTTCCTGGCTGGTATTGCGAGGAATTATGTTAACTTCGCGTTTCTTTTTGATGTAATGTTTGATTTCGATGAGGTTTTGTGCCTCATTTCCTCGCGGATCTGCACCATTTGTGCCGTTGCTGCGTTCGCGTCTCTTAAGTCTTGACAAGTTTGACCTCCTTTAAGGGATGACCTGCAACAATATTTAAGTTATTTTTAAAAAACCGTTTTTAAAGAGGCTTTTTTTGAATAGCTGTTTATTTGCATAAATATTGTGTCAAGAGGACACGAGAAAACTATGCATGATATTGTAGATATAATTAAAAACATCGAATCACTAACTACAAGTGATGATTCTTTTAAAATCTTGAAAGATTTTGAAAGAGTTATTGACGATCTAGACCTATACGTTTTTAAAAATTGGGAAGATGGCGAACTTATTGTCGGACCTGAGGTTCATAGGCATTCAGTTAGTTGTAAATTTATGTGGTCAGAGGAAAAAATGCCTGATCCAGACGCTGCTTCAAGGCTTTTAGACTACGGATGTAAGGTAACTTACCAAAAAGAAGAATTACTTGTTCCTCGTAGAGTATTTAAACCGAGTGATTTTCGTCCTGGTACTAAAAAAGGTAAAATTGATGCTCATCCTGTATGGATTGTATCAATTACAATGCCAAAAAAATTAATGCAAGACATATTCCAAGGACAAAAACGTCAACAAAGTGAATATATCAAAGATCACATTAGTCTTGATCCAAATAATTCAATGAATGCAGACTCATCAGCACAGGAGGCGATGCCAAATGACCCAGTTGCAGAACCAATTCAAGGACAATAAGGTTATGGAAGGCTTGCGTAGAGCTGATCTAAAAGATATGATTGATAATCTTTTCACTATCGATCAATATGCCAGCAAAATGGGTGATGATAAAGATATTATCACATTACGATTTCGTGCAGCAAACAAAGAACCTGCGATCGATCTAATGGAATTTATTGAAAGAGGTTTCGAATTTGTTCTTGATGCAGATGTGAGTTCAGGTGAAGAACGTGACGGACAATATAGCATTTTTGTTGAACTTGAAAGAAATGATCAAGCACCTTCAAAGATAACAGAATTATTAAGCGGACTTAGTCAGTTATGTGATTGCAAATCTTGGAGATTTCGTTGGTATAAAGATATACAAGGACACGATTTTACCAAAGAAGCTATCATTAAAACCGTACCTTTATCACCAGATGAATATGCAAATAGCATAGAAGGTGCAGATGCTGGAGAAGTTTCAACATTTTTTGATCAAGGTGCTATGGATTCAATAGAAGTTGATGAAAATAGAAACATTACTTTTAGAAAACCTTATGCAGAACCATTAACTGCAAAAGTTATTGCTATAGGTGAATATAATACATTAAAAAATGCACTTAAAGGTGCAATTCAATTAGACGAATCAAGCCAAGGACAGGTTTTATATTTAAATAAGTATCTAGGAAACTACGATATTAACAAAATTGAAAATCATTTCTTAATTAGAAATAAAAATAAAGCAGTAATTCTAGCCAAAACAATTTGGTAAACTAATTTTAAAAGGATAAAACATGTCAGAATCATTTGATTTTAATTTTACACAGAACCAGCTTGCACAAATTATTACAAATAATCCGGTTATTGAACATTGGTTTGAAGCATTAAACACAATTCTTCCAGATTATGAAATTAATACAATTCCACGTGTTGCGGCATTTTTAGCACAAACTGCACACGAAAGTGGTAATTATAAATTTTTAAAGGAAAATTTAAACTATAGAGCTGTTACATTAAGAAAAGTATTTCCAAAATACTTTCCAAACGATGCAATTGCAAATGAATATGCTCAAAAACCAGAAAAAATTGCTAACAAAGTTTATGCAAATAGAATGGGAAATGGTTCGGAAGAATCAGGTGACGGATATCGTTATTGTGGTCGAGGTCTGATCCAATTAACTGGAAAAAGCAACTATACTTGGTTTGCTGAAAGTTTAGAAATCACTCCAGAAGAAGTTGCTGAATATCTAAGCACTTTTGAAGGTGCTGTACAATCAGCTTGTTGGTTTTGGGAAACAAATAACTTAAATCAATTTGCAGACAAAAGAGATATTATTATGTTAACAAAACGTATAAATGGAGGTACAATCGGTTTAGAAGATCGTATTAAACATTATGATCATGCAATTAAAGTTTTAAAAGGACAATAAAATGTCTCAAATCTTTTGGATGTTAAGTTTACTACCAGATAACGTGTTGAATGTATCAATAAACATTGCTATCATATTAGGATTAATCTTAACATTTGCTTTATCTTTTATAAATTCTATATATATTGACTTATATAAACCGCCTTTACAACTTTTAGGAATTTTGTTGTTAATTGTAGGTATATTTTTTAAAGGGTATATCATATCCGAAATGGAATGGAAAGCAAAAATTACTGAAGAACAAGAAAAAGTTAGAATTTCTGAAGAAAAATCGAAAAAAGCAGTTGAAGATCTTGCTAACGAAATTGAAAGGAAAAAATCAGGTGTAAAAGAAGTACAAGTTGTAATTAAAGAACGAATTAAAACTGTTGAAAAACAAATTGATAAAGATTGCAACGTTGATTTTGAAGCAATTAGTATTATTAATGATGCGGCATTAAATCGTTTAGGATATATAAATCAAATAGAGGTTAAAAAATGAAACATTTATTGATTTTAATTTTTACAATGTTTTTAGTAGGGTGTGGATCTTCTAAAACTGTTTCAGTTAAACGTAAATTTCCAGATGCACCTTCAAGTTTGAAAGTTACATGCCCTACTTTAAAAGAGATCGATTCAACCACATCTAAATTAAGCGATGTTATTTCTGTAGTTACTGAAAACTACGGAATGTATCAAGAATGTAAAATTAAAGTTGTTAGTTGGAACGAATGGTATAATACCCAGAAAGACATATTTGAGAGTGTAAAATGAAAAAAATATTAACAGCGTTAACAGTTGTTTTATTATCAGGATGTGCTGTTGTTGATTCGTATCTAATGAAATATGATACAAATGAATATCGAATTATTTCTGAAATACGAGAAAATGCTAATCTTTATAAAGAAAATTGCAATGATTTTGAATTGAGCAGTATAAATTCAACAGCAATTGCAAATAAAACTCATTTTTTTGTTTTCTTTACAGAATATATTCCGCACAACGAACCTGTACAAAATGCATCAGTTGATCTTAATAAAATTGCCCAAGGTTTGAAAGAACAATATTCAAAAGGCAAAGTAAGTCCGATGTTTTGCAAAATTAAATTTGATACAATAGAAAAATCTGCAGAAAGTATGCAGAAAATTATAGGAGATAAACCACGATGACTATTGAGTATAACCAAAGTTTGTTAGCAAGTATTAGCAGTTCAAATCCTGACATTAATGCAGCTAATGCACAAGTAAATGAATTATCTGAATTGTTAAAAACAGGTCAAATTAGTAAAGAAGAATATTCTGAACTTGTTTTAGATGTACAGCGTCAAGTTAACATTCAAGCAAACATGGCCGATTTAGCAGCTATGGAAACATTAAATACAGCTATTAACGGACTTATTACAATAGCTAAATTAATGCCGTAAAGGAGAAAACTGTGGCATTAATTGATTCAGTTTTAAATATGGTTAATAAAAAACCAAAAGTTCTAAATGAAACAAGCCATCCAGTAGGATCACGAAGTGAACGTGAAGCCAAAATTAAAGATAAGGCAGGGTTAGTTATTAATGTATTTGCATTATTGCTTGCTGTTAATACTTTTTTCGGAAATGGATACAGTAGTTTAATTTTAAATAATACTATTAAAGCAAACGATACATGGGCATTTTATCAAGCTAAAGCACTTAAACAAACCATGGCTGAAAATGCTTTATATGATGCACAAAGAATTGGCGACAAAGTACGTATTGCAGATCTGTCAGAAAAGATCAACCGTTACGAGTTTGAACCAAGTGATGGTAAAAAAGCATTAATGGAAAAAGCTCAAAAGTTAGAATACGATCGTGATGTAGCAAAATCAAAAAGTCCTTGGACAAGTTATGCATCAACTGCATTTCAATTATCAATTGTATTACTATCAGCAAGTATTTTAGCAGTTAGTATGACGTTGTTTTGGGGCAGTTTTATAGTAGCAGGATTAGGAACATTATTAATGAGTCAAGGCATTTGTCTTTGGATTCCATTATAACAAATTTTTAGGAGAAAATTATGGCAACAAAAGTAGCAAAACAAAAAGGGGACGACTTTATGAAAAACAATTGGAGACCGATGATGGCGATAACTTACATGTTAACATGTTTGTTTGATTTCGTTGTTGGACCGGTTTTATATAACATTTTACAATTCTATAATCCAGGACAACATTTAGATATGTGGCAACCGTTGACACTTCAGGGTGGTGGATTATATCATATTGCAATGGGTGTAGTTTTAGGTATTACTGCACATGGTAGAACACAAGAAAAAATTAATAGTGCTTCATCTTTACCAGGATTAGGTAATTTTATGCCACAACCTGCGGCACCATCGTATGCACCGGCTCCAGTAGCTCATGCACCTGCTCCAGTAGCTCCTGCACCAGCTTATCATGCACCGGCTCCGGTAGCTCCTTCATTTGGTACACCGGCTCCAGTAGTTGCTGCAGTTGATGCAAACAAATTTGGTAAAGTTGTTCCACAACATGAAGAACCGGTTCTCTAAGGAAAAGTAAAATGAAATTATTTTTAGCAATTTTATTTGCAAGTACAATTAGTTTTTCAGCACTTGCGGTAGAAAAAAAAGAAGTATGTAAAGATGTTTTAGATAATAAAGGTCAAGTAGTTAAGAATAAAAATGGTTCTGTTAAAAAAGAATGCAAAATTATTAAAATTCACAAAAAGTTTAAAGGAACAAAAGTTCCAGAGAAAAAATAATTCAGTTTCTTGACAACACAAGGTTTATAGTGTATAATTAACACTATAAACCTTTCTTTTTATAGACTTATGAATATGGACTACTATCAAATATTAAACGTTGATCGCAACGCATCACAAGACGAAATCAAAAAGGCTTATCGTGCCTTAGCAATGAAACATCATCCTGATCGTGGCGGTGATGATAACAAATTTAAAGAAATACAAGAAGCATACGCAATCTTAGGGGACGAACAAAAGAAATCGCAATATGATAATCCTCAACCACAATTTCACGGCGGCCCAGGTGGTTTTGAATTCCACTTTGGAGGTGGAGGACCTGCAGGATTTGAACACATGTTTGGTGATATTTTTGGATTTAGACAAAGGGCTCCTGTAAATAGAAATATTCAACTCCAAACTCAAATATCTTTAGAAGATGCGTTTTATGGAAAAGAAGTTATCGCAAATATTTCACTTCCGAGTGGACGTGAACAAACAATTAATGTAAAAATTCCTCCAGGAGTGCATGAAGGTACTAATTTACGGTTAAGTGGAATGGGCGATGATAGCATATCTGGAATACCACGTGGAGATATTTTATTATCAGTTCATATTACAGAACATCCAAAATTCAAACGTCAAGGTGATGATCTTGTTATCGAACATGAAATTTCATGTATCGAAGCAATGACTGGTTCTACGATTAACATTACAGGTATTGATAATAAACGATTAGAAACCACAGTTCCTGCAGGCATACAACATGATTCGATTTTAAGTTTAGCTGGAAACGGAATGCCAAACTTTAATGATCCTTCACGTAAAGGAAGATTATTGATTAGAATTAAAATTAGTATTCCTTCACTAACAGAAGATCAAAAAAGTTATTTAAGGAATTTGAATATATGAATATCGTAAAATTTCCTGATCCAATATTAAGAGAACAAATGCCTTTATTTGATTTTGAGAATCCATCACATGATCCTGTTCAGTTAGAACAAGATATGTTAGATTTGATGATTAAATTTGACGGTATTGGACTTGCAGCAAACCAGGTTGGTGAACGTGTTCGTATGTTTGTTATGGGAAGTAAGGCGAATCCAACTAAAGGAATTGCATTTTTTAATCCAGAAGTGATTGCAAATACAGAAAATTTGCTTGATTTGGAAGAAGGTTGCTTGAGTTTTCCTGGAATTTATGTTAAAATAAAACGTCCTAGCGCAATTAAAGCAAGGTGGCAAAATTCAAAAGGTGAAGTAATGGAAGGAGAGTTTACAGGTTACGATTGTAAATGTTTCCTTCACGAACTTGATCATTTAGAAGGTGTAGTTTTTCAGGATAGAGCAAGCAGTATTAAATGGGCTCTTGGTTTAAAAAAATTAAAAAGGAAATAATATGTTAGATCCAGATCAAGATTTAGAAGCGATATTTGAACGTGCTATTAAGTTAGCAATTAAAAACAAACATGAGTATATCACATTAGAACACTTTTTGTATGGTATGATTACTGATGCAAAAATTGAACAACAATTAACTGAGTTTGGTGCCGATCTCAAATCATTAAAATCAAATCTTGATAAATTTATTAAGAAAGAGTTAGATGACATTGTAAACATTGAATCAAAAACTCGTCCTAAAAAAACACACAGTGTAGAACGTATGTTAAATCGTGCATTTACACAGGTATTATTTTCTGGTCGTTCAACTATTGAACCACAAGATTGTTTTATAAGTTTATTTTCAGAAAAGAAAAGTTATGCATTGCATTTTATGCGTCTTGCAAAAATTGAAAAAGATCCATACCTTGAATTTATTAGTCAAGGCTTTGTAAAAGGCGGTGACTCAGATACTGAAGAAAAAGGTAATCCACAACTTGAAAAAGTCTTAGTTCAATACTGCGTTAACCTTAATAACCAAGTTAAACAAAAGAAAATTGATCCTGTTATCGGCCGAGATAAAGAAATTGATGATATTTTATTAATACTTGCTCGTCGTCAAAAATCAAATGTTATGATGATCGGTGATCCGGGTGTAGGTAAAACTGCAATTGCTGAAGGCCTTGCACGTAAAATTGTTGAAGGAAATGTTCCAAAATATCTTCAAAATCATACAGTTTATAACTTAGATATTAGCGCAATGATTGCTGGTTCGAAATATCGTGGTGATTTTGAAGAAAGATTAAAAATGGTCATCACGGCCATGGAAAAGAAAAAGAATTCAATTATGTTTGTTGACGAAGCACATATGATGAGTGGTGCTGGAGCAACAGGTGGAAGTGCTAACGATATGTCTAATATGCTTAAACCTGCACTTAGCAAAGGTACACTTAAAGTTATTGCATCAACAACATGGGAAGAATTCCGTAAGCACTTTGAGAAAGATCGTGCATTGATGAGACGTTTCCAACGTGTTGTTGTTGACGAACCAAGCGAAGCAATGGCAATTAAAATTATCACAGGTCTTAAAAAATATTATGAAAAACATCATAATGTTAAGATCACAAAACAAGCAATTGCCGACTCGGTAAAATATAGTGCTAAATTCATAACTGATCGTAAGCTTCCAGATAAAGCAATTGATTTAATTGATTGTGCTTCAGCAAGATTTAAAGTACGTGATGAAGAAGGCGGTGTTGTTGATCACGATGAAATTGTTTTCGAAGTTGCTAAACAAGCAAACTTACCACTTGAACAAATTGCGGCAAAAGAAAATAAAAATCTTAAAGATCTTGATAAAAATATGCATGGTAAGGTATTTGGTCAAGACTCTGCAATTAATATCTTACTTGATAAAATCTTTATTGCACAAGCAGGTTTAAAATCTCATAATAAACCAGTTGGTAACTTTTTGTTTGTCGGACCAACAGGTTGTGGTAAAACAGAAACTGCCAAGGTACTTGCAGAATCAATGGGTGTTAAACTTGTTAGATTTGATATGAGTGAATTCCAAGAACAACATTCAGTTTCAAAGTTTATTGGTGCACCTCCAGGCTATGTAGGGTTTGAAGATAATGCTGGACAACTTATTACACAACTTCAAGAACATCCTAATTGTGTTTTATTATTAGATGAAATTGAAAAAGCTCATTCGAGTGTTAGCAATGTGTTATTAGGGTTAATGGATAACGGATTTGTAACAGGATCAAATGGGAAAAAAGCAGATGGTCGTAATGCAATCATTATTTTAACTTCAAATTTAGGTGCAAGCGATGCTGAACGTAATGCAGTAGGTTTTGGTTCACAAGAACGTGAAGGTGAAATCAATAATGCTGTTAATTCTTTCTTTAAACCAGAATTTAGAAATAGATTAGACGGTATTATTACGTTTGGCAAACTTGAACATACAACAATGATTAAAATTGTTAAAAAATTCATGGATGAACTTAATGCACAAATTAAAGACAAAAATGTGCATGTTAAACCAACTGTTGAAGCTGTTGAATTATTGATCAAAAAAGGATTTAATAAGAAAATGGGTGCTCGTCCGTTACATCGTGCAATTGACGAACATATTAAGAAACCACTTAGTAAAGAAATACTGTTTGGTAAATTAACAAACGGTGGTGTTGTTGAGATTGACGTTATTGATAATACTTTTACTTTTAACGTTATCGAAGTTATGTCAACTGAAAAAGTTAAAATCGAACAAGACGAAGATTTAAAAGACTAAGGTTTGATACTGTTCTCAGATATACATTAGGTTAAATAGTATATCTGAGGACAAACAATGACACAATTAAGTAAAACATTTGAATTTTATAATCAATATTCAACAAACAATGCCCATACCACTCAGGCAATCATTCAAATGCCACAGATGGTCAACGGCCGCACACCTCCTCCTGTTTTAACTTTTTTCAGTAATAAATTACCAGGTTCAGCTTATTACAAATTAGGTGAACGAATTCACACTGTAACGTATACAATTGAAGGTTCTTTTAGAGGAACATGTTCAATACAAGTAAGCAATAGCCCAAGTCCAATTGATCAAGATTGGGAAACACTTACATCAACACAAAAACAATATCTCGGTTTAGAAACAACGGGTGCTCCTGGAATAAGCGGGTTTGGTGGCGCAATAAGTCATCCTACTCAAACTGATATGTTTAATTTTACCGGTGATTATGCATGGATACGTGTGCAATTAGACATAAGTCGTGGAACATTGCAAGCCGCAAAGCTTAACTTTTAAAAAGTTATCTAAAATACGCTAAATACTGGATAATTTACTAGGACTGTAATCAATATGAAACTATTTGAATTTTTTGGAAATATTAACCACGATGTTGATCGTGACAAAGATCGAGATTCTCAGGCTTTAACAAAAGAAGAAGAACAAGAATTTAGTGATAACGTTTTTTGGTATATTATTGATGAAGATGATCTACATAAAAAATACTTTTTGCCAATAGCTAAAGATCTAAAAAAGAAATATGATGATACAACTGATGATGATTCAGTCGATTGGAAAGTTTGGCTTCCGATAGTTAATGCAGGATGTACAAAGTACTATAAAGATCATAAAATCGATAAACATCCCAAAGATGCATTCCAACAAAAGTTTCGTATGGAATTGTGTAAACGTTTAGAAGACCACTTTCATCAAGATATCGCAAAAGGCGAATATAATTTAGGCAATTAATATGAAATTATTTGATTTAATCCACAAACCTGAGATTTTTTCTGAAACAATTGAACCAACGGATTTTAAAGACATACTTAAAGTATTTTTACCAATAGCAAAGACGATTATTAAATTAGATAAACTTCCAACTATTATACTTAAAAAAACTCTTTCTTATGAAGATCAACCAACAATGGGACGTTTTTATAACAAAGAAAACAAATTAGAACTCGCAATTGCAAATCGACAACCGGTTGATGCATTACGCACACTTGCACACGAACTTGTTCACGCAAAACAACATCAAGAACATAAAGATATCGATCCAACAACAGGTTCACCAGAAGAAAATGATGCAAATGTTGTTGCTGGTATCGTAATGCGTGAGTTTAACAAACTTCATCCAGAATATTTAAAAGCACAACCTATAAGTGAAGGTGGAAATCTTTCAATTAACGGGCATGATGCAGAACAAATAAATCTAAAAGTTACGCAAAGAGGATATATTGTTCCAATACTTAACAATTTATTACTTTCTATTAATAAATCATTTTCTCAACAATATCATGTTCCATTATGGAGACCTGAACTACTTAAAAGTCAAAAGTTCTTAAGTGGTAGTTCATTACACTTTTTTAATGTAAAAGGTATATCAGATGAACAATTTGTTACTAAGAAACCTAAAGTAGGTGATATTGATACAATGGTTCCTAAAGAAAATGAAGCAGAACTTGAAGAATTCTTAAAATCTGTTCAAGGAAAACAAGTTGGACTTGCAACTTGTCTAGGATTTCAGCGTGGAAATGAACAGTTTAGCAGTTTATGGGAACTAGAAAACCCGCCAATCAAGGTTCAAATTGACCTTGAATTTGTTGAATTTGCAAACAATGAACCAACAGATTGGGCAAAATTTAGTCATTCAAGTTCTTGGGACGATTTACAAGCAGGAGTTAAAGGAGTATTCCATAAATTTCTAATTCAATCATTTGGAGTATTAAGTAAAAAAGAATTTATACTTCGAAAACTCGACGGACGAGGGGCAGCTCGTGTTGAAAAAGATTTTCCAAAGTCAGATAGTATGCTATCTTTTGCAGTGAGCTCAAAAGAAGGCGGAGGATTACGTGCAAAATACGAACCGGTTCTTGATAAACAAGGTCTTCCATTGTTAATTGATGGGTTACAGGTAATGCGAGAATTACCTACATCAAATTATGATCACGATATTGATAAAATCTTTTTAACTTTATTTGGAGATCGTATCGGTCCTAAACAGGCAGCCGCACTTTCACAAGACTTTTGGTCGTTTACTGGTTTATTAAAAGTTATGAATCAAATTTTAAAACCTGAAGAAAAAGAACGAGTTGTTAAGAGTTTTATTTCAAAACTTTTCAACATAGGCGCACAGTGTTTATATAAAGATGATCCTGATAGAGATTCAGTAGAAAAATCAGTTGCTGTAGATTTAATGCTCAAAACATTACAAGTTTCTGCTCCGGATTATTTAGATGAGTTAAAACAGGATTATATTACCGATGTTAAAACTCCTAAAGTTAAAAAAACTAAAAAGGTAACTGAAGCTGATGCTCCAAATTATAAACGTCAAGGTATTCAACATATCTACAATCCAGGATCAACTGTTGAAATGAAGAACTTGGACTTTATTGATATGTGTAAAGAAATTGCTGATAATGGCGGTACATTAGATGGTATGGCAATTAACTTAAAAGCAGACGGTGCTGGGATTCGCTTTGGAAAAGATGAAGCAGGCCGCCCGTTCTTTATGACTTCAAAAGTTACTGAACCAAAATATGTAGATAATATCGGTGATTTTGAAAGATTTGGTAAAGAATCAGGTCAACCACCAGATCGTTTAGAATTTACTAAAAAATACGATGCTGCTATGAGTTTGATCTTACATAGTAACTTTATTAAAGTATTACCACCTGATACAATTGTACAAGCAGAAATGATGTATAATGATATGGCACAACAAACACCACAAGGATTAAAGTTTGTAAACATTCCATATGATCCTAAAAAATTAGGTAAATCAATGACACTTGTGCCGTTTATTTTTAAAAAATATAGCACTGGCGAGAATCTACCTGATGCAGATAAAATCAAAAAAATGCTGTTGTCAAAAAGCGATGCAAATATCAAAATGGTTAACAATCAACTTGAACAAAAAGGTGTTAATGTTAGTAAGATAATTGCTCCTGTTGTAAACATGAAACCAGATCTTGTTGCTTCATTAACAGCTCGTACAAGAACTAATCCACTTAAAGACCAAGCAATTGAAATTCTTACAAAAGCAAGAAAAGAACTTTCGGATACAATTATAAGCAGTCCAAATATTGTAGGGAAAGACCAATTAGGTAGCCACATCGAAGGATTGGTGTTTAATTTACCAAGTGGAAGACTTGCTAAAGTTACAAGTCAGTTAATGAAAGATACAATGGCTTCAAAAAAAGTGCAACCTGCTCCAGCGAAAACAGATGGTAAGACTGCTGTTGTTGCAATCGGAAGTTTTGTTGGACATATTGGCCATGAACAATTATTTAACTACACAATTAAAAAAGCAAATCAACTAAATGCTGTTCCATATTTGTTTATTGGCAATGCAGTAGGTAAAGCTGATCCTATTCCGGTAAATGTAAAAGTTCAAACTTGGCATAAACTTTATCCTGAGTATGCAAATCATATTTCTGCTGTTACGCATGAAGGCGGAAACTTAATGCAAAAGATTAAACATGAATTAATCAATCCAATGCCAGGTCAACCACCTAAATATGATAATATCATTATTATGGTCGGTGAAGATCAAGCAAATATGCCAATTGCACAAGCTTTAATGAAAGCTGTTAACAAATTCCAAGGGTATGAACATGTTAAAGTAAGTTTAGAAGTTACTCCGCGTGGTACAGGAATAAGCTTTTCAAAATTACGTGATATTTTAAAAGATCCAAGTGCAAGTACTGAACAACAATATGAAGTTTGGGCACAAGGATTTGATGAAAAGAAATTAGGTAAACCTTGGATTTTAAAATTAATGGAATTGACTAAACACGGAATGGGGATAACAAAACCTACTCCTGCTGTTACAACTCCTGATCCTATTGCTGAAGAAAATACTCGACTAGATTCTAAATGTTGGAAAGGTTATAAAAAACAAGGTACTAAAATGAAAGGTGATACTCGTGTTAATAATTGTGTTAAAGTTGGCGAAGCATGGGAATCGGAAATTGGAAAATTAATCAGGTTGCTTGAAAACAAATGAGACAGTATAATATAACAAGTGAACATATTCCTCAAGATAGTTCAGATGATGCGTACCTTGCTCCAGATGATCCTTTACAAGAATTAAAAATTGTTCAATATCTTGCCGGATTAGGTGCAGAAGCACGTTTACAAGAGTATCGTGCAAAAAATGCACACAACAATGAAATAAATAAGGGAAGTAATGTTTCGTTAACTGGAAATGAAAAAGGTGAGTTAATGAAGAAAAACAATATTAAACCAGGTACTGATGAATGGTTTAAACTTTGGTTTAGTAGACCATATCTCACAAATGAAAAGCCTGTAGGAAAATAAATGAGAGCAAGAGAATTTATAGAAGAAAGCAAACTTCGTAAAAGTGCAGTTTCAAGTATACCCGGTGCTCAACAGTATCCTGAATTAGATAATAGCAATCCTTATCATTCTTATAGATTTGGGGTAGCAATGGCAGGGGCTCCTGACTTCATGGCAGATAAAGACGGTCCAACTGGACAACATTTGGTTACAATTGGATACACAAGTGCATGTGATGAAATTACAAATGCGGCGTCAAAACATTTAGGTTTTAAATCAAAAAAATTAACACCTAAAGATAGTACAGAAGTAGATACTACAGGTAAACATAGTCCGGTTTCAAATTGGTTGAAACCTACAAAAAAAGAGAAGAGTAAAAAGAAATGAAAAAACCAAACGTTTATTTAGACATGGATGGCGTATTAGCAGACTTTTTTACAGAGTATGCAAAACTTGCCGGAGTTGAAAGTGGAAACTATAGAGAAATTCCACCAGCAAAAACAGATCCTACATTAAACAAAATGATAGGAACTGATTTCTTTGCTAGATTACCAAAATGTCCAGCGGCTGATCAAGTTGTTGGTATGTCGGTTAAGTTATTTGGCAAATACTATATTTGTTCAAGTCCTTTACGAGGCGATCATGAAGGTTCAGAAAAATGGAAAAAAGTTTGGATTAAACAACACTTAAATCCACAACCTGCTGAAGTTATCATTACTCCAAACAAAGCAAAATATGCAAAACAACCAGATGGTACTCCTAACATCTTAATCGATGATAGAGGAAGTAACATCAGTGCTTGGGAAAATGCAGGTGGTATTGGTATTAAATATCAAGCAGATGAAGATAGTTTACAAGTAATTGTTGATGGATTTGCTCGTGCAAGAAAAATCCTTAAAGGTCAAGAAGAACACAAACCACAACAGTTAAAAAGTTTAGACCGTAGTTCTGGTAAACTTATTGCTAAAAGTGGTGACGAAGATGAACATCCTACTTCAGCTGCTGATTTAACAGTTAAAGAATCTGCAAGTGCTGGTGCAAGTGGTTCAGGCGGAATTGCGTCAAATTCAGCTACAGGCGGTTATGGTAATGGTTTTGTAAATGGCGGGCCAGGTGCAGAATCAATTGCACAAAAAAAGAAAAAATCAAAACAAATTAAGAGGGTGTCATGAACGAAGGTAAAAAAGCAAAAACTGAACAACCAGATAATCGAAATTGGGTTGCAAAAAATGCAATAGCAACAACTAAAAGTGCTGCAGGTTATCAAAAAGATCGTAAAAAAGCCGATAAACGCGGTGAAACAAAATACAAAGAAAAGTATACCGAAAGTAATGAATACTCTGACGAAGTAGGTATGGTTAAAAGCAATTTACACACAATTATTCGTATGTGTAAAGAACTCGATGATCATATGATTAGTGATGAAAATTTACCAGAATGGGTTGAAGAAAAAGTTAGTCAAGCAAAAGCTATGATTGTTTCTGCAGGTGACTATATTATTAGTCAACACGAAATGGGAAATATTCAAAAAACAGATGAAGGATGGAAAGATGTTGCAAAAGGAGCCGGTCGAGGTTTGGCTGCTGCGGCAATTATCGGAGGTGCTTCTGGTATCGGAAGTCATTTAGATAAAACTCATCCAAGTCAATTTAAATCTAATAACACACGATATACAATTTCACATAATCCACAAGACGCACAAGGTCGTGATGCTCAAAAAACAATGTTAAATGGTAAACCATACCTAGTTTGGCATTGGAAAGGACAAGATTTTGCTTATGCATTACCAGTAAAAGAAGGATTTTGGACACACGATACATTAGCAGATCAATTATTTGAACACGAACGCACATACGAAGAAGTGTTAGAAAATAAACTCAACAAACAACTCAAAAAATATTCTTAACCTATATTGACATTGTATTATTGAGATATTATAATACAATGTCAACCTAACCTGAAGGAAAATAAAAATGTCAAAAGTATTTGGTGCCCCAGAACAAGCAAAAATCCGTCAATTAATCTCAGAAGGCGTAACTGTCTTACAAGAAGTTCAAGATTTAAACGAAGGGTTAAATGATACGATTAAAGCTGTAGCAGAAGAACTCGAAGTAAAACCAAGCATTATTAAAAAAGCAATTAAAGTTGCAATGAAAGGTGATTGGGATCGTGTATTTACAGAATTTGACGATTTAGAAACTATCGTTGAAATTAGCGGTCACGCTATTCGTCCAGATGAATAACAAGTTTTAAAGCAATACAAAAATTAAAGGTCCGGCGAGCCATAAATCGCAACTTAGAAGGTCAGTGAGCCATAAATCACGAGGATAAAAATGAGTTATGTAGATGCCATCTGGAACCGTGACGAGGATATCGTCCGTGTTGTTGAAAGAGATCCAGTTAAGGGTCGAACCTATCAAGAATTTCCCGCAAAGTATATGTTTTATTACCCTGATCAAAAGGGTAAGTATAGATCAATCTATGACGATTCTTTAAGTAAAGTTGTCTGTAAAAACTGGAAAGACTTTATTAAAGAACAAAAGATTCATAGTACACACAAGTTATTTGAATCAGATATTAATCCAGTATTTCGATGTTTAGAAGACAATTATCTTAATCAAGAAGCTCCAAAACTAAATGTAGCGTTTTGGGATATCGAGGTTGACATGCAACCATTTGCTGTTTCAGGACAACACCTGGTAAAGATTCGAAAAATAAAAACAGTAGTGGATGAAAAAGAAATAACAGTATTTAAATTAAATGAATTACCAAATAAAGAAGAGTATCAAGTATGGGATGATATTAAAAAGGAATGGGTTGATATTTACGGATGTAGATATTTAGAAGCAGGACCTGGCTATGCAAGTCCAGAAGATGCATTTATGCCTATTACTGCAATTGCTGTACACCTACAATGGTTAGATATGCTGGTGTGTTTAGCTGTTCCACCTAAAACTCTTAAAATGGAACAAGCACAAGAATTAATTAAAGATATTCCGAATACTTTTCTATTCGACACAGAAGCAGAAATGTTAGAAACATTTTTAAATTTAATTGAAGATGCTGATGTACTAAGTGGGTGGAATAGTGAAGGCTTTGATATGCCGTATACTGTTAATCGTGTAATAAAAACTCTAAGTAAAGAAGATACTAGACGTTTTTGTTTGTTTGACCAATTTCCAAAGAAACGTGAATACGAAAAATACGGAAAGAAAGCAAGTACATATGATCTTGTCGGTCGCGTACATCTTGATAGTCTTGAACTTTATAGAAAATATACCTACGAAGAAAGACACACTTATCGATTAGATGCAATTGGTGAGATGGAAGTCGGTGAAACTAAAACTGTTTATGAAGGTACACTTGATCAATTATACAATAATGATTTTCGTACATTTATTCTTTATAATAGACAAGATACCGCACTATTAGACAAGTTAGATAAAAAACTTAAATTTATTGACCTTGCTAATACAATTGCACATGAAAATGCAGTTTTGATTGCAACAACTATGGGTGCAGTTGCAGTAACAGAACAAGCAATTATAATTGAATCACATTCAAAAGGTTTAATTGTTCCAAGTCGTCCAAGAAAAGATGATACTGCTGATAATCAAGCAGCAGGTGCTTATGTTGCTTATCCAAAAAAAGGATTGCATGATTGGATAGGGTCAATGGATATAAACTCTCTATATCCGAGTGCTATTCGTGCATTAAACATGGGTCCAGAAACTATTATTGGTCAACTAAGACAAGATTATTCAAAAGAAGAAATTGCTACCAAGATGGCAAAGAATGGCGGTAAGTTTGCATTAGCGTGGGAAGGAAAGTTTGGCAGTAATGAATATGAATTTGTTATGGCAAAAGATAAATCACATGATATAATTGTTGATTGGGAAAACGGATCAACTGATGTACTAAGTGGTGCTCAAATCTACGAAATGATTTTTAATAGCAATCAACCTTGGATATTAAGTGCAAACGGTACAATCTTTACTTATGAAAAAGAAGGTATTATTCCAGGTTTGTTAAAAAGATGGTATTCCGAACGTAAGTCCCTTCAAGCAAAACTTAAAGATGCAATTAAAGCAGAAAACGAAGTTGAAGAAGAATATTGGGATAAACGACAATTGGTAAAAAAGATTTTGCTAAACAGTTTATACGGTGCTATTTTAAATTCAGGATGTAGATTCTTTGATAAACGGATCGGTCAATCAACTACATTAACTGGTAGACGTATCGCTCGTCATATGGCTGCAAAAGTAAATGAATATGTTGCAGGCGAATACGATTATATTGGAAAAAGTATTATATACGGTGATACTGACTCTGTTTATTTTAGTGCATGGCCAATTTTAAAACATGATATCCAAAAAGGACTTATTCCTTGGAACAAAGATACAGTTGTTCAATTATATGATCAAATTTCTGATGAAGTTAATGCTACATTTCCAAAGTTTATGCTTGATGATTTTCATGTGCCAAAATCACGTGGTGAAGTAATTAAAGCAGGACGAGAAATTGTTGCTATCAAAGGTTTGTTTATTACTAAGAAAAGATATGCTGTATTATATTTTGATAAAGATGGTAAGAGACAAGACCAAGACGGAAAACCTGGAAAGATCAAAGCAATGGGTTTAGATTTAAAACGATCAGATACTCCAGAATTTATGCAAAACTTTTTGAGTGAAGTATTAGAAAAAGTTTTAAATGGTGCAGAAGAACCGGAAATTTTAGAAATGATTTGTAATTTTAGAACTGAATTTAAAGCAAGACCTGGCTGGGAAAAAGGTAGTCCAAAACGTGCCAATAAAATAACTGATTATCAAGCTAAAGAAAAGAAACAAGGTAAGGCAAATATGCCGGGTCATGTTCGTGCAAGTATTAATTGGAATACTTTAAAAACAATGCATGGTGACAAATATAGTCAACAAATTGTCGATGGTATGAAAGTTATTGTTTGTAAGATTAAAGACAATCCACTCGGTTTTACAAGTGTTGCTTATCCAGTTGACGAATTAAGATTACCTAAATGGTTTCAAGAATTACCATTTAATCATAGTGAAATGGAAACTGCAATTATTAATAACAAGTTAGACAATTTAATCGGTGTACTTGATTGGGATTTAAGTTCAACAACACAAGATAATAACTTTAACAGTTTATTTTCATTCAATTAATGCTTGACCATAACTACTTTTGGTTGTATAATAATAAAACATTTAAAAAAAGGAAAAATAATGATTGATTTACTTAAAGACATTGTATCACACACTCATAACTTAGGTTTTTTAGATACTGTTAAAATTACAGGTGACGATGAATCAACTAAAGTTGATAGTATGGCTGCTGACCGTTCAGTAATTTTATATGGAGAAGTAAACTCACCCGTGCCAGAAATGAAAGGTATTTTTGGTATGCCACAACTTAACAAATTAAAAATACATTTAGATTGTCCTGTTTATAAAGAAAATGCAAAACTTGAAATTGTTACAGCAGATCGTAATGGTGAAACAGTTCCAGTCGGTATTCATTTTGAAAATGATCTAGGTGATTTTAAAAACGATTATCGTTTTATGAACACCGACATTATTAATGAAAAACTAAAAACTGTAACATTTAGAGGTGTTACTTGGCATGTAGAAGTTAATCCTACAATTACTTCAATTCAAAGATTTACTTTTCAAGCAAATGCAAATAATGAACATCCAACATTCTTAACAAAAGTAGAAAATGGTAATCTAAAGTTTATATTTGGTGATCAATCAACACATGGTGGCGAGTTTGTATTTGCATCAAATGTTGTAGGTAATTTAACTAAAGCATGGACTTGGCCGGTAAGTCAAGTATTGAGCATTTTAAAAATTGCTGATGCAAACAATGCAAAATTAAGTATTAGTAATGACGGTGCAATGCAAATTACTTTAGACAGCGGAATTGCAACTTACAAATACATTATTCCAGCTCAAGCATAATGGGAAGTATAAATCCTACAAACAGGTTTTCTATCTTTTACGGAACAATTCCATATGTTCTATATATTTCACAGAACCTTGCCAATCCGTTTTAAGGAATATGAACTTTAGTAAGGTGACTCTGGCGGGTAATAAATAATGAAAAAAGGAATAAAATATGACAATATCATTATGTAAAATCTGTGGTGCACCCGTTGTTAAATTTATCAAATCAACAAATAAATGGTGGGATTGGTGCTCAAACAAATGTATGGGTGCTGATCCTTCAATTTTAGAAAAAAAGAAACAAACAAATTTAAAGAAGTTTGGAGTTGCTCATCCGATGGAATTAGTAGAAATACGAGATAAAATTAAAACAACAAATTTAGATCGTCATGGGTATGAAAATCCATTTAGTGATAAAGAAATTCAGAAAAAATTAAAACAAACTTATATTGATAAATTTGGAGTTAATAATCCATCAAAAAATAAAGAAATAATTAAAAAGATCAGTGAATCTGCAATTTTAAGATATGCCGATTCAAAAGAAGAAATTCTTAACAAACGTCAAGCTACTTCTCTTAAAACATTAGGTGTTGCTTCAAATAAGCAATTACATATTCCAAAAGAATCTATTCGTTTAATGAAAGATTTAGAATGGTTAAAAGATCAACATTTTATTCAAAAGAAATCATGTCAACAGATTGCAAATGAATTAGGAGTGTCTGCAACTCCGATCTTAACATTTATGTCAAATAACGGAATTGAGATAATTCGCCATTCCGTTTCACAAGTTGAACATGAAATAAGAGAATTTGTTAGCACGTTAACTGATGATGAAATTATTTTTAATGATCGATCAATTTTATATCCAAAAGAAATAGATGTATTTTTTCCAAGACAACATTTAGGAATCGAAGTAAATGGTGTTTTTTGGCATTCTGAAGAAAGAGGAAAAGACAAGTATTATCACATTAATAAGACAAAAAAATGTGAAGATAAACAAATTCAACTATTACATATATATGATACTGAATGGGCAAACCCAATTAAGCAAGAAATTATTAAATCAAAATTAAGACATAAATTTAATAAATCAATAAGAATTTTTGCAAGACAGTGTCTTATAAAAGAAGTTGATAATAAACAAGCAGAAGAATTTTTAATTGCAAATCATTTACAAGGAAATGTATCTTCGCGTTTTAAAATAGGATTATTTTATAATAATGAATTAATTTCAATTGCAACACTTGGAGTTTCTCGTTATAATAAATCATATCAATTAGAACTTTTGAGATATTGTAATAAATTAAATCACACAGTTGTTGGCGGCTTAAGCAAAATATTAAAGTATGTTGCTAATAGAAATAATATCGATTCAATAATCTCATATGCAGATAGAAGATGGACTGCTAATTTAAATCATAATTTGTATGAATCATCAGGATTTACATTTTTACACGAGGCATTACCTAATTACAAATATTTTAAAATAACTGATATAAATTTAACACTTCTTTCAAGAAATCAGTTTCAAAAACATTTACTTGAATCAAAATTACAAACATTTGATAGCACACTTACAGAATATGAAAATATGACCATAAATGGATATTTTAGAATTTGGGATTGCGGCAATTTAGTATATATTTGGAAAAATAACAAAAAGGAAAAACATGAAATATAAACCACCAGTAGATCTAACTCAAGGCGTTGGCGATTCGGCTGTATTTTTGCCAGCTATCAGTTCGTTTTATTCAACATATATTGCAAAACAACGACTTGAAGAATTTGTTCCAACTGATCGAATCCCAAAAGGATTCGATCGTGGGATCGAAGGAATGAATTTTTTAAATCCAGAAGACGGATACTTTACTTACAAGTACGGGCTATATTCAGCAGGACATGCACAATTAGATCTTAATAAAAGTCTAATTCAAGAATCAATGATTCAACAACGCGATAGAAAAAACACTATGATTCTAGGTGACTCAGGTGGTTATCAAATAGGAAAAGGTGTTCTTAAATTTGATTGGTTAAACTTCGATGGTCCTAGTGCAAATAAAACTCGTCAAAGCATTTTAGAATGGTTAGAATTAACTGCTGATTGGTCAATGATGCTTGACGTGCCGACCTGGGCTTGTGATCATATTCATAGTCCAAAAACAGGTTTAAAAACATTTGAAGACTGTTTAGAAAAAACACGTTTTAATAATGATTACTTTTTACAAAATCGGTTAGGACAAACTAAATGGTTAAATGTATTACAAGGTGGTGATTGGGATACTGCTGAAAAATGGTATCTTGGTGTAAAAGAGTTTAGTGATCCAACCGGTCCTTATGCTGGTAAAGAAGCAGAAGGATGGGCATTTGGAGGTGCTAACATGTGTAAAATGGATATCACTTTAAAACGTCTAATGACCATGCGTGAAGATAAGTTATTAGATGGAAAAAATTGGATTCACTTTTTAGGAACAGCACAGTTAGATTGGAGTTGTTACTTAACATCAATTCAACGTCAAATTAGAAAACATATAAATCCAGAACTTACTATATCATTCGATTGTGCAAGTCCTTTTATCGCAACAGCACATGGTCTTGTTTATACTAATGCACAACACACAACTAAACGTTGGAGTGTTATTATGGATAAAGCAATGGATAATAAAGGACTTGCCGGCAGTGAAATTCCATTTCCATTTGAAAGTGAATTTGGTAGACGGTTAACAGTTGGTGATATTTGTTATTATGATTTAGGTGTTCCAAAAACACAACAAGAATTAGGCGAAGGTGTTAAATTTAATCACGTTGATCCTAATCATTATACTGTTGTTCCTAAACTTAATAAGTTGAATAAAATTCCAAATAAAACTTCTTGGGATAGCTTTGCTTATGCATTAATGATGGGACATAATGTATATTGTCATATTGTTGCTGTACAACGTGCAAATCAATTAATGGATATCGAACGTGCAAAAGCAGAACCAGATTGGCGTTATTGGAACAAATTAAATGCAAAACAAGCAGGTCAAGATGAATATAGTGATTGGGTTCCAAGAAATATTTTATATTTTGATCGTTTTGTAACTGAATTGTTTGAAACAACTACTAAAGAAGAAGCATTTGAAATGATTGAACAAGCAATGCCATTCTTAAAATCGTTAGAAGGTGCAAGATTACAAGGTGGGCCTGCACAAAATACATTTAGTAATTTATTTGAAGTTGAAACCGTAACCAATGCAGAAGAAATCGATCTTGCGAATCCAGATGACGATGACTTACGTGCTTTAGAAGAAAGTATATCAGAATGAAAAGAGATTATGAGTCAGGTTCAAAAGAAGGAGTAACGTTCTTTGTCGGTAAAGAAATTGAACAAACTCCTGCTTTTGGAAAAATAACTTTATTTGTGGTTGGAGTACAAGATGTAGAAGAAATTTTACATCTTGTAAAAAACTATCCTTATGGTCCTATCGAACACATTTATTTTGGTGCAAATCAAAGTTTTCCAAAATTAAGATATGATGATGTAGAACGTTGGTCAAAATGGGAAGTTATGATCAAACAATGTTTAGATGCAGGATATCTTTGTACATTAGATTTTGATGTTGAGCAAGTTGAGGGATTATTAGAAAGTTGTTTAGTCGAACATCATTTGTTTATTCCGCAAATTTCGGTGAAAATTCCTTACTTGACACAGTTAGGATATAATGCTACAATTAAGATAGACGATAAGGATTTTAAAGCTACAAATCCCGGCGTTTGGTGTTTACCAATAAATGATGTAACACAACGAAAGTATTTTACTAATTGGTTTGAATATAAAAACGATGAGATTATAAAATGAGCATTGCGGCGACAATAAGAAATGCAAATCGACAAATTTGGGTAACTTTCAAAAAGGAAGGAATTCACTGTTTTCCAGCGGCAAAAAGCGATCCGAGGTTAAATACAAATGATGAATACGATGTTTCGTTCCTTGCGAGTCCACATCGTCACATTTTTCACTTTAGAGTGGCAATTGACGTTTTTCACAATGATCGAGATATTGAGTTTATCCAATTTAAACGCTGGCTAGAAAATTTATATGCCAGTTCTCTCAATAATTCTATTTTAGAACTTAACAACAAGAGTTGCGAAATGATTGCAGATGACTTGTATCAGCAAATTGCACAACGATACCCTAATCGTGATGTAGTAATTGAAGTATCCGAAGATGGTGAAAATGGATGCACAATTTCATATAATGGAACAACCGTAATTTAAAGGAAAGCGAAATGGCACAACCCAAATGGCTCAATAAGTATTTGGTTATGAAACCAGATGTCATCAGGATTTATAACGATCTTGAAACTTGGCACAATCATTGTCGTATTGAATTGATTGATTTTAATCCAGCAGATTTATACAAATCTAAAGCTTATAAAGATTGGCAACGAACGCAAGAATACTTGCAACGTAAAGCTCGTCGAGAAGCAAAAGCGAGGCAAAGTAATCAGATTTAATCTGTATAGTCTCTGACCTTACATAGTTTATTAAACTCCCAGAAGCCCCTTAAATGGGGTTTCGTTGTATCAAGTGATGGGCCGATTCCTTGTTCTTTACAAAATTGTATTCGATTGCCTTTGATTATAAAAACTTCCCCAGTCGGAGATGTTGCCTGCCATACATAGGCATTATAGTTTTGTTCAGCAAATGAATCTCGTTTAGGACGTCTACGATTAGATTCTTTAGATTTAATTTTTCCCTCTTCTAATCCTGCCTGCCTAACCGATTCTACCCATTCTTTTCCAAAGTTATTGATAAGTAAATGCCGTATAGTATATTGTGCGTGGCCTGTTTTTTCAGCAGTAGTTTTAATGGTTTTGTATTTTTCAAAAAATGATTTAATAGAAGCGACATAAGTTTGATGATCAACATAACCGATTTTCTGTGCTATTGAATCCAAATGTTTGATCTTAACTTTTGGACAACTCATCGAATTTGGAAGAGCAGCAGTTAGTTCTCTAATAGTTTGATATTGTCGGGCTGTTAAAGTCCTTTGTGTTCCAGGCTTGGTCATCTTAAAAGCATCAACAGCTCTAAGCATCTTAAACCTAAATACTCCAGAAGTCATCTTTACTAATAATAGATGACATATATAATGTTCTCGAGCAGTTAGTGAAACAAGATTACTTTGGTCATTAGATCCCCCAAGACTCTTTGGATGTATATGATGTTTCTCAAAATAGCCAGAAGGAGCATTACCAATACGGCGATTGATAATGTTGTAATACCAACGATGATATTTATTGACGATGAAGTTGTTATGACCCATACGATTATTTATCAATTCGATAGAAAAATGTTTGACTTTAAGAAAATTGTGTTGTATAATGTGTTGTATAATATAGTAAAGGAGAAAAAAATGACTGTATATATTGTGGATTTAGAAAAATTAGAAACTCGCTATACTAAGCAATGGGCCATTCATGTGCCTAATTTAATAACACAACACGGGCACGAAGTAGTAGTCATCAGTGGTCCAGATGATATTCCATCTATTCCGACTCCTGGAATGTTTTTAAACTTTTCTGCTACCAATGTATACAAAGCAGTTCAAGTAGAAAAAATCAGCAGATTATTTTGCGAAGGTAAAATTAAAGACGGTGATTATTTTCTCTTTACCGATGCTTGGCATCCCGGTGTTATCAATCTAAAATACATGATTAACTTGTTAGGTATTAACGCAAAAATTGGAGGTCTGTGGCACGCAGGATCTTACGATAAATGGGACGGATTAGGTCGTCTTGTTGGTAATGAACCATGGGTCCGTCACGCTGAGAAAAGTTTTTTCTGGGCATTTGATCATAACTATTTTGCAACTGATTTTCATATTAACATGTTTGTTACTAATTTACTAAATAATGGGTTTAATGTTGGTGAATGGAAACAAGAAGATGTTGATAATTTAAAAAAATCAGGAAGGATTGTAAGAACAGGTTGGCCAATGGAATATATGGAAAATGCATTAGTAGAATATAAAAATATGGAAAAACGCGACCTTATTTTATTTCCACATCGTATTGCTCCAGAAAAGCAGGTTGAAATTTTTAGAGATTTAAAAGAACACTTACCACAATATGAATTTGTTGTTTGTCAAGATCAATACTTAACAAAAAATGAATATCATAATCTATTAGGCGAGGCTAAACTTGTGTTTAGTGCAAATTTACAAGAAACTTTAGGCATTAGTTGTTACGAAGGTGCTGTTGTAGATGCTATCCCAATGGTTCCTGATCGTTTGAGTTATTCTGAAATGTATTATAGTGCATTTAAATATCCAAGTGAATGGACCGAATCATTTGAATCATATGAAAAAAATCGTACTGCAATTTGTCATAGAATTAACCAATATATGGACAATTACAACCAATTAAAAGCAACAGTACGTAAACAAACATCTGACCTTACTGAGCAATTTTTTAGTTGCAATGTTTTATTAAAGATGTTAAAATAAAAACACAATGTCATCCACGACATTAACTCGGAGAAATATAAGTGTCAAATCAAACAGTAAGCGAAAAAATTCGCACTCAATTAAAAACTAGCGGAAAACGTTTTTGGGCAGGAGATAATATCTCTGAATTTGTTAGTGAAAGCGATAAAATTAATCTTATCATTGAAGCAACACGTGCTTTCGAACTTGTTTTAGATTCATTACTAATAGACCGTGAAACAGATCCAAACTCACAAGGTACTGCCCGCAGGCTTGCAAAAATGTACTTTAATGAAATTATGGCTGGACGGTATGATCCGGCTCCGGATGCAACAAGTTTTCCTAATGATAGCGATGACCGGTATGAAGGAATGTTGGTTGTACGAAGTGAATTAAAGTCAATGTGTTCACATCATCACCAACCTGTTAGTGGTGTAGCATATATCGGTATTATTGCTGCACAAAAACTTATTGGTTTATCAAAATATTCTAGAATTGCACAATGGTGTGCAAGACGTGGAACACTTCAAGAAGAACTATGTAACGATATTGCACGTGAAATTAGTCTAGCAACAGGCAGTGATAATATTGGTGTTTATTTAGAGGCCGAGCATGGCTGTTGCCTAAATAGAGGTATAATGGCTCACTCGAGTTTAACTCAAACAACTGTGCTTAGAGGAGCATTTAGAACTGATCCAAGTACTAAGAAAGAGTTCTTTGATAACATCAAACTTCAATCAAGAAACGGAAAATAATATGATTTTTAAAAAATGGTTTAATCGTAAAGTTAAAGAAGCAATCCAATCAATCCAATCAGATAATCAACGAACCCCTAAACCAATGGAAAATTATGTCAATCAGTCAATTGACTGTGATAAAGGTATTCGATTTAAAGTTTTAAAAGCACAAGGTGGAACCATTATAGAAACAACTTTGTGGGATAATCGAAAATCTGACAATAATTTCGGACTTTATATTATAAGAGATGATGAAGATCTTGGTCAAGGTATTGCAAAGATTATAACAATAGAATCATTAAAATCATGATCTGTTATATGAGTGAAGAGATTGATGAAGATTTTGGCGATCTTGACAAGCAAAATAAATGGTTTCAAACCTATAAGCTTGATCCTATTAAATTAGGATATATGTGTGAAGAATATCCAGCTTTACAAAAAAGTTGGAATGAATTTATGATAATTTATAATTTATGTAATGGTTTAAAATGAACAAATTAATTTTAGATGATGCAAAATTTAAAAACTTAGTTGCAAATCTCTGTAGAGAAATTTCACTTAGTAATTGGAAACCTGACTATGTTGTTGGGCTAACACGCGGTGGTTTATTACCTGCTGTTATGATTAGTCATTACTTTGAAATTCCGTGTGAAACTTTAAAAGTAAATTTACGAGATCATAAAACTGGATTAGAATCAAATTGTTGGATGGCAGAAGATGCATTTCATAACAAAAAAATACTAATTGTTGATGATATTAATGACACCGGTGCAACTATTAATTGGATTATGCAAGATTGGCCACAAGGTTGTTATCCAAATAATGAAGTTTGGGAATCAATTTGGAACAACAATGTAAAATTTGCAGTTGTGGTTGATAATTTATCAAGCGACTGTGAAGTTAAAATAGATTATGCAGGTATGGAAATTAACAAAGCCGAAAATGATGTTTGGGTTGATTTTCCTTACGAAGAATGGTGGACAAAATAAATGGCAAGATTAGAAGGATTTGTTGAGAAAGGTTGGGGACACGAAATGATCTGGTCAACTAATGACAAGTACTGTGGGAAACTTATGCACTTTAATGAAGGTGCAAAGTTTTCAATGCATTTTCATGCTGAAAAAGACGAAACTTGGTTAGTGCTAAGTGGCTGTTTTATTGTTGAATATATCGATACAACTGATGCATTAGTTCGTTCAAAAACTTTAACAAAAAATAGTGTTTGGAGGAACGAACCGTTAGTTCCTCACAGACTTATTTGTGTTGAGAAAGGTGATATTATTGAAGTATCAACTCCGGATAGTGTTGAAGACAATTATCGTATATTACCAGGTGATAGTCAAAAATTAATAAAATAGTTGATTTTATTTTAAAGTTCATGTATAATAAATTTTTTTAGGAGGTTGTATGAGTTGTGGTTGCGGTCGTAGTCCAACAGGTGAGTGTTGCGGTTGGCATGGTTTATCTGAAGATGCTTATAGACAAAAATTAGCTGAGTATGATAATAAAAATGTCGAAGTTCAAACTGAAGTAAACAACTCTGGAAATGATAGTGAGCAAGATTAAAGTAGCGGAACTTTTCTACTCAATTCAAGGTGAAGGAAGATATATGGGAGTACCATCTATCTTCTTACGTACTTTTGGTTGTAATTTTTCTTGTAAGGGATTTGGTATGCTTCGAGGTAATATAAGTGAAGAATACTTGACTGTTAATCCAGAACTATATACAAAATACGATCAGCTGCCATTAGTTAGCACAGGATGTGATAGTTATGCAAGTTGGGATCCGAGATTTAAAAATCTTAGTCCTTTACTTGATACTGATGAAATTGCTGAAAGTATTATCGAAATGTTACCATTTAAAGAATGGCGTGATGAACATCTTGTGATTACAGGTGGTGAACCGTTATTAGGTTGGCAACGAGCTTTTCCTGATTTACTTGACCATCCTAAAATGCAAGGATTAAAAGAAATTACATTTGAAACAAATGGTACTCAACCGTTGACTGATCAATTTAAATTGTATCTTTATAATTGGCAATTACAACAACCTGGAAGAGAAGTTACATTTAGTGTTAGTGCAAAATTAAGTGTAAGTGGTGAACATCCTGATCAAGCAATTCGTCCTGAGATTGTTTGTGGCTATGAAGATGTTGGATATACTTATCTTAAATTTGTTGTTGCATCTGAAGAAGATGCAGAAGAAGCATTAGAAGCAGTTGACATTTACCGTGCCGAAGGATTCATTGGGCCAGTTTATTTAATGCCCGTCGGTGGTGTTGAAAGTGTTTATACTTTAAATAATCGCACAGTTGCAGAATTAGCAATGAAAATAGGGTTAAGATATAGTGATAGATTACAAGTGCCGTTGTTCAAGAACGCGTGGAGTACATAAATGATATTAGATGGAATATTTGATCTTTGGAACAATTATCGTTCTAAAAGAAAAGCAAAAAAAGAAGCAAAGAAATACAGAACAGCTAAAACAGACGAAGTTAAAGATCCGAAAACTCAAGCAACTGAGAATAACGAACCGTGGGTTACTGTTTTAAAAACACATGTTGATCCAACAAGTCCACGTAATGGGTTTTTTGAACTTGATTGGAATGAACAGTTTGTTTCAATGTTGCGTGGTAATGGTTATACTGGGGTTACTGAAGAAGAAATTGTAGACCAATGGTTTAGTGATCTTTGTAGAGAAGTAGGTAGTGAAGAAAATGTTCCTGGATTAGATCGTAGAGGATCTGGGTACATTAATGTAAACAAATTAAGCAACGGCAGAAGCGAGGTAAGTTGATTAAATAGAAACTATAATATATCCTTTATAGCTTTTTCCTAATTTTGCATTTTTATGAATTGTGTCTTTTGATTGCGGTCCTCGTTGTCTATTACGTTCTCCAATCTGCTGTTTTTCCTCTTCAGACCACATTTGTTTACCTTTATTCCACGGAATTCTTCCTTTACCTGCTTCACTGATACGTTTTCGTACTTCTTCACTTTGGCGTCCACCGTCACCACATTCATTTATATTAAAGTTGACTTTTCCTGAAATATATTATATAATGTATTTTTTTAATGAAGAGAAGTAACTACATGAACAGAACATTTTTAATTATTGATGCGGCTAATTTATTTTATCGAAGTAGGCATTCAGTTAGAGGAACTTCTGAAGAAAAAGTAGCAATGTCATTACATATCATCTTATCATCAATAGCAAAATGTTGGCGTGAACAAAAAGCAAACCATTGTGTCATTGCATTAGAAGGTCGAAGTTGGCGTAAAGACTATTACGAACCGTATAAAAGAAATAGACAAGTTGCTCGTGATGCCTTAAGTCCAAAAGATGCAGAAGAAGACAAAGTGTTTTGGGAAACGTTTGATGACTTTAAAACATTTATTCAAGAAAAAACAAATTGCACCGTATTACAAAATCCTCAATTAGAAGCAGACGATTTAATTGCAGGTTGGATTAAAGCTCATCCAAATGATAATCATGTTATTATTAGTACAGATGGCGATTTTGCACAACTAATTGCTCCGAATGTTCGTCAATACAACGGTGTTAGTCAAGTAACAACTACACACGAAGGCTATTTTGATGAAAAAGGTAAACGTGTTAAAGACAAAAAAACAGGGTTAGAAAAACCTGCACCGGACCCAGAATGGCTGTTATTTGAAAAATGTATGCGTGGCGACACAAGTGATAATGTGTTTAGTGCATATCCAGGTGTTCGTACAAAAGGTACAAAAAATAAAATTGGTTTACTTGAAGCATACGCTGATCGTAAAACAAAAGGGTTTAATTGGAATAACATGATGTTGCAAAAATGGGTTGATCATGAAGGAGTTGAACATAGGGTTCTTGATGATTATGCTCGTAATGTTACCTTATGTGATTTAACTGCTCAACCAGGTATTATTCAATTAGAAATTAAAGATACAATTCAGAATGAAATTGATAAAGAAAAGAATATTAGTCAAGTTGGTATTAGATTAATGAAATTCTGTGGATCTTATGATCTAGTTAAAGTATCTGAACAAATAACTTCATTTGTTGAACCTTTAAATGCAAGGTATCATCAATGACTACAATAGCAAAAGTATTAGTTCCGAATAAATTTTGGATAATCGAAAATGATGGAGAAAAGTTTGGAACACTTAGCAAAGAGAAAAAAGGATATAGTATTCTTTGCAAAGGTCAAAAAATTGAATTTCATGATTTAACTGAAATTAAAGAACGTTTTGGTATTACAATTGATCAAAGCGAAATTAAAAAAGAAAAGAAAACTCTTTCAAATGACATTTATGGTTTTCCGGTAAATGGTCGGGCATACGAACCACTTTGGAATGTTCAGAAAAAATTACCAATATATGCAAAAAGTGGAAAAAGTAAAAGTTTATATTGTGCAGGATATTATGTTATTCAATTCCGTAAAGGTTGGGTTAAATCATTTTGCCCAAAACTAATAACGCTCGATCGGTATCCTTTTAAAGGTCCATTTAAAACTGAGTTTGAAATGCGTTCTATATTAAACAATGTGAGTAAAGCCTAATGAATCAACCATTGAACACATTACCAATCGAAATGTACTTAGAAAAGGTCAGAATCGCACGAAAAAGTGGTCAAAAGAGCATCAATTTGTCAATAAATGATGCTTCTTTGTTAGAAGATAGTTTAGCTGTAGTAATGACACGTCTTGCAGGCAATTTTGATGAAATAATTAGAAATAATCAACAAAGTGACGATATTGTTATTAAGATGGATGGCGGAGGTTTATAAAAACAAGATAAATAACTGCGTATATTAAGGAGGATACGCATAATGGCGCGGCCAAAACCTAAAGTATTAATCGAAGTAACGAGCAAAAAAACATATAAGACTGAACAGGTATTAGAAGCTGAAGCTATTTGGGCTGTATTTTATCAAGGTAAACCTGTTAACTTAAAAACAACAAGTTTAATTGCACAACAAGTAGGTCCTAAGTACAAAAAAATATCATTTTCAAACTCCGGTCATGCTATTAATCTTGCAGAAAAACTTAATAAAATGTTTAACTGCACAGATTTTTCAGTGTTTAAATTAACAACGGGTGAAGAACTTAAGCAATGAACTTTAAAAAACCGTTAACCAAACTTGTTTGTACACAGCTAGGATGGTTAACAGATCTAAAAACTTTTCAAAAATGTTATAACCTAATTTGGCAAAATCCACGTGACAAAGATCAAGGTGGGATGCGATTAACTGATCAAGGTTTTACAATCTTTACTGAAAAAATGGAAATGAAATCATATGAAATTCAGTTTCCAAAAGACTTAATATTTACAAATCAAGTTTTAGTTTGGTTAGATCGTTTTATTGACGGTCCTTATTATATCACAAAATCTTCAATTATTGTTTTTAAAGAAAAAACCGCTGTTCAGTTAATATTGTTTAACGGAGATATCCAAAGATTTGGACAAGCAAAAATAATGTCTTTGGAAAATAATTCTTAAATCTTTTCTTGACTTTTACCACAGTTGGTCTTATAATATACACATATTAAAGAAACAACAAATTTTTAAATCCTTAACACAGAGAGAAATAAAATGGCTGAATCAGTAAGTTCAAATCGTACTCAAACTCCAAACGAAGCAAAGGCAGCAATTCGAAAATGTTTTGCAATTAAGCGTCCAGTATTCTTATGGGGTGCACCTGGAATTGGAAAATCAGATATTGTTAAGCAAATTGCGGCTGAAACTAATCGTGAGGTTATTGATATTCGGTTAAGTTTATGGGAACCAACAGATATTAAAGGTATTCCATTTTATAATCCAGAACTGCATACAATGCAATGGGCGGCTCCTTCGGAATTACCAAGTGACCCAAATTCAACTGCTATTTTATTTTTAGATGAGCTTAATTCAGCAGCTCCTGCAACACAAGCGGCAGCATATCAGCTTATTTTAGATGGTCGCGTTGGTACTTATCGTTTACCTAAAGGTGTTAGCATTGTAGCGGCAGGTAACCGTGAAAGTGATAAAGGTGTTACCTACAGAATGCCTGCTCCGTTAGCAAATAGATTCTTACACTTAGAATTAAAAACTAATTTTGACGATTGGCAAGAATGGGCTGTTAAAAACAAAGTTCATGAACAAGTTGTTGGTTATATCGGTTTTGCTAAACAAGATTTATATGACTTTGATCCAAGAAGTTCAAGCCGTTCGTTTGCAACTCCTCGCTCTTGGAGCTTTGTATCAGCATTATTAGGTGATGATGATTTATCAGAAGGTACTTTAACTGATTTAGTTGCAGGTGCGATTGGTGACGGGTTAGCTGTAAAATTTATGGCGCATCGTAAAATTGCAAATCAACTTCCTAAACCAGAAGAAATTTTGCAAGGTGTAGTTAGAAAATTAGACATTAAAGAAATTTCAGCAATGTATTCTTTAACAATCTCAATGTGCTATGAATTACAAACTGCACATGAGAAAAAAGTTAAAAATTGGAATGACATGGCAGATTGTTTCTTCCGTTTTATGATGGACAATTTCCCAACTGAATTGGTTGTAATGGGTGCAAAAGTTGCATTAACACAATATGCATTACCGTTTGATGCATCCAAACTAAAAAGTTTTGATGAGTTTCACGAAAAATACGGCAAATACATTATTTCAGCAATGGAGAACTAAAATTAATGGGCCTTACGGGGCCCATTTTTTTGATACATATGATTAATTTAAATTTTTCTATTTCAAATCCATGGAGCGATCGATGGAATGCAATTTGGTGTAAATCAGGAAGTCTTTGTAAATTTAAAGGGTGGGAATTTAATATATATAAAACACATTACCTAATTAATGTAGATCTAAGTTTAAATGTTAGATGTGATCATGCAGGATTTCAAATTATGTTAGGTTTGTTTGGATATAGTGTAGAATTACATTTTTATGATTCTCGTCACTGGAATTATGAAAATAATTGTTGGGAAGTTTATGATTGAAAAAGATAAAGTTACATCAAATGATATTTTAATGTTAGGTAGTTCAGTAACAATAATTGAAGCTGAAATAGTCGGAAAAGTTGATGCAATTATTCAAGAACGCACAGGAATTTCGTACCGTATAAAATGGTGGAGTGGAAATACTAGATCTTCTATTTGGTGTTTACCTGATGAAATTATAATCAATGATTGACAAAACATCAATTTGACCTTATAATATACACATACACTAACACAAAGGAATTAAAATGGCAACAATGAAACAAAAGAAAACTGAAAAAACACGTGAGTTTACTTCTGCAGAGAAAAACAAAGTTATCGAAAAACTTACCACTGCAAGAGTTGGTTTGCTTTTAAGACATCCGTTTTTTGGTAACCTTGCAACACGATTAAAATTAGTTGATGCTAGTCATTGGTGCGAAACTCTTGCAACTGATGGAAGAACATTTTATTACAATGTTGGATTTGTTGATCGTCTTACTCCTAAACAAGCTGAATTTGGTTTTGCACATGAAGTATTACATAATGTGTTTGATCATATGGGTCGTCGAGATGGACGTGATCCAAAGCTTTCAAACATTGCGGCTGATTATGCAGTTAATCAAATTCTTAAAGATGAACGTATCGGAGAAGTTCCTGATTGGATTAAAATATTTCAAAATGACAAATATCGTAGTTGGTCATATGAACAAATTTACGCCGACCTTGACGAAAATGCAATTAAAATTGATTTTAATTCATTAGGTGAGTTATTTGATGAACATTTAGACGGAGATGAGGACGGTGACGGTCGTCCAAAATTAACTCCTGAAGAGAAAAAAGCAATACGTGATGAAATTAAAGAAGCTATGGTTTCGGCTGCACAATCTGCAGGTGCTGGTAAAGTTCCAGGTAGTATTGCTAGACTTATTTCAGATTTTACTGAACCAAAAATGGATTGGCGACAAATGTTGCGTATGAATATTCAAAGTATTCTAAAAAGCAATTTTAGTTTTAGTCGTCCAAATCGTAAATCACAGATGTGCGGTGCTATTTTGCCAGGCATGATGAATGAAGAAACAATTGATGTTTGTTGTGCAATTGATATGTCAGGTTCTATTAGTGATAAAATGGGAAATGACTTTATCAGTGAAGTAAAAGGTATTATGGATGAATATCAAGATTTTAAATTAGATCTTTGGTGCTTTGATACACAAGTTTATAATCATGTAAAATTTAGTGGTGATAACGCAGGCGATATTTTAAATTATAAATGTATGGGCGGTGGTGGTACTGATTTTAATGCGAATTGGGAATTTATGAAAGAAAATGATATTAATCCAAAACGCTTTATTATGTTTACTGACGGTTATCCGTGCGGAAGTTGGGGTGATGAAGATTATTGTGAAACATTGTTTATTATTCACGGTGACGATTCCATAAATCCACCACACGGCCAGGTTGCTTATTATAAATAAAGTAGGTACATAATGGCATTAGTTAGAGGAACAATTAATCCACTAAATGTATTAGGAGCAAGGCGTTTAACTTTTATACCTAAACACTTTGCTTCTATGACAATTAAAAATAATTGGGATAAAATAGACAGTTGGATTTATAAAAATTTAGATAGTAGATATGCAATCATTCAAGATTTAGAAGTTGATCAAAATAATAAAATAGTTGAGATCCACAAATTAGGTGTTGAAGATCCAAAAGAACTAACTATATTAAGTTTATCATGTCCGTACTTAGACAAAAATTAATAGGAGAAAGAAATGTCTGAACAAGAAAATCAAACAGCAGCAACTGAAACATCGCAACCTGAATTAACTATTCAAGATTTAGGTAACTTACGTGCAATTATCGATGTTGCAAGTCAACGTGGTGCATTTAAAGCTGCAGAACTTCAAGCGGTAGGAACAGCATTTAATAAATTAAATGATTTTTTAAATTCAGTTGCACCTGCACAAACTGAAGAAGATCAACCAACTGCCTAAAAGGAGATCTTAAATGAAACATGTTGGCAAAATGAAAAACAATGGGGCAAAAATAGTTATTGCATATCGAACTATCCCAGGTGATCCAAATTCTGCACTTGTTGTAGGTACGCAAGCCCTTATGGATTCGTACCACGACTCATTGATGAGTTTAGTTGAATCAGATGCTGGTCAACAAGCAGATGAATTAGCAGATGTAATGGCTGTACGTAGATTTCCTGATGGTACTGGCATGTTGCAATATGTCCATGCCAACGGTTATTTAACAAAGGTTCCTACTTCTGGAGTATTAGTTACTCCAGATAACAAAACATCTGTTCCGTTAGATGAATTAAACAATATTATTGCACAACAAAAAGGCGTTACATTAAACGAACTTGCAATTAAAGATGGTTCTAATTCAACTGTACCAACAATATCAAATACTGATGTAGTAACAGATTATACAAACGAAATTGTTATTGAAGATTCTCAAACTTCTGTTACATTAACCCCAGCAGAAATGCGGTCACGTGCAGATGCTTTATATAAAGAAGCAGCAAAACTTCGAAAATCAGCAGATGAAATTGATCCGCCAAAAAGTAAAAAAACAAAAGAAGTTGTTTCTACAGAAACTGCTTAATAGTTTTAAGATAAAAACCCGCATTATGCGGGTTTTTTATTGATATTATACAACTTTAACTTCAATAACTCCATCAACTCCGTTAAAATCTTCTAGAGCACGAGCTAATATTGCATTAGGATTGTCATTTGCAAATGCACGTTCAGCATATCCAGGTTTTGATGATGTAACTAATAAATCACCTTTAGTGATAGGACCGACTACTTTACAAGGAACACGACCTGCAATTGCAATGTAAGGGTGAGTGTCATTATCTCCTGCATCAATATTTAAAGTATATGCAGGATTAGTTGAAACGATTCCAACTTGTGCTGGATTACCATGACGATTAGTTGTAGTTACTTCTTCTTCCCCACCTATAATTAAAACTGTTCCTGGTTCATATATTTGATCAGCTGCATATCGTTCTGCTAAATCTGCATATGTTGCATTTAAAGTTGCTCCGCCATTTAAAGTCCATGCTCCACTTATTTGACTACCATTTGCATCTGCAATTAATGTACTTATTGTTAATCCGTTAAATGTTGGACTACTTGATGTTGCAATAGATTGAGGAAGAGATAAAGTTACTGCTCCGGCACTTGAAGAAACATTAATTTGATTAGCAGTTCCTGTTAATGATGATACCCCATAAGATGAAAGAGATGCTTCTGTAATTACTCTCGAATTGTTATCATATAAGAAATCTGCATTAACTCTTTTAAAAGTAACAGTTGCAGTTGTATTAATTGCTTGTGGTAAAGAAAGTGTTGGATTTTGTCCAGTTGAAACATTAATTTGATAAGTAGTTCCAGATAACGATAAAATTCCTGTATTAGTTAAACTTACATTTAGTGTATTAGCATAAGATAGCGTTCCTCCGCCAGTTAATCCAGTTCCTGCTGCAATTGTAACACTTGTTAAAACTCGTTTAGAACCTTCGTATAATAGATCACCAGAAATATTATTACCATTAATTGTTGGTCCATTAAATACAGAACAAGTAATTGTAGTACAATCAACCCACTGACTGTTAACTCTAGTTCCGTTAACTGTAGTTCCGTTAACTGTAGTTCCGTTAAATGTTGTTCCATTAATTGTAGTAGCAGATATTGAATTAAAATATCCAAATCCAAACTTTTGATTTGAAGCACCTAAATTTACCGATGCTGCTGACGGATTTGGTAAAATGTTACCTGTATTATTTGATCCGGTTGAAATATAAAAAATATTAAAATAATCATTTTCATTTGTTGAAACTTTATTACTTGTTGTAATATTAAAATACAATTTATTACTAGTATTATTTCCAACATGACTTATGTGTGCAGCTCCATTGATGATATGAAGTTTTAAAACACCTTGTTGACCAATCAATATTCCTGAATCATCTGCAACTGAAATTGAACCACTTAATGACGAAAGTTGACTAGATAATAAAAAATCATCAGCTGAATGATACGTTCCATTTGCTTTAACTAAGCCTAAAGAAGTTGCCGCAGTTCCCCAAAGAATATGACCCCCATTTAAAGGTGTAAAACTAATGCCGTGAATATCACTTGAAGGAAAAGTTATACCTTTTTTAACTAACGGAAATAACGAATATGATTGATCAGATGATTTTGTTGTAAAGTCAATTGAAGATGAAACAAACGTATCTTCTGAGTTAACAATCATCTTAATAACTGTCTGTTCTACCTCTGCATTATTAACTATAATTGATTCAATTGCACCACTTGTATTTGATCTTGAAGTTAGTGGTCCGACAATTACCCAATTTGTGCCAACTCCGGTATATGCATATAATCGATTTTCATTTTTATCAAACCATAAATCACCTGCATTATATCCAGATGATGGTCTTACCGTTCCATTTTCAATAATACCTAATGATTTAAACTGTGTTCCGTCAAAAATTTTAAATTTTTTGTTAGCGGAATCAAACCATGCCTGACCAGTAAGGCGTTTACTTGGGGGTGTTGTATTTGAAAAATTTTCTAAAATCTTTACAAAATTTTCATTAAATGCTTCTCCATACCCTAAGAAGTTTTTTCCTATTAACGTAAGATCAAGTGAATTAGTATCAGCTGTTCCATCTTGAATAACTGCTATCTTTGTACCGTTTGTTTTGTTTATAATATATGGCATAATTTTGTCTACTTTAATATTTTATAATTGGTAACAATGCAATGTTTCTTGGGCGAGTTTCAGTTCCACCTATAGGTTGTATATCTGCCGAATCATTGACACCAACTGCTTGTTCAGCTCCTGAACCTGTAACATCGTTTCCGGTGAGAGAACCTCCATATGGAGGTCGTAGTAATCTTGTAAAATTTCCATTTGCATGATTATGTGACTTGAAGTCATCAGTTTGATGTGAACCTAATACACGACCTGTATCAACTCCTCGACCAAGATCTGCACCTCGGACAAATTCGCCTCTTAAATCAGGTACACGAAAATTTGCACCACTACCTCCATATGTATATCCGATAACTTCAAATAGATCTGGAAAAGATGCAGTTGCATATGATGCGCCATTTGCAACAAGATATCCTGTAGGCGGTGTTGTTCCTGCTGAATAAAAAATTGATCCAACCGGAACTGTTTTAATATTTGATAATGCTAATTGAAGTTGACTTGCAATCTGATCAATATAAGTTTTAACTGCTTTTTGGGTTGATAATCTATTATTAGAATCAGCAGTCAATGTTCCATCAGTATCAAACTTGTTAATAAGTGTGCTATCTCTATCTAAAATATTCGTTGCAACAATTGTATTTGTATCAATAGTATCAAATTGCGTATCTGTAATAGTTGCAAATGTAGCTGTAATATTATTTACAAACACATTATCCCATTTTAAACTATTTGATCCAATTGAATATAAATTAGGTGTGTTTGGAAGGAGATTTCCTTCAATTAACGGTGTTCCAGTAAATAAAATTGATGATAAGTGTGATCCTGCAGAAATTTCCGATGTGTGTACCACATTTTCAATCCATAAGTCGGTAATTGTCGCACTTGATGATTTAATATTATTTGCAATTACATTATTCCACTTTAAACTATTTGTTCCTAATGAATATGTATTATCTGTCGAAGGAACAATATCTCCCGAAACATGCGGAGATCCTGTAACTACAATTGACGAAACAGCAGAACCTGCAGAAATGCCTGTAGTATACACAATATTAAATCGGTTACTAGATGTTCCTAAACTATTTGATAAATCAGTTTCTGGAGAAAGTGTAGATAGTGGTGATAGCTTCCACGCTCCGACTAAACTTGCACTATTTGACGAAGTGCCTGCATTTAATGTTTTTGAATATACTGTATTAAATCTATTTGAAAAAGACCCTAAATCATTTTGAATATCACTACTTGGATTTAATTTGCTATTAGTTGTTAATTTCCAATCACCTTCTAAACTTCCAACTGTAGATGAATTTCCACTACTTATTTTTGAAATGTATCCAATTCCAAATGGATGACTAGTAGTTCCTAAATTAACAACGTTAGTTAAAACAGATAAAGAATTACCATTAAATGTTAATTCTGAAGTACCTGACTTTAATTTAATATTGCTAGTCGAATCTAAAAATATAGATGATAAAGAATTATCCCAATAAATTGATGATTCTTCAGAAGTTCCAAAATAAAGTAAATTAGTTGAATCAATAGACCAATTTGATTGAATATGTTCTGCAAAATTTCTACGAACAAAAGTTTGATCTAATTGGTTATGAAGACCATAAAGACTTATGTCTGATGCAGAAGCAGTAAACGTGCTTGAACTATAATTTTTAAATGTTATTCCACGATAAACTTTTGAAAATCCAGAAATCGGATTTTGTAAAGTTTGAACAAATGTATCAGGACTTTGAATACTGATAACTTCTCCATTAACAATCGTTTGAATAACTGCATGAGGAGTTCCTAGATTATCAAACATTTTAGCAGAAGACATTTTAGTTATTCCAAACCCTGCAACTGATTCAGGACCGATTAGTGTAGTTTGTGTTGCAACCGTTGTTCCACTTGTAACAACATGTAGTTGTTTATTAACGCTATCAAACCAAAAATCACCTGGTCGGCTTGCTGCAAAAGGAGCACCTTCTACATTAACTATTGTATCTGTAGGAGATGTTCCATACCACGAAATTGCTAAAGGACGCCAATTAGTATCATCAAATACTGCAGGACGAAATACTCTATCAGTTGTATTAAACCAAAGTTGCCCTTGAAGAGGACTTCGTGGTTCAAAATTATAAGAAAAATTTTCTAATAAATGAAGGAAATTTTCATTTTGAACATCTCCAAAGTTTGAAACATTTTTTCCAATTAATCCAACTGACGTTAGTTCGTTATCAATTACTCCGTCATTTAAAAGAACAAGTGTTCCACCATCAGTTTTACTTAAAGTATATGCCATTATGTTTTTCCTTAAATCCAAGTTCCGTCGTTGTACACTGTATTTGATGTACCTGAATAAGTTGATCGAACCCAAGTTTGTGCACCTGCTGATCCAGCTACAGTATATTGTTTAATACATCGATTAATACCTAAATTTGCTGCAGGAAGATCAATGTTTACACTATAATTCGGTGAATATTGAATAACCCTTTCTGCATTTTGAACTCCTTCTTTATCAACAAAAACAGGAATAGTGTCAATTGCTTTACTTTGAACATCAAGTACTTTTGGAGTGGTATATCGTGTACATAAAACTCTTGCTCTTGATCCTGACGGTGTATCATATGGAATCGGAGCATTAGGATCAAGCAAATAACCTAACATCTGAATTACAAAAATATCAAGTTCCGGATCTTCAGGATTAGTTGCATGACCTGTAACATCAATTGTTAGTGCAATTTTTTGATTTTGTGAAATTCCAACTTCAGATCGAACAAAATCTACAGTTGCAACTTCTTGAAGAAAATTATTCCATAAAGTTCCAGATGAAACACCTGGTGGAGTAGGAGTACGGGCATTTGTTAATTTGGTTCCATTAAAATTAATATTTGAAGTAAGATTATCACCTATTACAATCGAACTAAGTTGTCCATTTGTTATATCCGAATTAATTCCAAAAGTTGTTTCTCTCGACCCACTTCTATAAATTTTAACATCACAAACAGTGGTAGATGTTGATACAATAAGATTTTCAAGTCCCAATGCATTTTTAATATCAAGACCTAACGAATCTTTAGTAAGAACTATGTTTCCATCAATCATATAAGTTGATGTAGACCCTCTTAATTCAAAATTATCAGTTGCTTGCCATACATTTGATGAATTTGTATTTGGTCCAAGTTGATCAATTTGATCAGCAGTTTGAAACCATTTAATATATCTATTATAAGGAAAACTTTGAAGGATGATTCCGCCTCCAGTTGATTTAATATTATTTGATACATTTGTCGCTGAATACGCTAATGTTATTGTGTTATCAAGAATTAGTAAATCTTGAGATTCAACATTAGAAGTTGCTCCTAAAACAAATAAATTTCCATCAATTGTAACATCACCTTTAACTGAAAACTCACTTTTAGGAGTAGTTGTAAAAACTCCAACCCTACCATTAACTGAATCAAGGTGAAGTGCAGGGTCAGATGTTGCAAACGAATTCATTTGTAATTGAAATGGTTGTTCTTGTTTAGCAATTTTCAAAACAGCAACATTGTTTACAACTGAGAATTTAAAGTTTTCAACATAAACATTTGATGACGGATGCGTCCCAATAGAAAAATTATTAAAAACTCTAACAGAATTAGAAAAATCGATTTGTTTATTATCAATAATAACTTGTTCAGGAGTGATTATACGGCCTAAACTATCAGTTAGTGATTCAGCACTTGTTGCAGTTCCGATAAATTTAGTTTTTAAAGTTGAATCATAACGTGCATTATATCCAAGTTTAATACTTTTAAAATTTATATAATTTGGATCAGAAGGTGCAACAGAAAATGTAACATTACTTGCTACCCCAATGATGTTATTATTCGAATAAAGACTTAAAACAGATGAAGTATTTCCAGTATTAGTCTGCCAAATTTCTTGAATCCATCCTGACTTTCCTGATGAAGAAGTATATTCAGGACCAATTACAACAATTGTGCTTGGATCTTTTTGAAACTTTAATTGTGAAGTTGTTGTATCATACCATAAATCGCCGACTGTTAATGTATTTGGTTTTGTTGCACTAATAATTGGAGAACCAACTTGTTTAAATTCATTGTTTACCGTATATACTTTAATTTTTTGAGTAACTGTATCAAACCAAAGTTGTCCTTGAAGAGGTGCAACTGGTTCTGTCGAATTAGCAAAATTTTCTAAAATTCTGATATAGTTTTGATTAATATCAGTTCCATAGGCATTTACGTTTTTGCCAATTAAAGTTAAACTTGTAGAAACACTATCCGATGTTTGATCAGGAAGTGTTAATAATATCTTACCATTTGTTAGTTTTAATGTATATGCCATTTATTTTCTCTTTAGATCAATCTTTCAACTATTAAAGAAGCTGAATTTGGGCTGCTAGTACGCAAACATGTTAATCTGTATATTTTTTCTTCTGTTATATTTTGAATATGAACAACCATCGAACTCCCAATCGCTGTTAATTGTGTATTTGACACAGGTGTCCACGTTGATAGGCTAGAAAACCGATTAACTACTCCGGCAGGCGTTGGATTATATAAAACAAGTGCTGAAAAAGCAACATCAAGTATTCCAGAAACCGAATTGATCTGAACAATTCCTCCAGTTGTTACTCTTGCCTGTAAATTGTCAAAGCTTACTACTGTATCAAACGGAACATTGTTATTAGTTCTTATTTTAGTAACAACATTTGTAGCAGACGTTGCTGATACTACAACAAGATCATTATCAACATATAAATTTCCACCAATTCCTACTCCGCCACTAACTGTTAATGCACCAGTTGTTGTGTTTATCGAAGTTGTTGAATTGTTTATAAAAAATGGTTGAGTTGTTCCTGCTAATGCAGCCCATCGAACTCCGGTTCCGTCTGTAATAAGAACTTGTCCAGATACTCCAGATAACCCATTTATCCAAATTCTTTTATTTGCATTAATATACAATTCATTTCTAAGATTTAAATTTCCGCCAATACTAACTGAATTACTAATTGTTGCAGAATTCGAAACAATAATATTTGCAACAGTTACTGTATTTACAGTATTTGTTAATAGTAAATTTCCACCAATAATTAAATCACCACCAATTCCTACTCCGCCACCGACTACTAATGCTCCAGTACTGGTAGAAGAAGCAGTTGTTTGTGAATTAATTTTAACCTGTGTAGGATTCCCACCAATTTCAACAATTTTAATATTGCCAGCATTGTTATTTTTAATATTAAATGCAAACGAACCATAACTATTATAAGAATTGACAAAATTTGCAACTGAATTATTACGTTCGATAATAAAAGTTGGATCTGTTCCTATTCTTAAAGCATTTCCATCCGTTGCAATTGTAAATTGACCATACAATGTTTGATTAAGATCTTTTCTTAAAAATGAATTCCCGTTAACAGAAATTCCATTTTGTTTTAAATTATTTGACGAGTATGATGTTCCATTAAAAATTGCACCTTCAGCAAGATTAACACCAAATTGAAGTGTTGTTGACCCTGAAAATCCATCAATAACATTTTTTGCAATGAACGCTTCTGATGCGATAACCGAAACAACGTTACCTCCAACAATATTTTTAATAATGTAATGTGGTTGACTTGTAACATCTTCAACTATTAATGGTACTGCTCCTGATTCAACTGATCCGAAACTTTGATCACCGATTGGTTTCCAAATACTGCCGGTATAAAATTTAACTATATAGTTATAGGTATCAACCCAGATATCGCCTGCACTAACATTTGTTGGTTCAGTTTCTTGTTGAAATAAACCATTAATTGGTTTCCAATTTGCATTACTTGCAGCACCGTCATTAATTCGTAACTTTTTGGTACCACTATCAAACCATAGTTGTCCTTCAATTGGATTAACCGGAGGAAATGTATTTGAAGAATTTTCTAACAAATGAATAAAATTTTCTGCAATTGATTGACCGTATGTTGGAAAATTTCTTCCAACAAGTGTAAGACCACCAGTTCCGACACCGTTGTATTGAACTTCATCTTGTACTACAATAGGATAACTATATTTTGCCGGATCTGAATAAAAAATAGAATAACTCATTTATTATGTCCCACTTGTTAGACTTTGAATTCTAACTGTATAATCAATTTGTAATAGTCTGTTTAATGATTTTTGAACTGGATGAAAAATAACATGTGTTAACAACATCCCTGTTCCTGAACCTTCTAAACTATAACCTTTAAGCCCAATTTCGTCAAATACAAAATCTGATTTTAAAGTACTTGTATCAAATGCTTCTTGTCCTGACGGTTCACCAAAGTCGAGCAAGCAACTTACAAGAATATCAGAGTATGCTGTTCCTGTAATATGTCTAACTTCCATAAAATTTCTTGAAGGATCTAAGTTTGTTTCATTAAATGCATCGATATTTTTAATATAAGTTTGATTGTACAAACTTGCATTTAACCCTACAGAATTTGGTGTAAGATAGGTAATAATTCCAGTAGGATCAATTCGACTCCCACCATTTCCAAATGCCATTTCACTTATGAAACCTTTTCCTTGATTGCTCATAGCTTGAGCTAGTCCAATACTAAAGTTTTCATAATGAATTGCATTTCGTTTGTCAATGAAGATCTCTTGAGTTTCAGGGTCAAAAATCCTGATGTGACCTTGAATATGAAGATTTCCGTGTTCGTTAGTTTGTGAATTTTGATTTATAGTCATAATATTATCTGTTGGTTCTTCCATATTGTTATTTATTCGCTTGTTAACTTGTTTGTTTACATCTAATTTTTTGGTAACTTAGCCAATGCTTTAGCAATAAATTTTGCTTGCGGAGTAGTATTTTTAGCCAAAGTACTATTTGAATCATACCACGAACTTGCAAATCGTTTAATAACTTCAAGTTTTGCACCTTCGATGATTGTAACTGATGCGGTATTAAGTGTTAAAATTCCTGTTGAAGAAATATTAAAATCAGAAGGAACACTAATATCAGCTGTAGATGTTGAATCATAGGCAATTTCTAAATCATGTTTAACAGTTAATAACCCTGGTTTTAATAATAATTTTCCTTGGTATCTTACTTCTACCTGATCAGTAAAATTTGCATCTGAGGTAAAAGTTATACCTGTTAACAAATACGAAGGCGTTAAAACCGAAGTTGAAGTTGTATATTTTTGTGTTTCTTCAGTTGACAAAATTGTCTGATCTGTTCCTTGATCAATAACTTCGTAACCTGCATAATAAATTTCAGCAGGTGCTGTTCCTAATGTACTTCTACGTAATTGGCTAAGAGTATTTCCTTGTTTAATAAAAAATTCAATCCGTTCTTTTTGAATCAACACAATTCCTGGACGATTATGACTAGGATCTGGTTCAGTTAAAACACTTGCATCTTCAACTTCTATTGTTTGATCATTTAAAGAAAAATTTCGAACCAATACCGTTGAGTTTGATTGACTTAATCTCTTATAATGGGTTCTTCCTAAAATATCACGAAATAATCTGTAAGCAACTGTTGATTCTCGATCTGCAAAACTTGTGATTAAAACATAATCTTGAGAATTTTGATAAAAACCATTTCTTATCGTAACGGTTCTGTTATCAGGTCCAATTGAATAATCTAAATTTACTGTTAACGGACTTCCGTTATATGTAACCCAGACATAAGATGCATCAATACACGAACGTTGCATAACATATTGGCTACTTTCACTTACATTAAATCTTTCTGTTCTAATAAAATCAGGATCGTGATTTGTAAATGTTGTAACTACAATTGAAGTTCCAGTTGAAGCAGGAGTTGTTAAATTTAATTGGTTATCTTGAATCAAATACTCTTGCCCTTCTTTAACTACAACTGCAATACTGTCACTAATTGACAACACTCCAGGAAAAAATTCAATTTGATTTGTTTGTTCATTTAAATTCCATTCTCGTAATGCAGCAACTTCGATACCATTGATATAAACTTCAATTTGAGATTGATCAATTCTTCCTAATTTAAAATCAATCGACTTACAAATATCAAATGTTGTTTGCTCATTCTCAACTTCGTAATAAGTTAAAACAGGAGGTTTCAATCTTTTTCCATTTTTTGTTACAAAAACTTGATTATGTAACGGTTTTGCATTTCCTGGAATTGGATTTAAAGTAAAAATTGACCTATTACTTGACGGAACTGTAATAATTTGATCAGTAATTTCACTAAAAGATTTTGTTGTTTCTAAAAACAAATATACTTGTATTGTGCCTGATCTTTTAACTGTTATTCTTGCAGAACCACGATAATTTGTAAATGAATATTCCGGAGGGCTTATACTAACTCCATTAACTGAAACAAAAATACTACCAACTTCACTATATCTAACAAACGAAGTAAAAACAGTTTCAGATAACGACGAAATCGAAGTTAATGAATCTAACAATTTAACCGTTCCTATTTGCATAGATGTAATACTTAGCCAGCCAGTTATTGGTGTAACTGAATTAAAAGTAAGTGTGTTATTTTGATAGTTAATTGTATAATTGTTTGAAGTAACAATCTGATCATTTAATAATACAGATACAGATTTTTCAGTTGATGGACAAATTCCAAGATCAAATGTTCTTATTGTTCCATCTAGATAATATTTTTTATTAATAATCAACGGAGAAGAACTTACAGGTTGTGAATATACACTAATTCCAAATGCTTCTTGTATTTGTCCAGGAACGCATTCTTCAGGAGCAAAACTGTTAATTGAATTTAAAAATCCATCATCATTCATTCCGGTAATATGTCTTGTTGAAGACGATCCACCATCTAAAATAATTTCACTTGGTGAAAGACCTAACGCGGTAGTATTCTCTAAATTTCCACCGTTAACAATTGCATCTAAACTATCTTGATCAGATGGAACAACAGTACCGTCACTTGTTGAATATCTTAATACTACCTGTGTCGAAGATGTTGTGAATGCAACCTTTGGAATTGTAATTGTTGATGTTGTGATGTTTGAATTAATTTCAGTAAATTCTGATTTTAATGTTGCTCTTGCATACGCACGAGTAGTTACAGAACTTGAAGTATGATTTGGGTTTATTGATTCTAGAATTGTTATAACCGGAGCTTCAGTATATCCACTTCCTGGATTTACAATTTGAATATCAACCAATCCATTTGTTATTGTTGCAGTAACTGTTGCATTAATTCCGTTAAGCGTATTTGGAGCAGAAACAAAAACAGTTGTATATTCTGCAACATAACCCGATCCAGGAACAATCATTGTTACTGTAGAAATAGCACCAGTTCCTAATCCAATTAATGTTTTAACTATAGAAGTCGAATTTACTCCATCAATACGTTTTCCACTTGCACTAGAATCTAAATTACTTTTTAAATAAACATTTACTTCTGTTCCAGAAGAAATAATCGTCGGAACTATAAATGTCTGTGTTGATGTAGACGTTGTTTTATAAGAAGTGTATCCTTCTTCAAATCCAAAATTATCCCAAGGAGTTGTTGACCACGGAATGTTGTTTGCATTCCACCCACCTGATGAATCAAAAGGTAATCCAGTTACCTGTAATCCAGAATATTCGATACCAGTCATTAATTGAGCAAGATCTTTACCTGGCATTCCATATGAAGGGTTATAATAATCTTCGATTCGACTTGCAGCATTATATAAATCTAAATTTTTAGGATAGGTAATTTCAAGTATATCACCTGCATCTGGAATAAAAGATAACTTTAACGATGCAAATAGTTTTGAATATTCAGTATTTGGTTGAGGATTGTATAATTCAGTTGAAAACACAATAGTAAAAGAATCAATCAATTGAAGAATACCATTTTTTGTAAATGTTATTAATTCTTTTTTAGTAATAGGAGGCCAATCTAATTTATAAGAAGTATCTATTCCATCACTTATAAAACTCTGTGTAACATATTGTGTTCCAATTTCACGCTGTTTAGTAATTCTATCAAATTTTAATCTAATATAATTAGATCTCACAGGGCAGTTTCCAAGTTGAGCATATGCTCTTGCTGAAATTAAACTTGTACTTCCTCCACCATTAATAATTACAGTTGGTGTTGCTGTATATCCTTGACCTGGATTCGTAACAATTATTTGACTAACTTTTCCTAGACTAATAAAAGCAACTGCTGTTGCTCCAAATCCAGTATCACCATATGCAGGAACAATAGTAATATCAGGAGTTGAAGTGTATCCGCTTCCGCCTGTTGCAAGAGAAATAGTTTCAACTTGATATGTAAAATTATTAAACCATGCTTTCCATGGATATTGTAACAACATGTTATTTTCAAATTCAACTTTTTCAAATTTTGCAGTTGCTTCATTATAATACAATGGCATATCAAAATCAGTATTAAATGTATTTGTAAGTTCAGTTGTTGTATATTGTTCTGTAAATTTTCTAATTTTAGTATGATACGGTTTAGCTTCTTTTAAGAAATCTTCAAAATAAGAAACATTTTGAAGATTAAATGTTGAAACTTGATCTAAGCTACCGGCTTGATTAACAACACTAATAAATGTTGTTTTAAATGCCCAGTCTAAAAATTTCTGTTCGCTCATTGCATAACGAACTGCTTTAAAAAATAGTTGATTCCAATATATTTTACATTCATTTATAAAAATGTCATTTTTTATTGCATTTAAAATAAATGAAATTTCTGTATCTGGTGATTGATCAAATTGACTTTGATCCCATCCAAAATTTTGATCCCATCCAAATAATGACGCAGAAGAATTCCATAAAGAATCTAAGAAATAAATGGTTCCATTTTCAGAATATACAATATCCCAATAAGGATCAAATGATCCTTGACTTCCGTTTGTTTTACGTAAAATTAAATAACGACCATCTCCACCATTTTGGACTTTAACATAACTGCCTTCTTCAATTGTTTGAAGAACTTGTAATGCATAAGGTTCTGCAACTGAAGAAACAATATTCTGAAAAGGATCAAAGTCTTTTGCTTTCCAATCAACATATTTCCAATACAACGGAGTATTATACGATTGAGTACGTGGTTTGATCCATTTAGACTCAGAAGAATTCCATTCATAAACTGCCCATTTTCCTCCAGAATTAACATCTGTTTGAACTACAACAGTATATGGTCGAACAACTAATTCAGTAGTTGAATCATAATTTTTTCCACCATTAATAATATCAACAGATGTAATTCTTCCAAACATATCAATGTTTGCATATAATTCTGCTCCCGTTCCGTTACCTAAAATTGTAATTGTTGGAGAAGTTTTATACCCAAATCCTTGATTTAACAAAGTATTATTAGAATTTCCAGTTGTTCTAACATTAACAATAGTTCCGTTTGAATCAATTTCTGCTTCGATATATGCAGTTACTAATGAGTTTGTTGATATTAATTCAAAATTGTAAATATCTTCAACAATTGTATCATACGAATCACTTGCCGGAATTGATTCAATTTCATTAAGATTTGAAAAATTAACTTTTCCTGTTACTATTTCATTAGCTAAAACGAAGTTTGTAAATTCAATAATATTACGTAATGCTTCTTTACGATCAACAAATAAACTTTGACGAGGTCTGACTTCAATTCCATATTTTAATTTATTTGGTAACGAAGGATCAGGTACCGCATTACCAAGACTATCATGTCCTAATAAACTATCAATTAATTTTTTCTCTAATAACCAATTTGGTTTACTATTTGGATCATTTTCTTGTAATAATAACCACTCAGTATGTCTATTAGCTGAATCAGTTATTGTATCAAACGAGATGTTTAAATTAATTTGTTCAGACGTAATTAATGGTTTTGTATTTGCAAGTATAAATGCCGAAGGGCTAATAACAACTAAAAACTTAGCACCTGTGCTTTTAGGATCTGCAATTTGTTGAGCAACTTCATATGCAGGTTTTTTACGATTTCTTACGTTAGCAGGAACTGTGGTTTTATTTTTAACCCAATAATAATACACGTTTGAAAATGAATTTGAAACATTATTATAAACTTGTTTAACTGAAATTATGTTGTTATCATAAAATTTAGGTTGACCGCTTATTCCTTGCGTAAGCCCATCTGCTGTATCTGCTAATTGACTCCATTCTGAAGGAAGATATTCAGTACGAACCCATTCATACACATCAATACTACTTCCTGGAAAGAGATTATTCCAATTATTTTTTCGATATTCAAGTTCACCTTGTTCTGACCAAACAAATTTAACCGTTGATAAATCCCACCAAAGTTCTCCAACATGTTCATCAATCCAATTTGTATTTGGATCAATATTAACTCCAGTAATGCCTAAACTATAAATTGCCGGATCGTAATGTGTGATGTATCGTAATTCTTCAGCCGCTGTTCCTAATATATTCCCTTTAATAGGATCAATAACATCGATATAATCTTTAATTTGTTCTGAATTTGAATCAATTGTTATTGCACGTTTAATTGGTGAAATATCAACTAACGGAATTTGAGATCGATGAACTGCCCAAGAATTAATTAATTTATTAATTTTATTAAATTCAAAAATTTGACCAATTCCAAAATTAACTCCGTTATCAATTTGTGACGGAGCTCCGACATAAATTTTATCATCTAATGTAAGAACACTTGTTCCAAACATTGTATTTGATGTTATTTTATCACTTGTTAATTCTTGAGCATAAATCCATTTTGTTGAATTTGTTCCAAGGCGGTTATAAACATGCGCAGAACCAGCATTCGTATATTTTGAGGAAAATCTAGTACTTCCACTATCAAATGTTGTTGTAAGTTTACGTGCAATTGACTCAGAATTATTAACATAATTTGATTCAAATCCTAATGTTGTTATTGTTGACGTTGAAAATCTTTCAGTATAATTGTCAAAAGTCGGACGTTTTGATTTTGCTCCGCCAATTGATGTTATAACAAGAGTATCAGCTGAATCATTTAAAGAAATATCATAAGCAAATGTTGTAGTTGATGTAATTGATGATAACGGTAAACTAATACGTTGATTATGATTAAATTTTGTTCCGTTCCAAACAAATGTATCAACAACACCTGTTTTAACTCCAAGCCCGGGATCAAATGCTATCGGACTTGCAACAATTAAAAATTGCCCATCCTGTGACATCTTAACTTTTGTTCCGAAAATATCACCAATTCCCATCGGAATTGATAGATCATTGCCGGTAATAATTGTCGGTGAAGTTTGAAGATTATTATATATGTAAACTGCACCTATTGAAGTTAATTCTGCTGAAGTATAACCTGGAGCAGAAACAGCAATTCTTGATAAGGAATTATTACCTGCAATATCATATCCAAACTTATCTGACAAGTCTTGTGGATGAGATAAAAGAAAATCTTGTGTTACAGTAATAGCAGATGAAGTAACGCCAACTGTAAACACATATACTTTACCAGGTGATGAAGTTTCAATTGCTGGAGCTCCAACAATTAATTTATTAGTCGATGTTGAATATGCAATACTCCATCCAAAATTTACATTTGAACTAAGAGTTGGTAGTGTTATTACAACAGAAGCATCTAATAAATGAAAAGTACTTTTATTAATTAAAGAAAGTTTAACAACTCCTGTTTTAATAAATGCAGAACTTTCACCTGCTGGATTAACTTTATTTGTATTAGGAATTAATGCTTTTACACGTGAAGTAAACGGTGCTCCTGCAATGATTAATCCAAAATTTGGGTCAAATGCAAGACTTTGTCCATATTTTGTTGTTTCGTACCCCGGTACTTCTGCATAATAACTAGCATATACATCATTAATTGTAAAATTATCATACATTTGAAGATTACCAAAACTATCAGTAACCATAACATATACTCGACCATAACTATTTGATGTTAATGGAATATAATCCGGAGCAGATATAATTGTAATATTAGAACTTGCATGACTTGCAATTGAAGTTCCAAAATGTTGAGCAGTAATTGAAGACACTTCAGAAGAATATGCTGTTCCTATATAATTATTTGTTTTTTTATAAACTTCCCAATTTCCTGTGCCGTTATCATCAACCCAAATATTTTCTCCAAAATTCCATCGATCAATAAATGGAATGTTATCAATTTCATCAGTTGTTTTAATACGTGACGATTTAAAAACAGAAACTAATCCTAATACAGGATTATCTAATGATGGCAACGAAGTTATTGTTGATAATACTACAAATTGATTATCATTTATTACTTCTTGAACAACATAACATTGATTAATCTCTGTTGCTATATTTGTAACACTAATTAATTCATTAGGTAACAATTGATGAGCATAATATGTTGTAAGTAAAATTGATTGACCTGGAATATTAATAGAAACTGCGCTAATAAATGTAGGAATATCTGTAACTCGAAGAACATCCCATTCGCCATTTTCTAAAAATCCTAACCAAATTGTATTTCCAATTTTAAGACTTGAATTATTTGCAATATCTAATACACTATTCTTATTATAAGCAGTAGCTGTAATATCATCAAATCTAACATAACCTGCAACAGGCACTTTAAAGATAGTATCATCATATACAGTTGTTTGAAAAATTGATGAAATATTAAAATCTTCAGAAGTAAGAATAAAATCAGATTGATCTTTATAATAAATCATTGTTTCTGAGTTAACAGGTTTTTCTTGAACAAACTCAACAATTTGTGGGTTTTCTAAAAATTTTGACGATTCTAAATTTATTTCTATTTCTTGAAATGTATTATATCCACCATAATAACCGATACGGAATGCCCATTCTTCATTAAAATTAAGACTACTACGATATCTGTTAAGACTTGCTTTACCTAAATTTGTTAAAGATTGTTTGGTACCTTTTTCACGTATAAAACCTTGATAAAATTTATATTGTGCAATCGAATCACCAATAATATAGTTTAAATATGGACGAGGAGTATATCCAGTTAAATGTTGAGCCATTGATTGTTGAGCAATATCAAAGTTATCAATGTCTAACGAATAAAAATCTTCAAACTGATTTATCTTATAATCAAAATTTGGTAAAAGTTGTGAAACAGGTTTTTTATCTAAAAATGTCCATTGAGTAATATCAAATGCTTCTGAACCAGAAATTGACTTATTTGCAGAATAATAATTTCCTGAAAAACGAACAACATCACTGATACTGTAATCAACAAATTTTTTCCAATCACTAATTTTAGCTTGATCAAAAACAAAACCTGGACTAAAAAAATCACCATTCCAATTATCTGTAACAAATCCTTTTAATTTAACTCTACGTTGACGATATCCTGTTTCTTTATCATATATAACATCATTGAACAATGTAAAGTTTTTAAAAACAATTGCATGTTCTTTTTGTGTAACATTAATTTTTGCAAAGAAAATTCCTTCTTGTGTATTAATTGTCGAAATTGAAAATTCACCATCTAATCGAACAATTGAAAAATTATGTTTTGAAAAAGGAAACCCGTCTGCTTTTAATAAACTATATTCATAAAAATTATTAACAATACTATCAACAATACCGATATTAGAACGGAAAGTTAATTTATTAGCAAATGGACTTATTGTAATAACTGCATCTTCGGCCCAATTTTGTGTTGTCCAATATAAAAATTCTTTTGAAGAAAAATTATAATTTAAAATTTGATCTAATGTTGAATTGTATTCATCAAATACAAATCCTTTTGTTTCTAACCATTTTCCATAACCTAATATTAAATCATACACTTCTTGGTGAGTTTGATATTCTTTACCATAAGGAACTATAGTTTCAACAGTTTCAAATGAAGTTCTACGCAATACTCCTATTCCACCTTTTGTTGGTAAAGAAGGAAGTCCTTGATAATAAGAAGATGTAAAAATTGTTCCACTATTATGTTTTTGTTTTACTCTATAATATCTGTCAACATAAAAAACAATTTCATTTTCATTATAGGTTGTATTTGAATCCCACAGAACATATGTTTCACTTTCTCCGCCGACTCTTTCGATTTGAGTCGAGTTACCTTCAAACGGTTTAAAAATTGTAAAGTATGGACAGTATCTATCATATCCTCTAACAGTCCATCCTATTTTAGTTTTTTGAATAATAAATCCAGAAATTCCTAAACTTTGAATAGGATTACTTTTATTGTAAAAAATTTGATAATCTTCTGCAGGAATTAACGACCCGGGATAAGGACTTGACGGATCAACTGCATCAATAACAACAGATAATTTATCTTTACTTACAAATGACCCAAGTTTAACCATTAATCTATAATCTAAATTTGCAAGATCATGTTTAAGTTCTGTTATATAATTTGAATTTTTAGCAGTACCTGTTTCAATAAGCATAACACTATAACCTGATGCTAGAACCCGAGTTCCGTCATCTAATGTGTTATTAAACAAAACAACTTTTGAAGGATTTAAAAAAGATCCTTGGTATCTATATTCACCTGATATATTTTTTTCAAGTCGACTTGGATCAAACATTAATGCAGAATATGATGCAGGAGATGTTAGTGCTAATAGTAACTGACAAGTAAATGGCCACCAACTGCTTCGACGCCATGCAGTTTCTGCAGGTGCTTGATCACCAACTTTCCAATTTGAAGAAATTTGTTCACTTCTTAACAGAATAATACGATCTGGATCATCAACATTAATAATCGGTGTAGTTGCTAACTTTAAATCAACTGGACTTATTAATTCTCCATATTCGTTTACAGGAATTATATTACTTAAACCAGGTCGAGCAAACATAGGATTAATAATACCTGTATTTGCGTTTAGACCTTTTTCAAGATCATTCCACATTACAAGATTACCACTTGTATATGGTGCTTCACCATACGTAGTTTTCCACCAGCTAGGTTCTTCACTTAACCCAAGCATTTCCCACGGATGTGAATGAGGACGATCAGTATCATAAAAATACTTATAAACACTTCTCCAATAACCCGTTAATGGATTTTTTGAAAGCGTGTCGATGCTTCCTGTATAATTGAATGTAAATGAATCTAATTCGTCAAATATCGAATTAGAAATATAATCAACCCCAAAATATCCTGCCCATTTTAGAAAATCAGCAGACAGAAGATTTGTAATTTCTATCTGAGAAAAATTATCAGTTCTAAATGCACTTGGCATAATTGTTAAAATATCTAACAACTCTGAATTATATTCTGTTTTAATATTGTTATAAATTCGAGTTTCATATTCTAATAAAATAGCATCTCGGTAATCACCATATGTTAATGTTATACTTCCGTCATGCCCTTGAAGAACTTCACGTGGTTCACCAACAAACGTATCATCTAAATAAATCTGAGGTTTAAATTTTGGAAAAAGACCAAGTTTAGTCGGTGTAGGCGGAACAAAACTTCCATCTGTATTTGAAAAATCCAAAATTGTGATTATATCACCTTTTGTTAAAGAACTTATAATTCTAATGCTAGGATCATATTTTTCAACGATATAATCATATCCTTTTGTTAATAAAATATCATTTTTATAAACTAAAACTGATCGTTGACTTAAAATTGTATCATCAAATATTGTTGAAATATTATAACGAACACTTTTAATATCATTAACTGTAAAAATTTTAGTTGTGCAATTGTTTCCAAAAGCCAACATATCTGAATTTTTATAGCTTGTAAAATCATCTTTTGTAGAATTCATCGATATTAATGCAATATCTAATGATTGAGCTGGTGTAAAGTTTCCTTTTAAATTTGTTATGTTTCTTAATAAATTTGATTTAAATTGATTATAATCAATTGCAACCTTTCGTATACTTGAAATAAGATTATCTGAAACTTCTCCACCTAAGAAATAATGAGCAAAACTTATCGGATTGCAATGACTTACTAATCTTGAACCAAAAGAACTTACATCTGAAATATCTCTTAGATTACTTAACCCAGGAAAAACTCCATTAAATGTTTGAATAGAATCAACCATTGTTTTTACATGATCACTAATTTCAGTAAATGTAAATTCTTCAATTGATCCATTGAGTGGATTGTTGGTTAAATTAGTCGGTGGTTCATAAAATCCATTTGCATTTGGTGTGTTATTAGTGTATAATTTTAAAAGAACCTTATCATTTTTTGAAAAAGTTGTTGTTGAAACAATAAAAGAACGGTTAACATTGTTTGTTTTAATGTAATCAACATTATGAATTTGTTTAACATCATTAATAAAAACTTCAACTGTTAAATCTGAAACATATCCAGGTTCGTTAATTGAATTAATTTCAATAAATGTTAAATCTTCAGTAAGAACTTGATATTGTAATATCGGAATTGCTTTGTCAACTGTTTTAGTCCAAACTGTTTTAAAAGTTTCTCCTGTTAACGAATTTATTTTTAAAAACCCGTTTGAAACATTTCTTACTTCGGTAGTATTGTTTACAAAATTTGTAAAAGAATCTATCATATAGAAATTCTTAAATAGATATTCACCAACATTTGCAACATTTTTATATGCTAAATTAAATCCTAAAACAGAGTCATAAACTGTGCCAAGTTCATACCCGAACATTTTAGTTCCTGCAAATGAACTATCATATATTGCCGTATCAGAAAATTTATTTCCACTACTATCGTATAATTCCCATAATGGTGCTTGATTTAATCCTGTTTTTTGTTGAGAAAAAATCCAAGTTGTTCCATCAAACCACCAACTAGTTCCTGCAAATTCAGTTCCTTGTTTAACTGATACTGCTTCAAACAATTTTGGTTCTGAATCAAATACTTCTTCTAAATTAATTCTTTGTTTATTATTAACAATCGAAACTTTTACTTCATATACTTTTCCACGCACTAATGAATCTTTATCAGCATTAAAAATAACTCGATATCCCGGTTCTATTTCAACACCATCGATAAAATATCCAGGTGAGTTTTCAACTTGTTTAAATGCATCAGTAGTTGTTGTATCGATTAAATTAATATCATCTTTACCTATATTACCAAATTTATATAGTTGAAGACCTGCAATAAATTCAATAATCGGACGTTGCGCTCTTTTATCTGCAGGAAATACAACAGGAACACCGTTTGCTTTTGCAGTTGCAGAAATAACATCAGAATGAACCCACCGATTATATTTTGACCAAGGATTTCTATCTAATGAAGCACGATTAATTGTAATATAATCAGGAGTCATTGGAACAAAACTAAAATCGTCAAACGGGTACTCATCAAAAGGTTGAGCATCAAAATTAACATCAAGATTTGTTGTTTCGACACCGATCGGTTGTAATTTTGAATAGTCAACTAATGTGATCGATGTTCCAACTCCTTCAACAATCCAATCTTTGTTAAGATAAGTTTCAGGTAAAATATTTCCTGAAAAACGAACTTTCATTCCATTTGAAAAAGAAACGCCGTTGTTTGATTGGTAAGTTTGTTTTCCGATAATATCAACTTCAACATCAAGTACAGTATTTTCTGAAAGAGATTTAATTGCAAATCTGCCAACTGCGGTCGGATTGCCTTCTGCATAGTAAAATAAAGAGGTTGGAGTATAATCATCAATTTTAATAATTACTTGCCCGGTACTAACTCCGTTGTTTATTGTTCCTTCAAATAAATTGTCAATCCCTGAAACATATGCAGTTTTAATATAAAAAGGATATACACTATTAACATCAAAAACATAGGTTAATCCTCTATATAAAGTTAATAAAGGATTTGTTGTTGCTCCGTCTGGTGAAAAAATTAAACTTTCACCATTTTCAGAATCAGTTACTGTGTATGTGCTGATAGCATCTTTTTGTTTTCCTAAAATCTCAATTGCATCCGGACCAGTTGGCATCCAATAATATTGACGGAAATTAACAAATTTATCCCAATCAATATGTGGATCAAAAGAGTAAGATTTAGGACGAAATAATTTATCTAAATTTGAAACATTTGCATTATTGAAAGCAAGTTGATTAATAAGATCATCAAAACCTAAGGACATGTTAATATTGTTATCAATATCACTAAGAACTAACGACGGTTCAAGTTGATAATCTTTTCTTAATTTTGTAGTATCTTCGATATATTCATCAGTTGTTGGATTATAATTAGGACTTAATCTACTTCCAACAAATCCGTTTATTCTTTTAATTTGCGGTTGCTGAATAAATTGATCAAGTGTACTTGCTAAAAATTTTGTATTTTTTTCTGTTCTATGATATGTAGGTAAAAGATCAGCCGATCTACGAGTTGCTGAAGGATTATTAATATCTACTGGATTTATGATATCTTTACTGGCCATTATTATGAGCTCGCTGTATTGGTAATAATTGATGCTGCAGAATTAATTTCTAACGAAGTTATTGAATCTATAATTTCAATATCATTAGCAGTTGCACCACTGATTAATATTTCATTTAATTGACATGATATTTCAAATAAACTACCAAATGGAATATTAGGATTCTTAGGAACAATTATAAAGTTTACAATATCAGGTGTTAATTGATTTAAAACAAATGTTGCTAATTCTGTAAAATTAAAAGATTGACCAAACTCCCATTTATCTAAACTAAAAAATGAATTTATTGAATATAAGATTCTAGTTTTTAAATCATTATCACTTGTTGGTCTTGCTGGATTACGAACAGCTTTAAATGTTCCTTGTAAATTTGCAGATGCTTGTGTTCCAAACAATATTTTATAATTTGCAGGATGATAAACTAATGTATCAGAAATTGATTTAATTGGTTCTAATGAAGAAGAAAAATCATTTTCAAGACTTTGACTAGTAGGCGGAAGTGGTGCTGCTCCGCTATTTGTTGTTTGAAGCCATTGTCGGTAAGCAGTATCGTATGCCGATGTTAAAACATAAACATCTATAATATTTGACTTACTCGGATCTATTCTACGTTCTTCTCCACTATTATGCATATAATGAAATTTAATTTTAGAACGACCTGGTCTTGCAAAATAGTTAGTGTTTAACACAAATTCATTTGAAGTATATGTTTTAATAACATCAGAACCGTAAAAATAAAATAAATCACCTTCTGATATTGTTTGATAATCAACCCGAGATTCATCAAATAAAGGCGTAATTGTATCTGTATCTACTAATGAATATCTATTACCATCACTCGACATTTTAAAATAAACAAAATTTATTAAATTTCCTGTTAATGTTCCATCATCTGTTGTCGACGGAGAAACAATTATATCAAATGCATCAGGATTATCAATCTGTCCGTCATTATTTGCATCATAAAAACTAACAACAACTTTTTTAGGTTCAATATACCCGTCAGTTTCAATTATTGAACTACTTATGTGCCATCGAAAATCTTGTGCCAAACCAACTGAATTATTATTTGGAATAGAATTTATTCCTAATACTGAAATTTGATCTTTTATTAAAGTATCTGTAGTGTAATCATAGTTTAAATTTGAATAATCAACAAAGAATGCTGTTTGTTTTTCACTTTCAAAAATATATTCTATCAGTCTATAAGAAACTTTGTATGCCGAACCGGTCCATTGGAATAAAATAAGCCAACTTGAATCTTTTTGTGTATTCGATGTATCACCTTGAAATGTTAAATTAAAATCATTAATAATATTAAGATTTGTTTCAAGAATAATGAACCATTGACGTGTAATTTTATCAAATCCTAACCCAAAATTCTTTTCTGCTAAACATAAATTAACAATTTGTGTTTCTAATGCATAACTAAAAACATTAACAAATGTCGGAATAATTGTTTCTGGAATTGAGCCTGTTGGAATTTTACCTGATAAAATTATCGGACCAGTACCATCATTTAAAACACCGCGTAACTGATTTGATCCATCACCTACAACCTGAATTACTTTTGACCACAAATAATTTACTTGTTCAGTATCTAACGGATTTGTATTAACAAGTTGTCCACGTCTAAAACTCTTACCAATCGGTGGAATAAATTTTATAAGTGCACCAGCTGTAATATATGAAGCATTATTACTACTAAAATAACCTGTTTGAACTGGAACATTTAATAGGTTTTGAAAATATCCGGTTGTTTGGTCTGATGATTTCTTAGTAACTTGTTTCCAACTATATTCTAAAGAATCAAAAGTCGGACGAGGATAGTTTTTAAAATAGAAATTTTTAAATGTACTTGCTAAAACAATCGGTTCAAGTTGTGATTTAATTGCCGCAAATACTTGATTTCGTGATTGAAACTTAAATTCAAATGTCGGAATTTTATTTTCATAATACAAAATTCCATCTTTTGCAAAAATGTCTGTGCTTGAATATTTCCCGCTAATATCACTTAACTCAAAGTATTTTGAAACTCCACTCGAAATTCTGTTAATACTTGTTACTTTTAAAATATTAGTCCCAGCAGTTAATGGAGCAATATTATAATCTTCAGCAGTAATCATACGATTTTGAAGATAATATGATTGTGGTGCTTTTGTTTTAATACTTGAAATTGATTCTGGACCACTACTATTAGTTACTGTATATTGAAGACTTAAGGTTAAAGTTAACTTATGAATTACACCTGATTTATTTGCATACGGTATAGTAATATTAATACCTGCCATCTGATCAGGTGTAATAGTATATGTTTGCCCATTACTTTGACGATAAAATAATTGAAAATTACCTTTTGGCAAATCACCAAAAGAACCATCTGCAAAATTTAAATCAACTTGATCATTTGATCTAGTACTAACTGAATAAAATGTTCTTACATTATTAGAAATATTATTATAAATTGCATTATTTCCAACTAATGCATCAACTTGTGTCCAAAGTGTATCATATGTACCAGCAGAACTTAATTGCCATAACCATATGTCTGTATTGTTGATGCCATTTCCATTAATACCAATAATTTCATTCGGAACAGGATTTGTTACATTAAAACTTGACGAAGCAATACTACCTTGTCGAAAATGTACAAAAAATCCAGAGTTTGCTGATCCTGCTCCTTGATTGTCATTTTGAAAAATATAACTAAATGCGCCACCCGGAACTGGAGGTTCTTCATAAATGAATGTCTTTCCTAAAAACGTTGCTCCAGCAAGTTCAAAAGACATCATAGTGCCATTTATAGATTTGTTTAAAGTATAAATTGGAAGATCTGTTCCTTGGCTATTGATTCTATATTGTTCTGTTGAAATTCCATTAATTACTGCAGAATCAGTTGGACGTCCAAATGATTGTGTTCCTGGCATAGCAGAATTTAAAATACTAATAAATTGTTGATACCAATTTGTATTAGTCGGATCGTTCCATCCAATCACTTGATTTGCTAAATTTACACCATTTGCATCAATAACACTCTCTGTTGTACTAATTGCAGAAATTTTTAATTGCCCATGTGCAGGAATATTACGTTTTGGATTATAACTTATTAGTTGTGCTAATCGTAAAACACTATCTTTTCTTTGAGCTGTTTCTAAGAAATTTTCACGGGCATTAAGGTCAATTCGAAAACTTAAATTTTGACCTAAATATGCAATGAGATCAATTAACGCAATATACTCACTTGAGTCGATGTAATCGTTAAATTCTTCTGGATATGTTTCACGTAGATACGTGATCATTGTTCGACGCAACGTATCAAAGTCGTAACTTTGAAAATCAGCGTTGCGGAAACTTTGATATATTTTAGTCCAATCTTCTGCGACTAGTAATTTTGATTTTGTTGACGGTATCATATATGTTATGCCTTCCTCGGATAACATATTTATTAAAATTATAAACTGGGTAGATTATTGCTGTGACACGATTCCAAGCTCTTTGTCAAACGCAAAACTCATGTCTTTACTAACATTTTGCTGTTTATAAAATAATGTTGCTTCGATAACCATTCCGTACTCAGCTTCTACAATGTTGATCTGTGTTGGAGTAACTCTTGGATCGTAATTAAGAATAAATGTAATGTCTTCACTTATTAATTGTTTAATATCCGCAGTAAATGGCTCATAAATTAAACTCCAAATAATTGTTCCAAACTCTGGATTCATTACTCGTTCACCTTTTCTTGTTTGAAACATATTCATAATATCTTGTTGAATAAGATCAAAATCAAAAATTTTATGAGTTAAACTTGAATCATTTGCAGTACTAAACCCTTTATAAAATTGGCTTTGTTGTGCATTTGCTTGATTGCTAACATTATTTGGAGTGATAACTAAATTTTTATATGCCATAGTATGCTATTTATTAGCTTGATGAAATTGGATTTGGCGACGGTTGTATGCCAGATGTTGTAAATTTTGTTTTATATTCATCAAAAAATTGTTGACGTCTTGCAAGCGCATTTGTTCCGCCATTAACAATTTTTGTAACAGCTAAACAATTACCCCAATCAACCGTTGCTGTACGACCCTTTTTATAAACATTAAAGAACCAAAGCACACTTTTTGCTGCCCATTCTAACTGTTCGACTAATTGAGGTTGAGAAATAAAGTCAACATTAAAATAAGAACTCATACTCTTATAATTGTCCTTACCAGTACATTGAATAAATCCACGACCTTTATATTTTACACCATCACCTGGACTTGTATTTCCAAGATCTTTACGTCCTTCATATTCTGCTCCACTTGCATATTCACGTAATGCACGGAAGAAATCACTTTCAACTTTACATTGTGCCATCCATGCAGCAAGTTTAATAGGATCAGTAACACCACCTTGAATTAATACTGCTTGCAAATAAGCCTCATTAGCAGCAGAAGATTTTGAGCTCGGAGTTGCAATAGGTTTTGAGTTTGTCGGAACATAACTTTCACCACCGGTAGGATTGCCTTTTTTATCCGCGGGTTGATTTACCTGCACGTCTGTATTTGATGAAGAAAATTGATCTGGATTAACATTTTCATGTTGATCCCATGGTTCATGAGTCGGAACACGTTGCATGATACTTGTTATACTTCCTATCTTATAAAAATTTCCATTTGCCCATCCAGCGGCAGATGTTCTATTTGGAAGATCGAATGTTACAAGTCTATCTGGCGAAACTGCATCAGTTGCTCCGTTTGCAGCAATCGGGGCAACTCCGCCATTCATATAAATTTTACTAGCACCTTCAACATGATTTCCAGATGCAAAAATGTTTGTACTTCCGCCTGCAGAAGCTTTCCAATTTGCACCTGCTTTTAAGTTTGTATCAGATGCTGATTCAATGTTCACATTTGATCCGCTTTTGATATTTGCGTCTGCACCAGAAGTTAATCGAAATTCTGAACCAACTGAAACTTGAAGATTACTTGCAATTTGAATTTTACCTTCATTATCGCATATGAGATAAAATCTATCAATGCAGTTTACTTCAATGCCGCCGCCGGCACTAACATTTAAATTTCGTCCTGCTTCTAAATTAATATCTCGGTCTGCACGAAAGTTAAAATCTTGTTCTGTATGGATACTAATACTATCCTCAGCATATACATCAATTTTTCCATTTGATGTTAATTCGATCCACGCACTTCCTTTACTATTTGCAATGTAAATTAAATCACTGCTATTATGTAAAAGAATCTGATGACCTGTTCTTGTTCTAATTCGGACGAGTTCATTTTGTCCGTCTTTATCACCATCATCCATTACAAACTGTGTTCCACCGAGACGACTTACAGGTATTCTTACAGAACTGCTATCTTTAAATCCAATTGCAGCTCTCGGAGCATTAACACTTGTATCAACTGGACCAGGAGTTGAAATACCAAATACCATACTCGGAACTTCTCTTCTAGCAGAACTTGAAGTTACTCCTCTAATAGTATCTAATAAAAGACCTTGTTGTAAAAGTCTATCAGCAAACGGATGAATTGGTTTTGTAAAAGTGTCAGGATTTGGAATTTTCATATCACGACTAGCTTTATGAAATTCTGCAACTGGTAATAACTTTGTTCCATACTTTGCTTCATCACCAGGACCAACTGCAGAATATTGACTTGCTGCAAGACCTGGAACCATTTGATTTTGATATAAGTTTTCACTTGGAACACATCCAAACCAATATCCTTGGTTAATATCACCGTCAATTAACAGAACCATAACTGTAGTTCCAATATCAGGTGGTATCATCCAAAATCCGTAAGATTTTTGAACATCTTTAAAATCTGAAGAATTATTTCCTTCAAATTTTGAACCTGTTGTTCCAAAAAATGGACTACAGTATCTTACAATAATATTAGAACTTTGTGTTTCACTTAATCCCGGAATAGCTTTTAATAGTGTTACTTCAAGATTACCCATATAGGTAGGATCGAGATGATTTACAACCTTTGCTAAGTAAGGGCCATTACTTGTTCTAACATCATTTGTTCGTGTATTTGTTGCCATTAAACAATTCCTTGATTATTACTCGTTTGTATTAATTTAGCCAACGGACTTGATTGAAGACTACCAAATTGATTTGAAACAGAAATTCCTAAATTATTTGCCCCTTGTGCAGGACTTTGAACAAGATTTGAAACATTTGTTAAATTACTTTCAACCGAGCCTAACCCAAGACTTGCCGGACTAAATCCGTCAATTGCATTCTGTCCTAACGATCCAACATTATTAGTAACTCCTAATGCTGATCCAAGTGTATTATTAACATATGAGTTTGCTGCAGAAACTGAACCAATTGTTGATTCTGCAAAACCAACTGCACTGTTTAATCCTGCAGAAACTGTTCCTAACGGATTAGTCGCTTTTGCAATATCAGTTAGATTTGGTAAATTTGTTTTTCCTGAAAGCACAGATTTAACATTTGTATATTTTGAAGAAATTTCCTCATACGCAGAATCAACCAATGCTGCTGGTGCTTTAACAATTGGCTGAATTGCAGGTAAATTTGAAAGTTTTGATCTTGTAATATTAACAAAACTTATACCTTGTTCTTTTAAACTTGTAAGGTTTGTATTTTTTGGAATATTTTTAGCAACATCTTCTAATTCAGTAACCATTTTACTCAATAAATTTGGCGACAATCCTGCAATTGCCGAAGGATCAATTCCTAATTTTGCACCAACTGCATTAATATCAGCAGGGATTGTATTTTGTAATCCTGTAATGGAATTTTTAGCATCACCAACTAATCCATTTACATTAGTATTTGCTAATTGATCAACATTTTGAACTAACGAATTAACCCCTGTCGTTGGTAATGATGAAACTGCGTCTACAACATTACTTGCTAATTTAGTCGGAGCACTTGCAATTGCGGTAATATCTCCGATCGAATTTCCAGCAACTGTAATATTTGCAGCTGATAAATTTGTAACATCACCAACTGAACTTAATCCTGAAGCAGATAATCTTATTCCACTTGTTAATGCATTTAAACCACTTACTGGATCGATTCCTAATTGGCTTGATAAGTTACCAATCTCTCCAGTTAATCCATTAACTTGATTTAGAACCCCTGATGCTAAACTTGATGCACCATCAACAAGTGAATTTGTAAAATTACTAACACTTCCAGGAAGGTTAAATGTCGGTAAACCCCTTTTTAATAAAGTTGAAAGACTAAAATCACTTGCTCGAATTCCATTTCTTAAAATATTTGCTGGTGCTGTATCTTTAACAACTTGTTGACCTGCAAGTGGTGAAGTTTTTATGTTTGATGGTAAAACTTCTTTTTCAGAACCTAAAATTTGTCCAGGCACTCTCATAATTTCCAATGCTTGAGTAAACATACCATCTTTAAAATTATTTTTAAGTGTTAAAACTTGAAATATTCCGCTAAAAGACACAGGTTGATTTCCAAAATCTAATAATCCTGTTTTAGAATTAATATCAATCGGATTTCTAAAATTAATATTAATATACAAGGCACCTTGTGTTGTTGGTGCTTGTCCATCATTTGTTAACATAGGTTCTTTTAGATTTAAATCAGTATTTCCCATTCCGCCAGTAACAAGATAATAAGGATCACCTAAAATATCAAGTGTACCACCAATCATATCAACTCCATTTAATACTGCATCATGTAAATTTACCGCCATTCTTGCATAAGGAGTTTGCTGAGGTTGTCCACCTGTAGCTTTTGAAGTAAAATTATTCTGACTTGAATCAACTTTTATTGAAGCATTTGGATTTGAATTTGCCGGTTGTTTTGACGTATCAATATTTGTTCCTTCTTGTCTTGCTTCAACTACATTATCAGGAGCAGCACTTTTTGCTTTTGCATCATCTGCCGATCTATTTCCAAGCATTGCCGGAATAGCAGAAAAATATAAATTATCAAATTTAAGATTAAACTTTATTACATCTTCGTTCTTACCTGTGTAAATGTAATTGTATTCTCTTTTAATTTTTTTCTTTAATTCAGACATGTCAATCGAACCTTGCTCTTGACCAGGAATGCGAGAATAATGCATTTGATAAGGTTCTAAAACATATCTGTAACGTTGAAACTTTTTATTACCTACTTTATCATCACCGAGAATATCAGTTTCCATTCGTACTGTAAAATATGTAACTAAACCATCACCTTTTTTAACTTTATCTAAATTTTCCGGTAATAATAAATTTTTTACATAAGAACTATCACGAACAATTGCCGAGATACAATCATGTATTTGAGCACCTGCTGTAAAAACAACTGTTGCTGTTTTAGGTGTTAGTTTACCAGTCGACGGATTTGATGTTGCATTTGTAGAAGTTGAACCAGGAACAGTTGCTGCAACATATCCATTTTTAAATTGAGAAGGATCTCCCATTTTAAAAACATTAGCAGATGTTAGTTCATCATTTATTTTTTCATTAATAATCTCACTAACATACTGTTGATTTGATGTTGCACCTGTGAGATTTAAAACTGCTTGCTTTGTATTCTGAGGATTACCAACTGTTGAAAGTTTTGGACAAGATATCTCATACATATCTTGTCCAGATTTATCAGTTTGCTGTTTAGTTCTATCTGAAACCATTTGGTTAATTGCAAGGAAAAAGTTTGAAAGAACTTCACCAATAGAATTTCCTGCTACTTTAATATCTGATGTAAGTTTATTTGGTTCACCAAATGCCATTTGATTAACAGGAACCGAATTAATTTTATATCGAGTTCCTTCTTCAGTAACATCAACTTCAACTTGTGTAATTGTGATTGGAAAATATCTTGTACACATTGGTATTATTTCAGATTGTAGTTGTGCAGTTGTTGCAGAATCTGGATAACCTTGAAATTGAACACGAATTACATAAGCTGCTTTCATATAATCAGAATATCCAGCTGCTCTTCCTGCAACTTGAAGTGCTTCGACAAACCCATTCATACTCAACGGTTCAAAAACTTCAAATCCAATATTTGTAGCAACTGATGCTCCTGTTTTATTACTTCCAGCAGTAATAAGGCTATCAACTGACAAATTATCAATATACATATCAAATCTACCAGGACTATTTGCATTAAATTCATTAATAAGATTAAGTGAATCTTGAAAATTAACATTAGTTGCATTTAAACCTTGCGCACTCATGCCAATTCCTTTTGTACCTTTTCCTGCTGAATTTAAAACAGTGTATGCATTAATATCACGTTCAAGAAATTTATGATCCGAAACAGCTTCAGGTGTTATTGCACCTATACAAAAATTATAAGTCCAAGATCTATAATTATGAAGAATATTTCTTTCAGCTGATGGTAATAAAGTATTTTCATTAGTTGGAGAAGTTGCTGAAAAAATTGCCATTTAGTTTCCTAATGCTTGTCTTATCGAATTAAGTTGTGGAAGAAATATAACTTGTCCTGGAACAAAATCATATATCGGATCTTTTAAAACTTCTTTATTTCGGACAGCAAAAACCCACCATAACTGACTATCTCTATATATGTCGTACGCTAATAAATCCGGACGATGCATGTACAAACTTGTTATTGTAAACTGAACATCATTAGTTTGCCCAGGAATATCTATAAAATTAATAACATCTAGATAGCCATTAATCATACTTGTTTTTATATAAGGACTTTGTTTATTATACATTATAAGTAACCTTTAGATTGTAATCCGCCACTTAACCAATCTTTAACATTATATTTTAACATTTCACTTCGACTATACATAACATTAAATGTTAAAGTTATATTACTTAAGGTCGGAACCATACTGTGACCGTATAAAGTTGGACTGCCTGGTCGACCTACAGAAATATAATCAACTCCATCAGAAAGTTCGTGTCTCCAACTTGCAATCGAAACTGGAACATTATACATCATAAAATCCCCATAAGCATCAAATCGACAAACAGGCGGCGGACTTCCAGCATCAGGATCATCACCAAACTTCATTTTTGTTAATGCTCTTAATAAATGAATTACTCCAAGTAAAACAGCACCTTCAAATTCATTCTGGACTGTAAATTTAGCAGTTACTGAAATTTGTCCAATTGAACTATTTTTATAAAAGTATAAAGGATAGTTTGAATGCATCGGGTTTTGATTTGCGTAATTTACTGAATTATCTACACCAATTGTCGGAGTATAAGGAAATAAAATGCCACCATTTTTTTGAATAATATTTGCAGGTCCAGCACTTGGTAAATTTGTAGGAATATACTCATTCGGAACTCTTAATTTTGCACGAAGATCTTTTGCTCCTGCCCATTGTGCTTGTGCTGCAAAGGGAATTGCAGGAGTTCCATTCAACGGAGCTCCTGATCTAAGATTAGGATCAAAACCACCACCACCAACAAGGTCATTCCATCCATTTTGTATACTATTAAAAATTGTCATTAATATATTCCTCTATTCTATATTTAACCAATTAAATAATATGCTAATTTAATATTTTTGGTTGACTTCATTGTAACCTTATGTTATAATTTAATTCTAAAAAGGAGGGTGCGCAAAGATGCCCAATACAATAATAACACAGCCGAGTGGCCGTAGACAAAAGTATCTAAACAATAAAGATTTGTTAGCAGAGATACACAAAAGTAAAGCAACATTTTCAAGTTATACAAGTAAAGATTATATCCAACATGATATTATCATAAACTCATTAAATGAAATTAATGATGAGATAATCGCAGCCGCAAGAAAAAATCGTGCAAAACGGTATGGGATCGAAGCGTTTGCAGTGGCAAGACTCGCAGGTGATAAAAAATCAAAGTTGATCGAACTTACACCTGAACTAGAAACTATTAATAAAACTGAGTTAGTCATTAGACTAATGACATTTGACCATATTCCAGAATCGCCTGGTCGTAAGAAAACAACAAAAACTGTTGCAGATGCTCACGAAAAAGTAAATTTCCCTCCATATCAACATTGGAAATTTAATGATCAAGATATTTTAGAATGTGTTGGTAAAAGTCACTGGAAAGGTGATATCAATACAGGCAAATTCAGCAAAGATCATGGAAGAATTACAGAAAATCTTGGTAAGATGTTTATCAAGTTGTCAGAACGATATGCACAACGAAGTAATTGGCGTGGATATACCTATCTTGAAGAAATGAAAGGTCAAGCTATTTTACAACTTAGCCAAATTGGCCTTCAGTTTGATGAAAGCAAATCAGAAAATCCATTTGCTTACTATACTGCCGCAGTTACAAATAGTTTTACACGAATTCTTAATCTAGAAAAGAAAATGCAAAATATTCGCGATGATTTATTAGAAGTTGCTGGGCTAACTCCTTCGATGACTCGTCAAAATAGTCAAGAATTTGCAGAAGAAGTTTCTCGCCAAGCAGATATGTACAAAAAGTTTAGAATGCCAAAAAGTGATGAAGAAGCAGTTGAAGATGGAGAAGACAATTCTTGATTTTAACCGGTACCATAATTAAACAACATTTCGGAGTTGAAGAATGAGCAACTTGTTCAAGAAGGTTGCTGCCTTCACCGACATACATTTTGGATTAAAATCAAATTCAGCAACACATAATCAAGATTGTGAAGATTTTGTTGATTGGTTTATTGCAGAAGCAAAATTAGAAGGTGCAGAAGCCTGTATCTTTTTAGGTGACTGGCACCATAATAGAAATAGTATTAATTTAACAACTTTAGACACAAGTCTAAGATGTTTAGAAAAATTAGGTGCCGCATTTGAAAATTTCTTTTGGTTTCCTGGAAATCATGACTTATTTTACAAAGATAAACGTGATATTCACAGTTCTGCATTTGGAAAACATATTCCCGGTGTGACAATTGTTGATAAAGTAACAACAATAGGTAATGTAACATTAGTTCCGTGGCTAGTAGGAGAGGAATGGAAAGAAATTAGCAAAGTTAAAAGCAAATATATGTTTGGACACTTTGAATTACCATTATTTTACATGAATGCAATGGTGCAAATGCCAGATCATGGTGAATTACAGATTAATCATTTTAAACATCAGGATTATGTTTTCAGCGGTCACTTCCATAAACGGCAATCACGTGATAAGATCGTATACATAGGAAATGCATTTCCGCACAATTTTGCAGATACGTGGGATGATGAAAGAGGTATGATGTTACTTGAATGGGGTGAGGTTCCTCAATTTAAAACGTGGGAAGATGCACCTAAGTATAGAAATATTAAACTGTCAGAGCTTATTGATAGAAAAGATGAACTAATGAAGTCAAAAATGTACTTAAAAGTTAATCTCGACATTGATATTAGCTATGAAGAAGCAACTTTTATTAAAGAAACCTTTATAGGCGAATATGATATTAGAGAAATGAGTTTAATACAAGAAAAAAATAATATCGAAAGTGTTGCAGATGATAATTTAGAAACTAACTTTAAAAATGTTGATCAAATTGTAACAGAACAATTGATTAGTATTGATTCAGATGCATTTGAAAAAAAACTTTTACTAGATCTTTATAATAACCTATGAATTTTTCAATTGATAATTTAACTGCAAAAAATTTTATGTCTATTGGCAATCAAACACAAGCAATAGACTTTAACAAAGAACATCTTACATTAGTTCTTGGTGAGAATTTAGATTTAGGTGGGGATGATAGTGGTTCAAGAAACGGAACTGGTAAAACAACTATGATTAATGCCTTAAGTTATGCATTATATGGTCAAGCACTTACTAATATCCGTAAAGAAAACTTAATTAATAAAACAAACGGAAAAAATATGCTTGTAACTACTAGTGGACAAGCAAATGGTCAATTTTATCGTATTGAACGAGGAAGAAAACCAAATGTTCTTAAGTTATTCATCAATGATCAAGAACAACAGGCATCTGATGACAAAGATGATAATGCACAAGGTGATTCAAGAGAAACACAAAAGCATATTGAACAGTTATTAGGTATGAGTCATACAATGTTTAAACATTTGGTTGCTTTAAACACATATACTGAACCGTTCCTTTCAATGAGATCAGCAGATCAACGTGAAGTTATTGAACAGTTACTTGGAATTACTGTATTATCAGAAAAAGCTGAGAATTTAAAGGTCCAAGTTAAAACTATTAAAGATAGTATACAATCAGAGTCATTTAAAATTGATAGTATCAAAGCTGCAAACGAAAATGTTCAAAAAAGTATTGATAGTTTAAAAATTAAAAGTTCTGTTTGGGAATCAAAAGTAGAACAAGAGCTTGAAAATTTAGGTAAAGCAATAATGCAGATTGATTCTGTTGATATTGAAGTTGAATTAGAAGCTCATACGTTACTTAAACAATGGAATGACAATAATAACAAGCTAAAAGACCTTAATAAACAAAAAGCAACATTAGAATCAGCATTTAGCCAAGCACAAAAGACACGAGATCGGTATGTTAACGAATTAGAAAGTTTATCAAATAAAACATGCCATGCATGTGAACAATCACTTCATGATGAAAAACATCAAGAAATGACTAAAACTGCAACGGGTCATGTAATAGATGCACAAAAATATTTCGATAAAGTCAGCACTGATCTTTCAAAAGTATGTGAAGACATTGAAACTTTAGGTATTTTACCACGTCCTCCTACGACTTTTTATGAAACTGATTTAGAAGCACTAGGACATAAGAATAATCTTTCAAGTTTAGAACGAAGTTTAGAAGCAAAAGCAAACGAAGTTAACCCATATAACGAACAAATTGAAGAACTTAAGCATACTGCGATTCAAGAAATTACATGGGACACTATAAATGAATTAACTACAATTAAAGATCATCAAGAATTCTTGTATAAACTTTTAACAAATAAAGATAGTTTTATCCGTAAAAAGATAATTGATCAAAATCTTAGCTATCTTAACAAAAGATTAAGTTACTACATTGATAAAATGGGATTACCACATCAAGTTATTTTTCAAAATGACTTAAATGTTGAGATAACGCAATTAGGACAAGACTTAGATTTTGATAACCTAAGTAGAGGTGAACGTAATAGACTTATTTTAAGTTTAAGTTTTGCATTTAGAGATGTTTGGGAAAACTTATATCAACATATTAACTTATTGTTTGTAGATGAGTTGATTGATGCAGGAATGGATTCTGCAGGAGTCGAAGCAGGATTAGGAGTTCTTAAGAAAATGGCACGTGAAAGAAACAAAAATGTATTTTTAATCTCTCATAAAGATGAACTTATCGGACGAGTAAACAATGTTTTACGTGTAGTTAAGGAAAATGGTTATACAAGTTATGATACAAATCCAGAATATGTAGAGGCCACATGACTAATTTGATAAACAAGTATATTGAAGAGCATGAAAAATTTATTGATGCTTTAGTCAAATATTATCCTGCACATGAAGATTTTTTAGCAAGACAAAGTCCAAAACGTACAGGTAATTTACGTAAGATCTATAAAGAAATGCGAATAGCATTACGAAATATGGAAAAAATATCTCAAGCAAGAATGCAAGAACGCAGAATTGAATGGGGTTTAGTTAACAGAATAAAAAAGGAAAATAACAATGAGTGAAACAATTCAAGCAATTAAAGAAGCAGTAACAGCATGGACTACAGAAGATGCAAAATTTGAAAGCGGCAACAGTGCAGCAGGTACTCGTGCTCGTAAAGCTTTAGCAGAAATCGGAAAGTTAATCAAAGCTCGTCGAACCGAAATTACTGCAGAAAAAAACGCACGTAAAGAAGCAAAAGGTTCTTAAGGTTAACTAAATGAAAAATAAATTTTTAGGACTTCGTTGTAAAATTTGCGATGCAAAAACATCAATTTTAGGAGTTTGTGACTTCAATAAAACATGCGAAGAAGAAAAAAATAAAAAAGTTTTTTCTTGGATAGGATTTCCTGTTTATTATCATCAATGTGAAAATTGTAATTTTATTTTTACAACCGATTTTGATCAATGGTCAATTGAAGATTTTATTTTAAATATCTACAACGACGACTATATCAAAGTTGATCCAGATTATAACGGAGAACGTCCTAAATTTTGTTTTTCATGGTTTTCTCCAATGTTAAATGGTGATAAATCAATTAATATTTTAGACTATGGTGCTGGAAACGATTTATTCAGTAAAGAACTTAATAATCACGGTTACAAAGCAACAGGATGGGATCCGATGTGGCAAAAAGAACCAACATTTAATTTAGAAACAAAATTTGATGTTGTAACTGCATTTGAAGTATTAGAACATACTCCAACTCCTTTAGAAACATTAGATCAAATGATTAAATTTATTGATTCAGAAAGTGGACAAATTGTTTTTAGTACGCTGGTAAATGATATCATCGGTGATCAAGGTTTAAATTATTGGTATCTTGCTCCACGCAATGGTCATGTTTGTATGCATTCTCAAAAAAGTTTACAAATTATGTTTGATAAAGTAGGAATGGATTTTCAAAGTTTTAGTCCTAGTCAACATATTGCATTTTGGAAATAATATTGTCTTGGTCGTATCAAGGAACAATAGTCGAAAACCTACCTGAAGACTGTGTAGGTTTTGTCTATTTGATAACAAATACAACCAACAACAAAAAATATATTGGTAAGAAGTTAGCAAAGTTTAGTAAAACAACTTACAAAACTATAAAGCTAAAAAACGGCACAAAAAAGAAAAAGAAAATACGAAGTAAGGTTGATAGTGATTGGAAAGAATATTTTGGTTCCAATATTCATCTTAACGAAGATGTAAAAAACTTAGGCACTGACAAATTCATACGCGAAATTTTATTTTATTGCACATCAAAAGCAGAATGCTCTTATATCGAAGCACGTGAACAATTTACTCATAAAGTTTTAGAATCACATGATTATTACAATGGTCAAATTGCTGTACGTGTACATGGCTCACATATTTTAAAGAAAAAACCTTAAGGCAACATTTTACATATTATGCTCGCACCGGCAATCGGGTGCCTAGAGACAACCTGCAGAATAGTAGGGGACGGAAGACTCTGCGATGTACAGAGCACTTAGCAACTATCCTTAACAGGACGACGATCGCAAAAATGCCGCGGTTTTGCTATTTGAATAGAGTAACTAACGAGCTAAAAGAGAGGACAGTGATCCTCAGAATTAATATTATGTTAGCGTATAATATTAATTTACCGTCATATTAAGAACGTGGCTAGGGGTACCGGATGACCGCCTCAGTAATGCTATAACGCTAATGACTAATAAAGAACTCAGATAATGTTTCTTTTTTCTCTTTACCCGTCCTGGGTAAAGTATGACCATTGAATCTAGATAATACTTAACATCTTTAAAGGTTTTAAAAAATGCTTCGAATATGAGTGTAAACGAATATGAAGAAGCATATGAGCGTTAAGCTCATATAAATATATAAATAATAATAACACATTATAAG